TCAGGAGTTTTATTCTCTTGGTGAGGATGGTATTTATTTAAAGAAATGGAGACGAGGTTTTCCAAGAAGTGCCGTAGGGAATCGTGTAGGTAACACGCACCATTCTGGTTACAAGTATGTAAAGATAGGCGGTAAATTATATGGTGAGCATCAACTTGTTTGGCTTATGACTCATGGTGTTCTTCCCATCGGGGAACTTGATCACGAGGACACTGATAAGACAAATAACAATATAAGCAATTTGAGGTTGTCAACTCGACGACAAAACACAACCAATAGAAAAGGTTGGTCTAAATCTGGTTTCAAAGGTGTTTACCCTAATAAACGTGGGTTACCGTGGAATGCAAGTATACGAATAAACGGTAGTAACAATAATCTTGGTAATTTTATACTTGTTGAAGATGCAGCAAAAGCGTATGATATAGCGGCAATAAAAGCTAACGGGCTATTTGCCAAACTTAATTTTGAAAGGGAGAGTTACACATGAATCTTTTCGCAGCATTTCTGGCTGATGGATACAAGGGTGCGCACGGGATGATGTACGCTACTGGTACAGAAGTTGTTTCGTCAAACCTTACTCCACGCTCTGATCGGATCTATAAACGCACAGCTACCAAATATTACGACGGAAAACTCGTAGTAGTTGGTCACCAAGGTGCAGTCATGGAAATCGTTGAAAACTGGGATAGTTTCTTCAAGATGGACAAGGGTATTGCACTTGCGCGATTTAAACTTCTGTGCGATAGCTACTTCGGTTATGACCTGATTCAAGTAGATCATTTGTCGAGGTTGCATGACCTTGGTTATCTACCTCTTGAGATTCGTGCTCTGGATGAAGGCACTAAGGTAAACATGGGAATTCCAGTCCTGACTATTCGTAACACTGTGAAACACGCTTTCTGGCTGGTTAACTTCCTTGAGACTGTAATCAGCAACCTTACTTGGAAGCCAAGCACGGCTGCAACTATTGCTGCTGAATACCGTGCAATGTTGACCGACTATGCAATCCGTACAGGTACTGCTCTTGAAGTAGTTAATATTCAAGCACACAGCTTTGCTGACCGTGGTATGTCTGGTCCTGAAGATGCAGCACGTTCTGGTTTCGGTCACGTTGGTAGTTTCTTGGGTAGTGATTCGCTGGGTACTGTGTTGTACGCACAACAGTATTACAAGGCTGGTAACTTTGTAGCTTGTTCTGTACCTGCAACTGAGCACGCTGTAAGCACAAGTAACATTCTGCGAATTGAACAAGAGTTATATGACGGTACTTACAAATTCAAGAATGGAGAACAGATTGTAATTCATGGCAAGATGTCGATGAATTGCGAAGACGAACGACTGATTGCTGAAATCATGTTCATGTACGAACTGATGCTCAAGTTCCCTGTTGGCATTCTGTCGTATGTAGCTGACAGCTTTGACTTCTACGGTTTGATTTCTCGTGGTCTTCCTTATCTGAAAGAAGTTATCCTTCGTCGTCAATCGAATGGTGTTACTCCCGGTCGATTGGTTATTCGTCCAGATTCTGGTGATCCTGTTGAAGTGATTTGTGGTGTAAAAGTTGTTAGTGTTCCACATACAACTGTTGAGATTCTTGAAGACGCAGATGATGCTGTTGATTCAGTAAGTGACGTCGGTTATGAATTCACTAGAGATGATGATGGTGGTTCTGAATTTGAGTTCTTTGTACGATCAACTGATGATGATATCATTCGGATTTCTGGTGAAACTTGTGGTAGTCGTAGTTATGGTGGTGCTTATATTAGCGGGTATAGTTCGGAAGTAGTTGATCTGACGGTTGAGCAGAAAGGTGCTGTTGAAGTGCTGATGGATATCTTTGGTTATACCGAGACTTCCACTGGTCACCACTTGATGAATGACCATATTGGTTTGATCTATGGTGACTCGATTACTACAAATCGTTGCAATACAATCCTTGAGCGCCTGTTTGACAAGGGTTATGCTTCAGGTAATGCAATGTTCGGTGTTGGTTCTTACACTTACCAATGTGTAACACGTGATACGTTCGGTTTTGCAGTTAAGGCAACTTACACCGAAGTTAATGGTAAGGCGATTCCAATCTTCAAAGATCCTAAGACGGATAGTAAGAAGAAGAGTGCTAAAGGTCTGTTACACGTTGGTTTGGTTGATGGTGAGTATGTATTGACCGATAATGTCACTCGTGAGGTTGAACAGAGTGAATCCAACATGCTGAAGATTCGATTCTTGGATGGTAGTTTCTACAACCAAACATCCCTTGATGAGATTCGTGCAAAACTGATGGTGTAACTGGATGGCCCGCTTCGGCGGGTTTTTCTACGTCTGTAAATAAGTACGTTTGGTGGTTGACAGGCTTAAAAATTCTGGTAGAATAGTCGGACAAACAAGGAGATAAGTATGAAAAACCAAATGACACTAGCTGTTGAACTCGCAATCGAGAAACACGAAGGACAGATGTATGGTAATCTTCCATACATGGCACACTTGATTGAAGTTGACAACCTTGTGACCAAAGTCTACAAGAAAGTTAAATCTCCCGGTGAACCGTATTCAAAAGAACCGGGAGACGAGATGGATTGTCTTCGTGCTATCGCATTCTTGCATGATATCCTTGAAGACACAGACACCACAACATATGAACTTCTTGACGCCGGTATCTGTCAACAGGTGGTCGATGCTGTTGAAAAGATGTCGAAGGTGAAAGGTGAAAGTTACTCAGATTATATTGTTGAAGTTAAATCGAATGAACTTGCACGTAAAGTGAAACTGTGCGATACTGCTGCCAACTTGAGGAATAGCATCAAAGAAGGCAACATCAAACGTATTAACAAATATAGTAAGCAGCTTCAACTTCTAGGTGGTTTCTAAATGAAGGTAACAAAAGATACAATTGGTGGGTGGATGTGGTATAATACAAATGTCAAAGAAGCTGTAGGACGAACACTTAGCGAGAAAGAAGTTAAAGATGTGATGAAGAAATACATTTCAGGCCAATCATGGCAAACAACAGTAATGGAGATGACTAAATGATTACCCAAAAAGAGATTCGTGAAATTGCACTGGCTGACCTGCTGCAAAGTCTGAAGTCTGCTCGTGTATCTGCTAAGCTCGCTGGGTTCACCAGTTGGGAAGTTGATGATGCGATTGGTGAACTGATTGACATTGCTGAGTTCCAATACGATCAAGAGCGTGACTGATATGAGTGAGATGGAGTACAACAAGGGTATATTGATTCCTACTCATATCGACACTGAACATTTTGGACAGGATGAGTACGAAACATACAGTGAAAACGGCTACGTGGTTCTTGATGGTGAAATCTACACTGTTAAGTGGGAAGTTCAACGTGGTGAAATTGATCAGATAAACAACGTTCGTGTTTGTGATGAGACTGGTTACATTTTCTTCGAGACTTATCACTACAACGGTGGTGCTCATTGGACTGAAGTTGTTGAGAGTAAATTATAATGTCAGGTGCTATCGTAAGTTGGCAGTCTAAGCTAGACGCCACAGTTGGAATACAACCTGTTGCACGCAGTCATATTGGTGGTGTACACTATGAAGATTACGAACTGCACGATGGGTATTGGCGTTACACGTGGACCAACTTCACGTTAGATGATCATCCTGAGTTCATTGAAGTGAATAAGATGGAGGTTGAAGATGTCGCTGCATAACGAAATCATGAATATTCCAGTGCAATACTCACGCGGTGAGTTCGGTAAAGAAGTTCATTACCTTCATTACTCTGAAGGTCACCGTGACGCTCGTCATTCTGCTGCTGAATTGAGCTTGAAGTATGATCGTTTGATTGAAGAGCTTGGCGACCGCTTTGGTAAAGGTACTGTTGATTTATTTAAAAGGAAGTGTGGATTATGAAATTTTCGGAACGGATTGATAACATTCCAGCCAATTGCTTTACATATGGTGATTACCATGAAGGGTTCTATCAGTGTCGTGACGAAGCAGCAAGTATTGCTGACAAGGCTGATGAACTAATTGTTAAGTTGTTTGATGCACTTTGTAATCGTCACGCTGACGATCTTGTTGATGAATTGAAAGAGGAGTATGGTCTGTGAGTGTTATCCCAAATGCAGAAGCACGCAGTAATGTAATTTATATTGCCGGTCCAATGACTGGGTTGGAAGAGTTCAATTTCCCAGCGTTTAACTCTGCTGCTGACAAGTTTAAATCCGATGGTTGGGAAGTTAAGAACCCAGCGGAACATGGTGTTGTTGAAGGTGCGACTTGGGAAGATTACATGGCATTCGATCTAACTCAACTAGGTCAATGTGGTGCTGTCTACATGTTGAAAGGTTGGGAGATGTCACGCGGTGCATGTTTGGAGCAACTGATTGCAATGCGGTTGGGTATGAAGATTATTTATGAGGACCGTGTATGACACTTGACCAAGCAGTAGAATATGTAATTGATGCAGCAAAAGCACTTGGTTACAGTCATCATGAATTGCAATTGTTGGCCCCTGATATACGTGAAATGATTTATTCGCTTCCTTCTACAGAGAAATCCGACATTGACAACCTGATTGAAGAGAAGTTGTAATATGGCTGAAAAGAAAGTAAAACCGTTGGTAACCGTCATCGTTGAATATAAAGAGTTCACTGATTACGAGTTCATTCCACCGGGTAGTTTTTACATTCGACCAGCAAGCGGTGATTACATTTTCTTGAAGACATCTGATCGAATGGCTGCCCAATCACATATCGACAAAGAATACGGGAAAGGTAAATACACAGTAGTTCCAGCAAAGATTCAGAAGACAGTTAGTCGATTAGAATCTGGTGGACTTAGTTGTACTGGAACTGCAACTCGTAAAGGACAACAAAAACGATGATTAGCACGATAAAAAGAATCCAATATGGTGATACTGGATCTGGTGATTATGCTGAAGTCACAATTGATTCGATTGAGAATCATGCTATTCTTTTGGGCAATGATAGTATCTCAAGTCGTAAAAAGGTTATATACGCAAGTGAAGTAGATTCACTTATTGAAGCATTGCAACACCTGAAATATAATTATCTTTGAGGAGAAAACAAATGAGCATTAATTTGGAAAACATCAAACCTGAATCAGACTTCGGGCCAGTGGACACTTCCGAAATTCAAGAAGTATCTCTGGTCAACTTCATGGCGGCCATCGGGTACGAGCCAACTTACAAACCAACCGTTGGTGGTGAGCGCCTTACTGGTTTCTTCCAACCAAAGTTCTTTCGTATCGGTCAGGCTCGTTTGAGCGTTAACACTGCAATCCGACTTCACAACGAATACGCTGAAGAGTCTTTTGCAGAACTTATTTCGTTTACTCCGAATCAGGAGTTCCGTGACTTCGTTTCTGACTACGATAATATCGATAAGATCACATCGTTGTTTGCAGGAACTTGCAAAATTGTTAACTTCGTCAGTGCAACTTACTCTAAGAAGAAAGGTTTTGTTGTTCACAACCACAATGTAAAGTTTATGACTAAACGTGATCAACGTCGTTACGGTTTCTGACCATGGTTGAATTCCTATTCGCAGTTACGGCACTTTCATTTTGTGTATTGATGTTGGCGATTTCATATGGAATCATTAGGGAATCACGCTAATGTTACAACACAAGATGATCAAACCTTACATGGAAACAGCTCGGGCATTTTCTCAGCTGTCTCATGCCAAACGTAAAAGGGTTGGTGCAATTGCTGTAACGCCACAAGATGTTGTAATCTATTCATGGAACGGAAGACCTTCAGGTGATGATAATTGTTGTGAGTTAACACCTGAACTAACGCACCCTGAAGTTTTACATGCTGAAGCAAATATTGTATCCAAGGCCGCTCGTGAAGGTATCTCATTGAAAGATGCAGATATCTATGTGACGCTCAGTCCTTGTCTACCTTGCTCTTTACAGTTGTTCCAAGCCGGTGTAAAGACAGTGACATACGATGAGGAGTACAGATTAACAGATGGTATTGATTTCCTAAAGCGTAAGCAGGTTTCAGTAATCAAGTATGAGGAGAGTGTATGAGGATTTTAGTTGATAAGTTGTATGGTGATGCGACAGTCTCTATCTACAATAAGAATGGTGAACTGATTCACACTGAAGGGTTTTTCGGTAAGTGTGGCTCTGCATATATCCGACAAATTCCAGTTGTAGAAGTTGAATACGGACATTGCCAAGCTGTGTTCTCTGGTGAGTTTGAATACAAGGTGGTTGCATGAGTTGTAACTATCGGATTGTCAGAGAAGAATTCAAAAATGGTCGCGTAACTTTCAAGATTGAAAAGAAAGTCGAACATGTTGAGCGTTGGGTTCATCTAACCAACCGTGACACAATTGGAGATGCTAGATCGGTGATTGCAACTTTGATTGGTGAGGAACTAGTTAGTAGTGAGGTGGTTGAATGATCGTTAAGCAAGAAGATATCAATGCAATGTTTGAAGCTGCTTCTCAACAAGAGAATGATGTTGAGAAGCGTGAACAACTTCGCAATCAGGCTATGAAGTTTCTGTACGACAACCAAGAGTGTTATGTCGCCCAATGGATTCTGCAAAACCCATATGCAAACATTGGTCATTATGCTCTGAAGTTTGTTTACAATGATGCTTCCCTTTTGGGTTACACAGTTACAATGGAGAAGATTGATGTTTGAGAAGAATCTGTTCGGTTTGGAAAAGAATGGTGATGTAAAGGTTTGGTTGATCAGAATTGAGGACGTGTTCTGTGATCACCCTGAAGTTATGTTGGTCATCACCCATGGTAAAGAAGGTGGTAAACTCACAGTTAAGAATGAGAGCGTGACTCAAGGTAAGCAAGGTCGTACTGTTTACGAACAAGCTGTTTTGCAAGCTGAAGCTCGTATCAAGAAACAATTAGCTAAGAACTATCGTGAGAACCGTGACGACCTGTTCGAAGAACTACCCATTATTGCCATGCTTGCTAAAGATGCATCTATGGAGAAACTGGAAAAGGTTAAGTTCAAGTACAAAGAAGGCATACTGGTTTCTGACAAGCTTGACGGTTTCCGCTGCCTTGCTAAATGCTTTATGTCTCCACACTTCGGTATTAAAACAGTTACGATTGAGTCTCGCACAGGTGAGATTTACAAAGTTCCACACATCGAAGAAGAACTTCTTGGGTTCATGGAGCCGGGCGATATCCTCGACGGTGAGCTTTACGTACATGGTCCTGTACTAGAAGAAATCTCCAGTGCTGTAAAGCGGACAGATCCACAAGAAAAGATCAACGAGACATACCTTAAAGTTGCAAAGCAACTGAATAAACATGGTCCTGATAGTCCTGAATACGCAAAAGCAAAAACAGAGTATGCTCAAGCAAATGAAATTGCTAAGATTCGTGGCCAGCTTGAGTTCCGTGTATTCGACTTCGTTACTCTGTATGATCCATTTGTGGTTCGTCTCGACAAACTGAATAAGTATGCGGATGAGCGATTCATTGACGGTGGTAAAGTATTCAAAGTTGCGTACATTACTGTCTTCTCGAAAGAGGAACTTCGTGCTGCCCACAAAGATGCTGTAGAACGTGGTTTCGAAGGTGTAATGGTTCGTACACTTGAGGGTGAATACGAGAGCGGTAAGCGTTCAGGCGGACTGTGGAAGTACAAAGAGTTCATGGATGCAGAATTCCAAATCTTGGATATTGTACCTGACAAACAAGGTCATGCTGTGTTCGTGCTTCGTAACAACAAGAATGGTAATGTCTTTCAGTGTGTTATGGGTGATATGGAACAACGTGCTTACTACCTTGCAAACAAGCATCTTTTTATCGGTAAGTGGTTGATGGTTAAGTTCCAGTCTCTATACAAAAAGACATTGATTCCGCAATTTCCGACTGGTATCATGTTCCGTGAATGCGATGAACAAGGGAATCCTGTTGAATGATTAATCTACTTGAGCATACAAGTTCGTCATACGGACCACGCACTTGGCACAATGCAGCTCAAGGTGTAACTCTTGCTATTGCCGTGGACTTTTCCACGGCTGGTGAGAAGCTTACAACTAAAGCAGCACAGAAGAATGGTATTGTCCATCTCGATGCTCGCGTGTTTGCAACCGATTGGATACCAGCAAGTCGTGAGTTGTATAAACTGCTGAGAGACAGTGATTGTCGAATAGTAAACGTTGCAGGCAACGGGATTTACACGTATAGTAAGCATGGTTTCGACCAACAAGGTGTTAACCACATGGTTCAACAAGTACTCAAGCAAGTACACGAGCATTGGAAGCTTGACCATGTGGTAAGTGGTGGTCAGACAGGTGCAGACCTTGCGGGGTTGATTGCAGCAGCTAAGCTTGACATTGACTGCACAGGTATGTGGCCTAAAGGCTACAAGATGAGATTCGAAAATGGTGTTGACAAGGACCACACACCTAGTCAGATTATGGATATAATCAATAAATACGCATGAGGTAAATGATGTTCATTTTTGGTAATGTAACAGCACATGGGGTTGTCTATTTGTATCCAGACGTACCACCAAGTAACCTAGTATGGACAGACCCAAAAGGTCATACAAACTACTGGTGTTCTGTGCAAGGTGATACCTCTGGTTCAAGTAGCAGTCCGCGTACAGAGAGTCGTCAGACACTTCCTGAATCTGGGGTACCTTACAACTGGCGAGTTGGTGAGTCACTACATGCGATGTTGGGTACGGTAAGAGTTGAATTGGCACCGAGTAGTGGTAAAGTAATCGTCGGTCAAATCCACGCACACAAAGCACCAAACCCATTTGTGATGGTTACATGGTGGAATGGAGTTGCAAGGATCGACCTGAGACTTACACCAACCAGCTCAGCAAGTAAAGTATTGTCTGTTCCATGTGCACTTGGTGAATCATTTGAATACAGTTTGGTATTGAGTCCAGACGGTATTCTACAGGTTGCGATCAATGAATCATATTACGTGCTTGACGTAAACCCTCTTTGGGATGAATATCCGTTCTACTTCAAAGCAGGTGCTTACGTGATTGACAATGATGGACCTGAAACCGAAGGTGGTTGGGTTGTATACGAAAAGTTTGGTGTGATTAGTTAAAGGAGATAACATGCGTAAAATTATAGGATCGTGCGGACACATCGCACAGTATGATCTGCGAGATTTCAAAGGTCGTGTACTCGCTGTGAGTGATTTGCACGGTCACTATGACTTGTTGCATGAATCTCTCAATGAAGTTGCGTTCAACGCACAAACAGACTTGTTGTTCGTCATTGGTGATTGGTGTGACCGAGGACCAGACAGTAAACATGTTCTAGATTATGTCAATGAGCCATGGATTCACAGTCTATGCGGTAACCATGATCAGATGTTTATTGACGGGTTCGATGCTCATTGGCATCCGAACAACAGAAGTGTACTTTGTTTGAAAGCACATGGTGGTGATTGGATCTGGTCACTGACTGATCTTGAGAAGATACTGATTCATGAAGCATTCAGTGCAATGCCACTTGGTATTGAATTGCTGTTGCCACATGGTCGCAAAGTTGGACTTGTTCATGCTGAAGTCCCATACCATGACTGGGATAAATGGGTTGACATCGTTGAGACAGAACGCGATCATACACAGGCTGTTGCACAGTGGTCCAGACGTTGGTATGACTCGCAATTCAAGGGTCAAGTGAAAGGTGTTGATTTTGTTATTGCTGGTCACACACCAACCGACAGCGGTAATATTGAACGTCTTGGTAACATGCTGTTTATAGACGGTGGTAGTTTCTTTAACGATAAAGTCAACTTGGTTGAGATTGATGACAAACTGTTTAGGAGTATGAAATGAGTTTGGTAGGAGAAGTACAAAGTCCAGCGGTTAAGAGTCAGATGTTTAAAAGTCTGGAGGCTGCATTGGACTACTGCCTATTTGTCAAACCTGATGAACTTGCGATTAAGCGAGTGTTCAACGGTGTTGAAGCCATTGGTTGGCAATTACACTTTACAGGTAGCGAGGGACAACGATGAAACTAGTACAACCTGATGGTCAGGATAAGAATGTGTTCAACAACTTCAAACGAACACTTCGTGATATCGACAAATTGACGAATGAACAACTTGCACTTATCAATTTTGAAGTATTTCACACTGCACGCAAACGTGGAGCGGTTGAACCAGAATGAACATTGAATACACTAACGACTTAACGGTTCGTAAGTGTCGCGAGTTCCCCAGCCACGTATTCGTCTTCGGTGATAACCTCGCTGGATACGGTACAGCTGGGCAAGCGTGTATCCGAAAAGAACCCAATGCATTTGGAATACCAACCAAACGTTATCCATCAATGAAAGCTGGTTCATTCTTCACAGATAGTCCTTGTGAGTTTGAACATGTGAAAGAGGCTTTGAGACGGTTATTCGTTTTAGCAAAGCGACATACGATTGTGTTCCCACATAATGGGATTGGAACTGGTATGGCTAAGATGCGTGAAACGAGTCCGAAGTTGTTTGCCGAGATGAATGACATTCTACTAAAGCATTTTGGAGTGAGGAATGGACAGTGAACCTTATCAAACATCTACTGACACGGCATTATGATCCAAGTCGGTATGTAAATCAGGTATTGGACGTTGACAACAACGTCCTCACCGTGTATCTTACCAATCTTGCTGGTCAATTCGCTGGATTTCAACAGTACCGACCTGAAGTTGAATTTAAGAGGTTAAATTTACCAAATGAAGCAAGATATTTTACATACAGTCAACGTGGTGTATCGGCCTGTTGGGGACTGGAAACGCTTGACACGAATAAAAAAGACCTATACCTTGTTGAAGGGATCTTCAAAGCGTCTGCATTACATATGCTTGGACATAATGCTTTAGCGTTGTTGACAGCTAACCCTAAACCAATGAAGAGTTGGTTGCACACGTTACCATACAATCTGATTGGAGTGGGTGACGGTGATAAAGCTGGTAGTTGGATGCCAAAAATAGCAGGACAAGGTTTCCAGTCTGATTTGGACTTGGATGAATACACGCTAGAAGAACTTAGCGAATTACTGGAGAGTAAACCATGGAAAAGATGAAGAACCTATTCAACAAACTGTCCTCAAATCAGATTGCACACCTTAAAACAATCAGTTGGATCGCTGGGGTGATCTTTACTATCTGGTTGGTGGGGTTCATGCTTGTCAACTTTACAGACCTAACGATTATCACAATTATATTGGCTGTATTTGGTTTCTTTGTATACAATACTTACATTGCTGTATACACTCTTGTCAAACATAAGAGCAGCAAGTGATATGTCCTGAATGTTATAACAATGAAATCAAATATTGGCGTGATCAACCGATGAATGAAGAGATTCGAAAGGAACTAACGTTCCAACGACACGCCAATATTTACTATTACACTCTGGATGAGGCAATGACCATCTGGGGAACACAAATTGAAGAGGAATATTATGTACAAGATTAAATTGGATGACACCTGTACGGTCTTTAGTCTGTATCAGGATGACGTATTCATGGGCACTCAGACTTGGATTGGTCAGCACTTGCTCAACATTGGTAAACACCACGGTATCGACTTGAGCAAGTGTGAGAGTGAAAGTCACATGCTTTCAATTCTTGAATGTTATATTGACATTGAGATTGTTGACTAATGGACACTGTAGATAAATATATCAGTCGTAAGTTTTGGCTTGCTGTTGTGTTCCAAACAGTATTCACGATCATGTTGTGCTACGGTAAACTTCCGGTTTCTGCATTTGAGAACCTGACGTACATGTTGCTTGGTGGTTACTTTATTAGTAATGTCACTCAGAAGATATTCGTTAAGGAAATTGTCTAATGGTATTCTGGAAGACTAAGAAGATCAATCTTGGTGATCAGTCGGTTACCGAACTTACTATTCTCGAATGGAAGCGATTCTTCAGCATTAAGTTGTTCCATTTCCATAAAACAGATGGTGATCAAGATCGATTCCACACTCACGCCTTCAACGCCGTGAGCATTCTGCTTTCTGGTGATTACATGGAAGAGATTGTTGACCAAGGTCAGATTGTTCCACTGAAACGCAGTCGTAAACGCTTCCTGTTCATTCCGAAAGATAGTTTTCATCGTATTACCAAGAGTACAGGTTGTCGTACATTGCTGATCACTGGTCCATGGGGTAAAGAGTTCAAAGAACTTCGCAAGATAAGCGGAACACTTGAACATCCACAAGGAGCAGGTGATTGGCAAGTAGTTGTTTGTGGTGCACAACGAGTGGACCAACGTTCCGAAGGTATAATTAGACTGGAGAGTATTTAATGACGAAAGATGAGTTTGTAAAAACGTTCCTTGAAGGTGCGCAACACTCACCAGAAGGTGCCACAATCAGTAACCTTCTGGGTATTGTATACGACTTACGTAAAACAGTTCATTCGAAGAACGATCAAATTGGATTTATGGATGATACTGCTCGTGATTGTGGTTGGACACTGAACTGTCGATCATGTGGTGAAAGTTATCAGCCAGATTGTGAACTAAGTGAGATGTATGGTAGTGAAAACTATTGCGGGCGTAATGAGTTCTGCACACCATGAAAATCATTGGAATGTTCTACAATAACAAACATGACATGATCGAAGCCTTTCGTAAACATTCTCAAAATGTCCAAAGCTTGGCACGTTGTTATAGTGTGGTAACTGTAAACCCTTCAGAAATGAAAATCATAGTAGATGACTGTAAATGGTTGTATTACACATTTGAGGATGACCGTCGAATTAATGACATTTCTGGAATTCAGTTTGATGCAATCTTTTCAGAGGTAATTGACCCAAAGGCTAAATGGTACATTATGTCTAGATTCCGACCGGGACTGAACAAATGACAATTACACACGACAGTCTCTGTCTTCAGGCTGAGAAGTTCCTAAAGTCAAATGGTTTCGGTGTTGTATTCCATGATAAGTTTCGAGCAGTAACCAACAGTGGTGAAATGCCTGATTGCCTTGGTTTCAGAAGTGGTGTATCATGTCTGATCGAATGCAAGACCAGTCGAGCTGACTTCTTAGCTGATAGGAAGAAGAAGTTCCGTGTAAATCCATCAATTGGTATGGGTGATTGGCGTTTTATGCTCACACCAAAGGGATTAATCAAGGTTGATGAACTTCCAACAGGTTGGGGCTTGCTTGAGACAACTGGTAAGCGTATAATGAAAGTTCATGGCTTCCCACCAAACACAGCATGGAATGATAAACCATTCCATGCTAACAAGCAGGCTGAGAGTGACTATATGTATTCTGCACTACGTCGAATGGTTATCCGTGGTCACTTCAATGAAATATATGAGGGTATTCCAGCATGAAACAATACAAGATTGTTAAACATTACACCGCACCAGACGATTACATCTATCGTATTTACAAACGTGAGTTTCTGTTCTTCTGGTCGTGGGAAACATCGTATTCAACGCTTGAAAGATGTGAAAGTGTTATCGCTGGTTGGAAACAGGATGAGATTGACAAACGTGAATATGTAAAAGCGACCCCTAAACCAACTACTGTTGGTTATTATGGTTAAGCGAGTACAGTTGGTGAACAAACACGATGTTGGAATTCATTACGCTCTGTTCACTTGGCGTAAATGTGAATTCTGCAAACAAGACTTCAAGAAAGAGAGGGGTTATAAATGGCCTGTCTTCCGTTATGGCTATCAGTACTCGTGTGGTGATTGTTCTGCATCTGTGAGTCATTGCAACGATCAAATTGATCATCGTCGTGCTTCTGAAGCTGCTCGAATAACAGGCAATCCTCCACCTGCTCCACCAATGCGTACATATGGAGTTAGACGATGAACATCAGAACAATAAATATAGATGGTCAGGTTATTCGGGTAGCAATTCGAGAAGGTTCGTCTGTACCGGTGCTATTCTTTAATGGGATTGGTGCAAGTTTGGAACTAGTACTTCCGTTCATCGACAGTCTACCACCAGAGTTGTCAGTGATTGCATTTGATGTACCGGGAATTGGTGGGAGTAGTTTACCAACTACAGGTGCGTACACAATGCAGGGTCTTGCACAGACTGTTAGTAAGATGCTGGACGTACTTCGTGTTCAATATGTGGATGCACTCGGTTTAAGTTGGGGTGGATTCCTTGCTCAGCAATTTGCATACTCGTTCCCAACACGCTGTCGTAAGTTGATTCTTGCAGCTACATCACATGGTGTACTCTCTGTTCCACCTAGTTTCAAAGTGCTTGGTTTGATGTCTAGTCCTAAACGCTACACTGATTTGGAGTTTGCAGCACGCATTACACCAGACATTTATGGTGGTAGCTTCAGACATGACAAACAGTTAGGACTGTCTCACGCACGTAAGATGATTGCAGATAAGACACCTACATTTGAGCAAGGTTACAAGTATCAAATGGGTGCGTTGTTCGGTTGGAGCAGTTTAACTTGGTTGCATACGATTAGACAACCAACATTGGTACTGTGTGGTAATGATGACCCAATCATTCCGCTGGTTAACATGCATGTGTTGTCCAACTTGATTCCTAACAGTGTACAACATGTATTTAATGACGGTCATCTGTTTCTACTGACTGACATCGAACGCTGTACACCCATTATCCACTCTTTCTTGGAGTCTGTATGAATATCCGTGACCTGATTGATAATCTTGAAGACATGGTTGTACAATGTGGTGAAAACCAAGTAGTAGAAATCTGGTGTCCAGAAGGTGAAGACTGGTTTCCTATCACTGGGTTTACATACGGTGGTGGTGAGAACATTGTTCGTATTTACAATGATGAGGCTTGATGAATGAACAATGTAAGAATGGAAACGATCACTCTTCCCACTTGGTACACTCAAGAACAATTGGACCAAGCAGTTGTTAACGCTAAGCTGAAAGCATATGAACTTGGCTACGATTCTGGATTCGAAGAAGGGTATACAGAGGGTAATCAAAATTGTCAACACCGATAATATCAGTCGAAGCGCTAACACTTGCTTTGTCTCATGTGCGTAACTATCAGGACAGAATGTTTCTACAATTCTTGATTGCTGTTGAAAGGAGAAAACAATAATGGGTGACCGTGAACCATGGGAACACGAACTGACAAGGGTTATTCATATTGCACGACTAGCTGAGTTACCCGAAGTAGTATCTGCAATCCAGAATTCAATCTTTCAAATACATCTGTTGAAAGGTAAAGCAAATGACCTTGCTCAAATTAAACAATTGCTGGGGAAGAGATAATGAACAAATTATACCAAGTCGTAGGCGAAAGCGATGATGGTTTCTCACTAGATGGTCAGACATTTGATAACTTCACAGATGCTGACATGGAAGCTCATTTGTTGGGTCTTGAATTCCCAAACAACGAATACTGGGTTGAGAGAATCAAATGAGCGACAAACAATGTCCTTGCTGTCGTCGTAAACATGTAGGTCCAATCAAGACATGGAGACGCAACACACAGTACATAGACGATGTTCTAAACTGTATGACAACTTGCGTGCACTGCATTGCAGAAGACGATATCAACTACGCATATCAGTGGGCAGAATATTACAACGGGACCGGTGCTGGTGGTTACTCACACTACACCGACTTCCTCATCAACAGACGTTGGCCTTGGAGAGAATTACGATGACAATCGATGAGTTGAAAGAACAAGCCCGCCTACTCAGACAAATTGTAGTCGTGACGGTTAACAACTATGCTCACACTCGCTTCACCATCGAAAGTCGTGAAGCTTATCTGAATGCAAGTTGGAAGCTGATCAAGGCATGGGAAAGGAAGAATGGATTATGACATGGATTGCTGTTGAAGACAGACTACCACCGATAGACAGTTGGGCGTTAGTTGTTCAAGATTACAACGTCGGAGATTGGTTTGACCGTCAACGTCGTCCACTAAGGCAAGTCTTTGCAGCAAAGTTGACTGGTATTGATGAACTAGGTTGGTCAGAATGGGCAAAGACTGGAAACAGATATGATGCATTGTATTTGGTAACCCACTGGCAACCATATCCAACAGTAGAGCAACCAGAGGAGAACAATGATGAGTGAACCATGTGATTGTGACTGGTGTGGTAAATGTCGCGACCAACAAAGTAGACAGCGTGAGCTAGAAGAAAGGAGTGATTACGAATGAACATTGATCTAGGTTGGTTGGGTAAGGTTGTAATGTGTCAATGGGAAGAGGAAGAACACTTCGTTCCTAATGGTGAGGGTTTCATCATTGTCTCTGACGGATATACAGACTCAGGTATTCGCGTACATGGTGTACTAGATAATCGACCACATATAACTTACCCTTATTGCTGGCAGAATGCCATTTTGATTAAACTGTAAATTAGATACAATTAGGAGGTGGTAATGCAATGGCATGACCCAAGGTATTGGTATTTCATTACCGAGAAAGATATGGGTGAAACAATGACTCTACATCCTCGTCAACCTTGGGGAATGTCAGACGATGAACCGAAAACTAAAAGAATATGCGTAGCACCAACAGCTGCACATTGCATGTCAGCAATTGACGTAGGTTCCGATTGTAGGTCAGGTGAAACAGGTAAGGTGTATGTCTATCGCACACGTAGACAAGTAAAGGCACGTGTTCCATATAGTGTATATGACTCACATATCACAAAAGAACATTGGTTGATGTCAAGTACTCGCTTTACATTGGTTGATGTTCTTGAACTAAAAACAAATTTGACATGGGCAAGATTTAAATGGGATGAAGATGCACAACGTAGAGATTTAAAAGCAATCAAGGCATGGTGTACACGTAGGCGACCACAATTAGCGGTTAAAGAACATGCTAATCAACTATGGAAAGCAGATAAAAGGAAAGCAGCATGATGAATAAATATACGATCAAATACACATATGATAACTATGTGGAAAGTTGTGAATGCTGTTCATACAGTGAACAAGAGCTAACTGTATATGATAAGGAAGGTAATGTACTGATCGACGGGATCAACGCTGGTATGTGGCCAGAGAATGAAAGTGAACTACGTGTATACATTGATGAAACGTATCCTGAGTATAATGACTTTGTAGTTCATGATGACACACGGTGGTTTTGATGACTGATGTACAACGATTTGCACAATCATCATACAGCAATGAACTGTATCCAGCATCAGGCAGTGACGCACATTACATGTTCTACAAAGATCATACTGTCATTGTCAGCCTGTTACGTGAGCAACTAGCTTGGATGGAAAGACAGTTGACGTTAAGTAACACACTTCTCACACAAGCATTGACAACCAATCAGCCTCGCTAACGCGGGGTTTTCTTTTACCCTGAATTTCATTTTCCCCTATTTTGACTTCCCTGATTTACACTTTTCCCTGTAAATCCAGTTCCTGAAATCCCGTCTTGTTAGTTATTCAACTGTCGGTAAATCCCTATTCGTTTAACGGAAGTAGCTCTAATGGGTTTAACGCCCCGGACTTCAGGCAGCTACCGCCCGTCGGTATAATTCTAAAATCCCTAGAGTTGGCATAAACCTTGCTAAGTGATTCGGTTGATCACCATATGTGAATGATTATCATTCAATGTCATTTAACATAATACCTATTACACGCACAGCTGCATCCCCTCCCTTGGTATGCACCGGGAAGGTATTGTCTATCGATGGGTTGGGTATGAGTGGTTGTCTCTATCTGGCTGCATTGCACAGCCTTACCACAATGTTTCACTATACGCCCATGTGGGCAGAATGTACACCTTTTATTCATTTATTTGTGCAGAATGCACGTATTGTTGAATGATAATGATTATTATTTACCTTGATAAATCAAGGGTATTTTATACTCTATCCCATATAATGGGATGATAGTGAGTGTGGGATGCTTAGATCATTGTCCCAATGTTCAGCATACCCAAGAATAGTAATATTCAGTGAATAGTCAATATTATGTCGTTATTACGACATGTACTGTCAATGTTATGGCTTGTAAGCCATGATCTATAAGGCTTTGAGAGAAGCGGTATATGATGTGCTATGCACATGGTAGGGGTGCTGCACTGCTATGCAGTGAGTGGTACTGTAGGAGGTTACAGAGGGTATACTACCGTATACTAAGGAAGAGAACAGGGGTTACTACCCTGTTTCTATATCTGATATGTACGCCTGTTATGTATACATAACAATAGGTAATTCTATAACGTTATACGTTATAATAGTATTCTTTAATACATACTCTTTGTTCTTGTGGGGTTTATCCCCACTCTTTCCTGTCTCTCTAATACCTATTCACCCGTTACTACGGGTGGACATAGGGCATTATAATAAGAAAATGCTGTTTATGTCAATACAGTATGGTTAAAGTACGTTTAAATAGGTTGATTCTGCTAACAATCTGTGATAATCGGGTACATCATGCTAACAACTGATGATAATGAGAATAATTATTGCTTGCATGAGAAAGCCCCTTTCGGGGCTTGTGTTTCACGTGGAACAATTAGAAAGGGTTTCCCCACTCTGCAATAACATCAGCATTGGCACGTTCGAAGCATTCAGGCGTGAAACCTTTACCACCCAACTGCTTAGCCCAATAGTCAAGGCGTTTGCTACGGAATGCAGCCACTTTCATTCCTGTACTAATCGAACCATAGCCTTTCGGTGGATTGCTTTGACTTGCACAGTGTGACATCAGATTGGAAGATTTCATTTAGAGAACTCCTGTTGTGGTACTTTGGTTTAGATAAGTCATTGTAAGCACTTATCCAACAAGGTGCAATCTTTTATTCACTAATTATCTCGGTTGTTTGAATGGTTACAGCCTTGAATGTAACACCTTGAGCCAATTGACCATCAAAACCTATACAACGACTAGTCGCCTTTAACGCAGCCATTTTTGCATCTTCAAGGTTGTCAAACTTCATTGCATTGTTAATCGATCCCATACATGCGGTTCCCCACTCCTTATCCCATGCATAAAGGTAGTCAGAATTGGATTTACCGTAGAAGCGTTTGACTACAAAAGTGTTCATGCTTTCACCTTGTTAGGAATGAGTTTAGTTCCGCAATGCCCACACCATGCAAAGCCTTCTGCTACGATTGGTCTGTGCTTGCTTAGCTTACCGTGCAAAGCACCACACTTAGAGCATGGTTTGTATTTCATGATTAAACCCCAGCTTTGTTGTAAGTGGTCCAAGCTTCTACAAACTCGGGTGATTTAACAAGATCATCCATTAGTGAGTTGATATTGTCTTGATTGACTAGGATCATGTCAACACACCGTTGGGCGGTTGCTTCTGGTGTACCAGTTGCCAACATTTGCTGTTTAACGAATGCTTTAGCAATGTTTAAAGCATTCTGAAATGCATCAGCACGCGCTTGGAACTTCGCGTTGCTTGCTGCTTCACGGTCTGCATTGCGTTGGTTGGATTCAACCTGAGCCACTTGTTTAGCTTCGAACTGTTCCGAAGTCAGGCGATTGAATGTGATTTCGACCTTACCCGAAGTTGCAAGATGTTTTTCAACCCGGACAACACCTGTTGCATCACAGATGTAAAACAAGGTGTAAGAGTTGCGGTATACAGCACCACCAGTGACGAATGTATTTTCTTCTTGACATTGTGCCAGAAGAAACTTTGCCTGCGCTTCGGATTTGAAAAAGCCATTGTTAGACTTGACAAGCGAAGCGAAAGAAACGGCAATGTTCGACATGGTGAATCTCCAGAAACTTAGGAGGCTTTTGCCTCCCTTCTGTTAATCATTTTACAGCTTTTAGAGAAGGGTGCAACAATTATTTTCAATGCTCTATAAGCTCATATAACGCGTTTTGAGCAACGATAATTTGAGGCTTGATGTTGCTATGTCTTTGGGTTTAAAACGTCGTACCAATATGTATGCCAACATTGGAAGACAGTGTGGGAAAATTACGTGCCAATGTTAAATAGCAGGCTCCTCTGGTGATTGCCTCTGACCCTCACCAGTAACTGTATTGTACAACAATTTTTAGAACCATGTCTATAATTATTTTAGGCAAAGAAAAACCCCGACAAAGCGGGGTTATATGTTCAAACGGGTTTATCCACCATATTTCTGGTTAAGTAGCTCACCGATATGCAATCGATATTCATCGGGCATTGATTCATAGTCTTGAATGGTGAAACGTGAAGACATGGCAAGCGCAAGACATTCGGCTTTCTCTGCTCGCTCTTCCATCTTCTTAAGTGCTGCCTTCAACTGGTTAACATAAACCCGTGTTAGTTGGACATTGCTAAGCGCTTTCATGTTAGTCCTTTGTTTCACGTGAAACAACTTTAAAAGATTATTTCTTGACGAATGATAATGATGTCAGCTACTTCAATCTGTTCTCTTGACCACAACTCACCATACCACAACTTAGATGTTGCCTCATCATGTGAATCAGTGTGCAACAAATCTAACATGTTGCATTCAAACTGTTCACGTTCGCCTGTACTCTTGTTATAGGCTGTGAAAGTTATTTTGGTAATCATGTACGTACCCCCAGTACCTCAATTATTGACCTTTGCACATTTTACCAGCATACATGATGTAACTGGCTTTACCTTCTGCGCAAGCTTTAACAGCATTTTCATGTTGCTGAGCTTTGAATACAACAGCATTTGCAGCAACTTCTTTTGCACGGTAATGATCACCAACAACAGGGGCCACTTGCGAGATTGCCATGATCAGACCAAAGAACAGTGCAATACCGGAAAAGAAGTTCATGTGCGTATTCCTTTAGTAGTGGGAGGCTGTTTCGCCTCCCTATGTGTTGTATTCTACAGCTTTTAGAGAAGGTTACAAGCTTTATTTGTAGTTGTTCAAAGCCTTTTGCATGGCTTTATAACCATTGGCTTGCTCTGTGAGGTTGGAGTATGTGACAACTTTAGTAGCGTCAGCGTGCATCACGGAACCGAAAGGACCATAAACAACGAAACCGTTAGTGCCTTTGATTACTTGAATTTGATTAGCGTTCATACTATCACCTTGAGCTGTTTGAGTGGCTGTCTTGCCTCTCTATGTGTCCAATTCTACAGTGTTTAGAAAACCATGCAAGTATTATTTTCAATCTTTTAGAAAAGAATTCATAGGCTCTGTAACGCTCTATAATGCGTTTTGAGCGACGTTATAACCTACCCTTCACACTGCCATGTCTTTTGGATTAAAACGTCGTACCAAGAAGCGTGCCAAGTCTGCTCTCTATATTGTATGCTATTATCATGCCAACTAGGAACGTCACCCACTCTCCCTGTTTGTCTCGTGCTAAATTCCACACCATGACAATATTCTATCAGTATGTGACTGGAATGCAAGGAATATTAACACATAGGTAAAAGCCCCAATCAAGGGGCTTTCTTCAAGGTAGACGGTTTGGATTGAAGGTTAATCGATGGGCTAACAATTGTTTGTACAACTGTACTCTATCCGGTGATACCCGTGCATCAATCCAATTACGCATGATGTACTTGCGTTTGAGCATTTGAATAGCGTTCATCGTAAACCCTTTTCTATGTAGTCAGTATGCCAGTCAATAATGTCCTTCAATGCCTTCTCAGTCCTGAAACTGTAATCAGTCAGTACCTGATTCCCGTCAAGGTCAAAGGCATAAAACATACTGTTCCACACACCTTTGACAATTTCAATTCGCTTATAGAGTGCTGTACTCCTTACAAGCTCATACGCTTGAGAAGCGGCATATGTACTGGCTTCTTCTTCGGAATCAAAACAGGTAGACACAAGTAACCCTTTATCTTTACCTGTAAGCATTCGCAATGACCAGTGTGTGCGGTACTTTTCAATCTTTACTAACAACATGTTAGTTACTCACCTTCTGAAGCGTCAAACCAACAATACCACCAGCGTTATAAATCACACGTTCAATAGTTGTCATTGGAACGTTGCAACACACAGTACCATCAAAATATTGCTCTAGCTCTTTAGGGAATTCACCAGAACAATGCAGTAGTTCGAACGATTCGTATAACGAATATTGTTGATTGGTTCGTGGCGTGCAGTAATGAAAATCGCTCGCCTGAATGCTAACCCTGTCACCGTTGGCGAGTTGCAAAGGTGGAACAACACGGACAGAACGAAGCACCCCACTTTTAGTTTGCAGGCTTTCCTGCATCCATGTAGTGAAGTGCTTTTGACTTCCATCCGTGTATTGAGAAACTACAGCTGGATAGGATTCGTCTTTAGCAATGTACACTTGTTGACCGTTCATATTCGTATTCCTTGGTTAGTGACACCTATTTTACAGGCTTTAGAAAAGGTTGCAAGCTTTATTTTCAGACGTTTTGAAAGAAAATGTAGACGAAGGAAAGCCCCGACAAAGCGAGGCTTTGTGTTTCACGTGGAACATCACACGGTTATGGTGATTCGTGTTCCTTTGACTTCAAAGTCTAGTAAGAAAAGTTGTAGAAGTTCCTCACGGCTGAAAACTTTTGACGTATAGATGTCATGTCGGTTAATGCCAAGATCGGCAACCAACTGTAAAGCCGAAGGACAAGGTTCACGACCTAAGACAATATAGACAGACCATTCAAACTGTGAAACGTCAGGGTTTGACATGTTACACCTCAGTGGTTAGAGCCAGTGCAATTGCCTTATCAAAGGCTGCTAGCACTTCGTCATGCGTGTGACTGTCGTTGTATGGTGCAAAGGTGCAGTCTTTTGGTATTTCACCTTCCACAACACGCGCTAGAAGCTTAGCAGGCATACCATTAAGAACATCACCATACCAGTCAACACCAACCACTTCACCAATGGCACCCAATGAACAATAACAAGTAGGCTCATTCTCAGCCTCTTTTATATAGTCGCCTTGCATCCAATGCAAAGGGTTTTCGATCAAAGCACGAGCGCTTACCAGAATTTCAGAAGTTTTCATACGTTCCTCATTTACTACGAAGTTGATTGATCTTTTGAGTAATAACCTTTGCACTCTCTTTACCACCATGTTTATCAGGGTGTACGAGTTGCAACAGGCTCTTTAGTTCGTTGTCTGTGAACTGACTACCGGAATGACACGCTAGAAACTGTTGACCACCTTTGGCGTTAACATCTCTAACCAGTTCATTCCATCGCTCAAGCAAGCCTTTATATTTAATGTCAAGGTATTCATGCTCACGCTTAAGTTCCCAATATGCATTGGCATTAATCTTGCGCTGACGTTCTGACTTGTCGTAAGTTGATTGCCTTACAAACATTGGTGCTCAACCTGACGAGTTGAAACAATAGGCAACGCCCATTCATTAATCGCCAGCTTACCAGCTTCGTTTGCATTACGAGCAGGATATACAACAGCAAATGTAAACTTGTTACCTTGTACACTATCAGTCATTGCAACACGATACATATTGGACACTTTTATCTCCTTAGACTTGTACGATATAACCGAGGGTTTTTAATAGAACAACCGTATTCAAGGTTGTTGCACAGATTAGACCAAACTTAATCAAATAGTTTAACCAACTACTTGTAGACCACACAAGAGCAAGAAAAGCAATAATAACTAAGTTCATTATCATAATATACATAACCATTACCTTCTAGTACATTGCTCGAAAGTTCTCATTAGTTCTTAGAACTTTCTGACAATGTAATTAAACAATACGTTGCACCAACTTCAATGCATTAAGCGCACAACTAACACCGTCGTCTTTACATATCCAAACAGTATTGTCATGTGCAACTACCATAACAAGATCGTCGGACATAGCTGCATAATCTAGGCTGTTTTCCAGAAGATGCAAGGCTTTTGCAATATTGAAAACATTAAGAAAGTTATGGGCTTTCATATTAAACCGCCGTCGCCAAGATGGAACCATAGTTAATCATAGCAAACAGAGCTACAGTAATCAGTACACCAACAGGAAGTGCAACCATATATTTGTTCATGATAATGTTTCTCATCTTGAGGAGAAAACCATTTCTCTCCTTCTTGTCCTCAATTCTACACCAGTTAGAGAAGGTGTCAACCTTTATTTTGCATTCTTTTCATCTGGTGTCGTCTGTCTATTGCCGAAAAGGTATTAGCATTTAACCGCCGTTTGTCAACCCTTTCAGTAGTCCAATACCCATCAAGGTACATGAGAATACCAACCGCAACAGCTGAACCAATGATGATAATGATTATCAGTTGTGCAAACTGTTCCCAAGGCATCATGGTGCATCATCCTCTACAATCTCTTTCGTTTCCATTTCAAGCGAGACGATTTCGAAAACAGTCTCACCAATCTTAAACTCTGTGAGCCAATCGGTCAACAACTTTTCATCGCCCCACGAGGCTAGAAAACGATCATCTTGTGCATGGGTGTTAGTGTTCGCATCTTGCACGTTCTGTGCTGTATCTATCACATAGTCATTACAAGCTGACATTGTACAAACTACAGCAATGGTTGCCCATATTGACATCTTGTCACCTATTGTTAGTTGGTTATTCCTACTGACTTAGCCCAATTAAGGGCTTTTATCACTTGTGTGATTCTACAGGAACAAAACCCATGTCGCAAAGTAAACAGTATGTTTCCTGCATCAGTTGAGATTGTTCATCCTTACCAAATGCCAACCAAAACTCACGACCTACGCAATCAGCAAAGGACTCATCACCAGCGGTCCCATCGATCAACCGATATCGATATGCAGCCGCTTCCATGATGTCAGCAAGCTTTGCAAGCTTTGTATCTTTTTCATCAAGTGGTAACATGTTCGTATCTCCTTTGGGAGAACAATTTCTCCCTTCTTGACGCCCATTCTACAGGCTTTAGAAAAGGTGTCAAGCGTTTATTTTGTTTCTTTTTCTGGTGGTTTTGATGGGTTGGTATCACCACAACCAGTACAGCAATATCCACGTTTCACAGCGGAACCACATTTCTTACACTGTGTGATAATCAGATACTTATGAGCTAGGTTAATCACTGAGCGTGTCCACTCTTTAGAGCCGTGTTCGATCATGTTACACCTCATTAGTCTGGTTTAAATTTACAAAGAATGTGAGACGGTGCAATAAACTGAAGCGCATAACACTGTGCATCTTGCAAGGTTTTGAATGGTTTAAACTCCCAATCAACACCAACGCCACCAGAGTGTGTACTAACTTCAAAACAGCAACCTCTAAACACTGGTGTTTCACTTTCGTATATACGTGCTATACGATCAACAGGAAGGTTGTACACATGGCTATTGCTTGAGTATGTGCAAAGCTTTTTCATGGCTGTGCTACCTCTACACTCTCTTCTGTGTTCTCTACAACAGTTGACAGGTTGTTGAACCATGTTGCATAAGCGCGTTTACCCATCTTGCGTTCAAGTGCGTCATTCATGGCGTCAAACAGCACAGAAGGCCATTGTGGGTTAATCCAGTCAGCTTTAATACTCTCTTGTAGACCATCAACGCTCATGCTCATAGCGCTGTTACGCAAAGCTACACGGTGTTTCTTGTATTCACGAATATCCATTTGGCAAACCTCATTCATCAATTAAGTATATAAAAGAGTCATCCGGCAGCTACTGCGAACTTTCATGCTGTCTTGTACGGTGTTAGATTAGCACGTTTGGGACTGTTGTACACTACCATTCGTCGGTGTTTTAAGGAACACTGACATCAGTTGTGGGCAGGTACGACGACGATACAGACGAGGAGGACGACCAACGCCGCAACCATCCTCTAAACTACCTTGTGTGCTTATCAGCTTACCAATGTACTCAAGCCTTACCAGTTCATTGCTGACAGCCTTGGACACATCAACGCCGTCTAAGCTCGTGTGCTTCTCTTTAAGGTCGTATATCACATCTGCTACAGACCATTGCGTCTGTACTGTTCCGGCAAGCCACAGAGCCACACAGGACCGTACAAACGGTGTATGTTCGTTTGCCATGGTTCAATCTTCCTTTACATGACAGTAACGGCAAAACATACCGGGGTAGTTACTAAACATGGCACCACAACCCATGCACTTCTTTTTACGCTTTAGAATCGCCATTTAGTTTATCCATCACTTTAAACAAGTTTTTATCTTTTGTGATAGTAACACCACAAACGTCACTTTCCATCATTGCGTATATAAGACTTCGCAAGTCTACCGACTCAAGGTCACCAATTTTCAATTGGCTTGATTCACCATTATATCTATCTAGTGTGATTATTACACGCATTTGTAGTACCTCTGATTAATTGGCTTACTATTACAAATCTCTTTTACGGTTGACATCGATAACTTTGTTGTGAATATTCAAGTTTTCACGCTCACTCCAATTAGGTGTGTTGTAGCTCCCGTTTGAGTTGCGAGTGATGTTCAACCAACCATCGGCACTCAAAGCCGCCCAAGCGCGTTGCATGTAATAATCACCATACCCGTATTCCATAGGTAGTAATATTTCAAAAACACCAGCATCTGTAAAGATTTCGATTTCAACAGTATTGTAAGTATTACCATAAGACTTCTGGAACCAACGACGACCTACAATGCTGATGGAGTTGAACGGCTGGTTGGTACGGAATTCAGTAGTCATGTTGGTAGTTCCTAATTGCTTGAATGTGTGATTAGTCTAACAGGTTTAGAGAAGTGGTCAAGCTTTATTTTCACGTCGAATGTATTTGTGAAGCGCAGCACCGCACGCTTGCCAGTATTTGTCAAGCAATGTCTGTTGTGCTTTCTCAGATTTGACTGTGATTCCGTATTCTTTAAGGATCTCTAGGATTTCATTGTTATAGAATGGAACTGTGCACATCGATGGTAACCCTTGCAAGTAGTCTTTGCAGGATGTATCAGTCAAACCTTTATAACCATATTCAGCTTGGTACACTTCACCGACAGTATTCTTACCACAGTCCTTGACATAATCAAGATCAATGTTTTCTTTTACAATCTTTTCAGCTACTTGTCCAATGGTAGTCATGTTCGTATTCTCTTTAGTGGTGAAAGAGGTTTTCCCCTTTCTTGACGCTCATTCTACACCGTTTAGAAAATGAGTCAACAACTATTTTCAAAGATTTGCATTTATTTCAGGCAATGAAAAGCCCCGACAAAGAGGGGCTCATTACATAATCTGTTCTGTTAGTCGTACCAGTGACCGAAATATGACTCACTCAGCTCGACAGGGTTTCGATCAAGCCATTTGGAATAAACACCAGCATGGGCATTTGCCGCTTTCTTGCTACGGAACAGGCTGCATTTACGGTCATCGTATGCAAAACCCGGAACACCTAAATCACCCGGAAAAATGTAGTCTTCACGACCAACGCAAAACGAGTAACATTTGTCAGAGTCAGTACACAAGACTTTGACCTTTTCAATCCCGCCGTTAATTTCAACCGGCGAAAGAACAGTTAGCGTTTTACCGCCGAAGAACTCACAAGTGAACAGTTGGTCACCAACGTTAAACTTGAAAGGCTTGCTTGACACTACAATACTTTTGATAGTCATGTGTTATACTACCTTATTGATCAGGAAGCCCCAGCGACGACCTACAGGCGCGTCCGTACCATGATCAACCACCTTACCGTTGGTGCCAGTGAATTGGCGGGCAAGTGTGCGGCTCTTGAAGAACAAAGTCATTACGATGAATCCTTAACAAATGATTAGTGGTTTGGTACGTGGTTGATTCTACAGCAATGCATCAGAGTGTCAACAATTATTTTAGCTGTGTTGTCATCTTTTCAATACTGGCGAACATTCTTACAGCATCTTTAACCGTCAAGAAAGTGCTAGGATCTTCAAACACACTTTTGATATTGTTTGCAGCATGGCAAACGGAAATAACATTTCCCTTGACATACCCACGACTGTTGTCAACACGTTCGATTGACAAGTCAGTATTAGATTGGTTGCCTTGTGTGTGTAACGTCAGTGGAATACCGGTATACGCGCAATTCTTACGCATAAGCAACTGTCGGAACTCATTCAACGACAGTTTAAATTCAATGTTGCGAGTCTTTGAACTTGTTACCTTGTCGCGATACTTGCGAGCAACTAAGCATTCAAAATCAACTAACGGCATACCTTTGACTTGTTGCATTGTCTTACTCTTTCTGTCTAATTGTTAATGGGGTTTTACAAACCTTGTTCTTTCAGCTCTGCAATCATATCGCGCCAGAATGCAACACGCATGTTGTAACACGCTTTAGACTCATGTGACCAACGAGTGTAATAACCACGGTACTTCGTGTTTGTAAACTTCAAGTAACTGCAGAGTACGGTTGTGTCTTCTTGATTCAACAACGTTTCAATCTTATTGATCAAGAAAAGTCGAGCATTATCACAATAACGCAGTGAGTCAGCAACTTCGGAAATACAGTGGCACATATAATTGTAACGATCGTATTTTGTTTCGAGTGCCAACGTCAACAGTTCAGAAGCTTTCATGTTCGTATTCCTGTTTGCTTGGTTGGTGTTGACCATTCTACAGAAGTTTAGAGAATGGTCAAGCTTTTATTCGAGGATATCGCTGTAATCATAAGCCAGATATAACCACAGTTTATCTTGTTCAACATCCTCAAGCTCAGGATTATTAAATAGTCCGTCGAATTTGTCAACCAAATCAGACGCCTCATGACCTTGTAAGAACACCTCAGAACCACTATCGTCAGTAATCTTAACCCATTCCTGAGAACGATTAACCTCGACAATGATACCAGAAAGCTCAGCAAGTAAAGCAGTGTCAAGAACTAATTGTTTAAGTTTCATTTTCCGATTCCTTAAGCTTGTTTGCTTTCGATAAGGTGAAGTCTACAGCATTTAGAAAAGGCGTCAACACCTTATTTCAAATTCTTTTCACACTGCAATATAAGGAGACGGGCGCGTGCGAATAGCACACTTTTCAAAAGCTGTCAAGGTTAAAAGATTTAGAGAAAGCGCTTGTATTGTTTTGCAGCTGGTATATAATCATACACAGCAGGCAACGCAGACGAAGGAACGTCGAGCACTGGAGACAAACAGGGAGAGTGGGTGTCATTCTACGAATGCAAATGATTATCAACACGCATTAAAATAAATGTTGTATTTGTGCTAACCTCACTGTAGTATTCAATTGTCGTCGGGATTCCGAAGGCCGAAGTGTGGGTGATACAAACGCAACCTGTTTTTAGAATAGGAATGAGAAACATTCAAGATTCTAAATGCGAATCCGTCTCACTCCCTATCTCATATGAGAATGATTATCATTCCATGTCGTTTCCAATTCAAATTTCCTGCCAGTGAATTTCTGAAAATACCCAAATCGAAAACTACTTTCCCAGTATTGAAAAAGGCACCCCGTGGGAATTTTGGAGTAAAAATTGAAACTCCAAATACTCCATCAAATCCAAAACTTGGTTTACAAATTGAAGACGAAAGAAAACCCGCTCAATGGCGGGCTCTTTAGTTATTATCTTTTACTCTTCTTCACCAATTGCTTTAACTTGCCGACCAACCTTGCGATCATCACGGCGTTGTTGATCACGCTTCTTACCAGTGTTCAACTGTTCCTCTTGCTTCCAGTCCAACTTACGACGAGTGTTTGGGAAGCGAGTTACATTGTTCATTCTATTTCCTTACTGATACTTTATTTGATGTGGTTATAATACAATGGTATTACTTAGTTTGCAACTAGCTGTTCAACTTTATCTTTAACATCGATTTGAATAATAGATTCAATTTGATCAACACCAAGGTGAAGAATCTTCATGTTCTCAGATGCTGAAACCTTCCACTCTACACTGGTAATCTCTCCACCACTGGACTTAATGTTCATCTTATCAAACCACGACTCAACGACATACCCGCTCTTGTAAGAGATGCGGACCTTGTAGATTAAGTTGCTTTCATTGTTAGTAATTACTGCTTCACTCATACTTAAACACTCCTTTAAACTTAGACGGTATTGCTTCTTCCAATGTACTAGCAACGTCAGTACAAGCCTGATGCTCTGGTTTATTGCTGGACAACATGGACATACGCTTGTTCAAATAGTCAATGTAGTCTTTGTCCACTTCACCAGTCAAAAACCTAAGCTCATCAAGTTCACACGCATACTCCATCCAGTAGAAGAACTTTTCATTGTCAGCATACTCTTTGAAATCAGGGTAAAGACTCTCAATGATATCCAGTACGGTATCAATTGTATCAGCTGTCATTTCGCTCACCATCATAAATTGTGCATTGGTCATAGTCGATCACTTGCCCACCAAGTTTCAACTTCACTTCGAGTTGTGGGTAACTGTAGTAGTTTTGATCACGACTGATATGAATTGTTAGATTCTCACGTAGGAACGCCAACAGTTCTTCACTGTCCATCTTGCATTCCCTTCAATACATGCAACAGGTTAACGTGAACTTCCCATAGGATAGCACTCTTACCAAGTACAAAGTCAGCAATATCATCATTCAAATCACGAATCTCTAGATCATGACGTGCTATCATCTCCATGTACGAACGACGTTCCAGCTCAATCCAACTGCGGAAGTCATCAAGTGTATTTACACCAGCGTGACGAGCAAATACATCTAGTGGTTGCTCACACTTGAGTCGATCAGTAATTGTAGCAAAACCTTTAGCTTCAAGCTGTTCATCTAATGTCATTTCTGCACCCAATGGAATCCAAGAAGTTCGATAAGACTACCTGAACGACGATACAATGTAAAGCCGAACAATGTCAGTTCCTCAACCCAACCAATACGGCTCCATTCCAACCAAAGAAACTTCCATTCATTCTTTTGTTTCACGCTACACGCTCCAAGTTACCCACAATACGTACAACTCCACCGAAGTCGATGAAGCCTTTACCCACGCCTACCAAAACACCGCTGTTAAGCTCTTGTCTGTTGATTGTACGGGTTTCATGACTATCATTACACCGATACACAGCACCAAGGTAGTCAACCTCCCTGAAGCGATTATGGAGCCTTGTACACCATGTGTGATACATACTGTCTTGTGAGAAACCCCACAGACGTTGCAGCTCGAACTCAGCTTGTCGAACAAGTGCCAATGTGTTATATCTGTCTTCAGAACAATCGGCATTCTCAATCAGGTATTCAAGTTGTTCATGAATCGAATTGATGAGCAGCACATTGCTCTCACTCACTCCCATTTCTTTAACCAGTTGTGGATTTGCAGCCATATTACTGTACCTCTACGTATTTGTATACTGCATAGTTGAGAAGTGTACCGTCATCAACCGATTTTATCGAAGTTTGACTACGCAGATAAGCGTCAATAATCCAACCTTCCTCTTGACAATTGTCAACCAACCACTGCTCAAAATTCAATTCACCAAATCGTTTATGTGGGCACACAACACTACGAGATTCACGTACACGCTGTTTACCAACCTTATCTAGTCCCTTTACTGTCGCATGAATTCCGTTGACCTGAAGACTAGTGATTGCTTCAGCAAACTGTTTAGCTGTCAGCTTCAACTCACAGAAGTTTGTATGACTAGTTTCACAACCAATACGAATGTAGTAGTTCCCATCACTACCACGAGTGATACCCAGCTCCGCTTTGATTATTTTAGCAGACATTGATTTGTCCCCAACTTACGTTTGATGTCGGATAGCGCTGCGATATATGCAACTTCATCTTGAGTCAGTACACCAGAAGCGTTAACAGCTTCATCCAACCAGATGTTAAAGTGTTCATTCAATGCTGTCAATCCAAGATTTAGAGCATACTTACATGTGATGATTGCTTCTTCCATCGGTGTCATTTCTTTTTCCTCTTGAATTTGAGCTTGATAGTATCCCAGATTGTACGGGATTGCAAAAGGTTTATTTCATGCGTGAGATTATCAATACGGATTCGATAACTATCTCTGACATCATACACTTCAGAGTTGATCATAGATTGTACAATATCCCGCAGCGTTGGGTCAAGTGCAATAAAGAACTCACGACCATCGAATACCCAACGTTCAATAGGTAGGTGATGAACGGTACTCACATCGTCCTTCTCAAAGATGTCACATGAGTTGTAAGCTCGTATAGGTTGCCGTACATGGTAAGGGGTGAATCCACTATAAACACGTACCTTCCGTTGATCAGCTGAATATAGTGTAGCTGTTCTCACACCATGCCCACCGTGAAAGGGAACCACTGGTAAGCACCGTACCAGAACAGACCCATAATAACCAACAGGAACCATTTCTCAGCAGGGTGACTTTCACCGCCAAACGGGTTAACCGCTACAACAACAGTGATCAACGTAACCCAAAAGGTCAGGATCATATACACGATGTACCCGAAAATAACCATTACTCTTGATCCTCCTCTGCATTTAATTCTTCTTCGAGTTCCTGTTGGAACAGGTCGTCAAGGTCTTTGTCTCGTTTGTCAGGAACAACACTGGCACGGTTGAAGCTGTTCATGTGCTTTGCTACATAGTTGTGTTTCATCCGAAGAACTCCTTCATCATTTCATCGTCGCCTTGTTTGTTCCAACGAGTGTACTCTTCAGTGAGTAATCCACTCAGGTTTTCAGAAGTGTAACCATGTTCAAATAATCGATCAAGCACCTTGTGAACGCAATTGGCTGCAATCTCCCATTCGTCATCGTCTAGATGGTCAATGTCCTTGAGTACAGCGTGAGCAAGCAGAGTGATTTTGTTCATTTCAAACTCTCAGCAAAGTCAAGTGATGCACGAGCTGCATTCGCCATTTTGATGAACTCAGTAGCCAATTGATGGTCGCGAGCATTATGATACGGTTGTGGATCAAAGGAACCAGCAGCACGTAACGTTCGTTCAAGACTACCAACTGTACGCTTCAGGTCTTCAATAATCACGTCTTTCGGGTCAACACCGATGAAACCAATCATTGCCCACACTCCAGTTCAGCAATACGTTCATTCTGCTCAGTGAAATGCTTGTGTAGTCGGTCGAACAGAGCGTCGAGGTTAGTGAACTCAACACCATTCATGGTGATCCGAAAGTCGATAGCTCGGTCATCCCAACCGGGAGTATCAATCATCTTTTGGAACTTTTCAGACATAGTACCATCACTACCAGCTACCACACAAGCAACCCATTTACGAGTGTCATCTTGTTGCATATTGAGGATCATTTCTTATCTCCCGGTTGAATACCACGTTTCTCAAAGTCACGAAGGTTGCTCAGAAAGCCTTCCGCTTCGTATTTGAGGCGACTTGAGTATAAGTATTTACCGACTGATCCGTCAACATCTTTCATGTCCTCAACGTACCAGCAAGGTTTCCCTTTGCGACCACGGTTGGTCATCTGATAGCGACTTTTCATTTACGTCTCCAACTGGGTGCGTTGACAGGTATGTACAGGACACATCACAACAGGCCAGTGCTCCTCAGAGTGCTTGACCTTTCGGGTAGCTGTTACCAGATGGTAGAACTCACCATGCTTACCAGCCACTTCACGACATACTGGACCATCCCAGACCCATCCATTTTCATATCCACAGAAAGCACATTTCATTGTGTTTCTCCTCTCGATGTGGTCATTCTATCAGAGCACACCACCTTGTCAACCACTTTTCTACAGACGAAGAAAAGCCCCGACATGCGGGGCCATCTTACACTCAGTATCACACGGACAAGGTTAGACGCCAGAGCTTATCGCCTATCAGATCGCTGTACTTGTCGTCAATCTCATCGTATAAATCTTGTGGTAAGATCGTCCACCTGTCTGCAACCAAAGCACGAGCGTAAATCACTTGCCATTCAACGTCTGTAAACCCTTGAACCTTTTCATCATTGTCAACCTTGAAAGTGGTTTGTCGTTCCACTCCCAAGACAACGGTGAATGGTGTAGGAATGAAGCTTGCTTCCACGTCTGTCAGCTCGACTTCATACGCTTCGTTCATGTAATACTCCTATTTATTAGTTGGCCCTACGAATGGTTTTAAACGCTTCTGTGAGCGTTTCTTTGGTGCGTTCTTTCCCGTCCATCCGTAGTACGCGGTATTTTCCACGTCCCATCTTCAGGATCATTCCAAGCAGTTGTTCCCCGTCCGCTGTGTACACGTGACGAATGTCACTACCCACAACCGCACTGACTCGACTCACCACCTTGTTTTTACTCATGTTATTCACCTAGAAAACTGGATTGTAAGAAATTACGCTTTCGCAATTACTCGTCAGCTTGGCTTCTTTGCCTTCCCCCTTCCGTGTGATTCCAATAATAGGTGAGATACCTTGGGTTGTCTACTACCGTTCGTCGTCAAATTACAGGTATGAAAAAGCCCGCCGAAGCGGGCCATTCATTTAAGCAGCACAGGAAATACACTCATCCTTGACAACAACACCAGAACGTGAATAAATATAGTACTGACTGATTACGTTGTCATCCAACAACAGCTTGGTAAGCAGCGTAGCAATCAGATCTTCACTACCATCTTCTGGTACGTAGAAATTCAAACTCTGTCCTTGACAAGTGTGAGGTTGTCGTTGACTAGCATGACGTAGAAGAATCTCTTGGTCCATTTCAAAAGCATTGAGATACACCAGTTTCTCTTCATCAGTTGCCCAATCGACATGTTGAATAGAACCGAGGTTGTCAATGATATCTTTAACGACTTCCTCAGTGTAGACACCTTTGTCTTTCATGAACTGGTAGAATACAGGTGGAATACGACGTAGCTCACCAACACTTGAGCCAGCATCAAAGATCATACCCGGATCAGGGAACCATGATTCACTCACACCACCCATCAACAAACTGGATGTCTTGGTTGGAGCGTAAGCTGTACGGTGAGTATTGCGAACACCGTAGCCTTCACACCACATTGGACTACCATACTCTTGAGCCAACCATTTGCTAGCACGAAGTGATTCGTCATTCAAGTGTTTAGCAATACGAGTACTCAGAAACTGAGCTTCAAGACCAATGTATGGAATTTTATTGGTTTGGAGATATGTATGGAATCCCATCACACCCAACCCAATTGCACGACCACGAATGGTGAACTCTCTTACCTTTTCAAGTCCAACAATTCCAGCTGACTTCTCAATGAACTCTGAGCACAGACAGTCTAGGAATACAGTACCAATGAACACAGACTCACGTTGTGGCATCGTATCCCAATGAACCAAGTTCATTGAAGCCAGAATACACGAGTAAGTCAACATCTCAGAACTGTGAAGCATAATCTCTGTACAAAGGTTGGAAGCCTCAATGAACAGGTTCCAATCAACGTACATTTGAGGACGATGACGGTTAGCACAGTCAACCTTAAAGATGTAACCTTTACCAGTGATCAGCTTGGTGTAGACAGCTTTGATCCAACGACGGTTAGCTTCAGGATCATTAGTTTTCAGCTTTTCAATGAAGGTATCTTTGATGATCCAACCATAGTTTTTACCGTTATGATCATGTGCAAGTGAATCGCAAGCTTCATCCCAATCACCATGTTCGATGTCCAGATAAGCACCGATGGAACCACGACGTGCACCACCTTGACTGACCTTGGACACAGTGTTGAAATAGTCGTTGATTACTTCAACCGCACCGTTCGCCTTACCACCTGTGGAAATAGGTGCACCACGAGGACGAATATGGCTGAAGTTAGCACTTGTACCGAAACCTTGCTTAGACAGCAAGGCTGTCTCTTTCATCCCATCGTAGAACTCTTCAACGCTGTCACCAACCACTTGGCCGGAACAAGCAACCATCATGCCACGTGTGGTGCCTGTGTTGGCCAATGCAGGTGAAGATGGCGACAGAACACCATCCCAAAGCTCTGTGAAGAACTTCTCTTCCCATTCAACTTCACGACCTTTCATATGTTTGGCAAGTGTGTTAGCGATCTTACGATGACGACCGTATACAGCAGCTTCACCGGGATAAGCATACTTCTCTTTGAACATCTGCCAACCTTGAGTGCTGTACCAGTCAGGTAGGAATCCTTTAGCTTGCAGCTCTTTACGTTCTTTGCTCAGTTGTTCAAACTTCTGCAACTCTTCTTCTTGCATCTCACCAACGTTATCTTCAATCAACATTAAACCAACTCCCTTTTAAATCCTAGCTTGTGTTTAGACCAATTACGTGTGTACTGGAGTTGTGTTGCTGCAAAGAAATCTGGAACTTTAACGGTAGACAATTGCTGGTAGAACCAACCACTGATTACACCTTGTTTAGCACGCTTGAACATTGGTGGACGACCTAGACGATTACGAACAATGTCCAGACGATCTTCAAGGAACTCAATACACTCTTGTTTCTTGACAACACGGTTCACACCAACTTCAAACATCTTATCGATGATCAACAGTTCATGGTTGTACACATCCATTGTGATCTTATCGATCTTGGTATTCAAGATGTTGTCACGGCGTGTGCTGTGATTACCAAGTTCCTTACGCTCAGACTTACACTGATTAAACAAGTTAGCAGATGCAATGGAGTGGAAGTTTTCATCCTTCGTACTACCATCAATACCACTGACAAAGTGCGGAATCAGGTTGTAACCACGACTGTTGAACCCTTTGAAGTAACCAAAGATAGAGAACAGAATTGCGCCTTCAAGGAAAGCAAGTGCAGCAGTTACCTCAAGTGCATCATTACTACCAGCACACTCACTGATAAACGCCATACGTTCAGCAAGGATTGGATCTAGTTTCCAACTGGTGTAAAACTCATCAGTTGCTTTACCCAGAATCTCGTTACCAAGTGCGTAAAATGGAGCATGACTACCAAGCTCTACGTTTGAGAAACAAGCAGCCATCCGTTGAATCTCTGGACGTGGGAACATCCGTGCAATCTTACCACCCCACAGTTCATCACCACCAATCATCAACTCATATTGAGTCAGGATTGACTGTGCTGTCAAAATACCGTGAAGTTCACCTTCAGTAAGATTAGTTCGAAAGTCTTGTTCATCATCCTCTACACCCAATTCTTCAGCGGGCCAGAATAATGACTGTTGTTGAATTGCCATTTGCGTAGCCCAAGGATAATGAGCTACATACGAATCTGTTGGTGTTTCAATTTGACTGAGATACTTCACACTCATACTTCTAATTCCTTACATTTAATATCTGCGACGACCGCGTACTTGGCGGCCTGTTCCATCATTACTTCATTCAATGCACTGTCTTCATTCAGACACTGACGCATACCAGTCGCTCTCAGGCTGTTGTGGGTGTTTCGCACAATATCTGAGGTAGCCATCATGTTATCAACCCACCACTTGTCAGTACGCTCCAAGAAGCCTACACGGACACCATATTCAACCTTGTTGGAAGTACGGGCACGGTGTAGACAAACTCGGAAGTCATAACCATGCGACAAGTCTGCGCCCATATCATGTAGAATTTGTTCAAATGCTTTTTGATCTTGACCAATCCATGCCTTTTTCCATAGCGGGTGAAGTTCCATGTCCAACTGACCAAGGTACTGATCGAAATCATGTGGTTGGTCAAACTTCTCTACTGCTAATTCACTCATCGAACTGCCTCCATTGCACAGTCGTCAACATCATTGTAAACGTCTTTGTAGTTTAATTGTTTTTCAAACTCTTCAATTTGTTTATCAGTGAAACCACGCTCACTAAGTTTGTAATAGAACTCGTTCCACGCATCTTCTACTGCTGAAATTACGGTTGTATATTCCATGATTACCCCTTCTTAACGTGGTTTGGTACTAGTTGACGATGTTGCTTCCAACCTTTCATATTGCCTGAACCAAGTTGACCGTCACGATCTACATGTGTTACACCCTCTTCCCAATCAACAAGATCACGTTCGAAACGACCAATCAACATAGACTCGTAGTCTGGATACTCGAATGGTGTGCATTGATGCTCCAACGGACTTGCATGGACCGGTTGATCAGGTTCTTCACCTTGCAGATTCAAACGTGCCACAACACCACGTGCTTTCTCAATTGTATCATCCAACTTGCGATACGATACTTGAGCAGAACACGAGCTACTGATAATCAAAGCATGTTCAAGACTATGACCGAACTTATCTACAACAACTGGTCCGTCTGTGGTGCGAGCAGTTGATGCTGGAATCCAATACCCTTCGTTGTAATAAGGAACATGCCACCAACCCGGTTGCAGAATAACTGGAGTCGAAGCTTCTTGTGCTGTAATAACTTTCTGACACAGTACGTCAATAGTTGGATCAGCAGCATCATGACGACGTAGCCATTTGAAGTTGTTCAACTCAGTTGCAGTCATTACAACTTTCATCATCTGGAATGGTTCAATCAGACGATTGCAAACTTGTTTAGCATAACCAGCATTGTGAAATGCTTCGGCGTGATAAGCAGCATCTTTCGCAGCATTTACCCAAGCCTCTTCAGCTGTCAACCAGTCGTCAATACCTTCGATATCGATAAGACCATTGTGTGGTCCTTTATCCTGCATACCTGTGTTAGCCGCACCATAACGAGCGAGGAAAGCAGGGTTCTCACGCACTTGTTTCAACATGGTAGGAACAGGGATAGCACGGGAACTACTTGCATTCTTGGAAAGAGCATTGTGGGTGTTAAATTCTGCGAGGATTGGGCGGGGAAACTCTAGTTCAAAGGTGATGATTTCCTTACCGGTTACTGACGACTTACTGTGGGCGATTACTGTTGCTTTAGTTTGATCAAAAAACACTCTTCTCTCCTTTTGTATGGTTGGGAGACTATTATACATAAGTCTCCCTTATAAAGCAATACCTTACAAATGTTTAATTACAATCTGATGCGACATCTTGAAGCGTGTCGAAAGCATTGTAGATAAGCATTTCACGTTGAGTCGCAAGGCGACCACGAACTTCTATAATACCCATATCTCCCGGTATATAACTGATCCAATAACCCGCTTTAATATCAGAGTTAGGGACACGAATAATTGATTTCCAAGTCTCCTCTAGATCACTCAAGAAACTTACAGGATCAATCTCGATATCGATTGTTTTACGTTGTACACCTTGTACGATCATTTAATTACTCCTGTCAGGATAAGTTCAAGTTCAGCTAGACCGTTAAACACCTTGTGAGCAGCGTGCAACAACTTACTCTCATGGTCCACACGTTCGAGTGCTGTAAGCCCTTGTGCCTTCTGGATACTGTTATCATTCTGGTGACGATACTCAGCAGAAGGGAAAGCAAGAGCCGCATTTGGTAGGTTCTTCCAATCATGTAAAGCATAACCTTTGACGTCTGCTGCCCAATCCATGACCTTTGCAATCTCACGAAGTGCATTCGGGAAACCATCAACTACAAAGTGCATACCAACCTTACCAACCTTACGGTCTTCCAACTTAGGACGATACACACCAAGCTCTTCAACACTCGGTACAACACCCAAACCAGTTCCTGCAACTGCGAAGTTACCGTCTTTGTTCAAATACCAACCACCCTCAACTTGATTATCCGAACGAACTGTCTGTTCATTTGTGACTTCACAATCAATCACCAATTCAAAATCATCAGGGTAACGAGTCACACCAAAAAGATCGATAGTTGAAGTTATAGCACAGGTGTTCGAATCAGGCGATGTTTCATCATTGTCATCAACAACTGTGAGTACTGTTTCACGATCATTATCGAATTGATACAACCAAGTATGGAAGTCATTTACAACCTTAACTTTATCACCTACTTTAAATTTACTCATTACGCTTCTCCTAGTAAATGTTTTGGAATGAACGGTGTAAGGTCAGGTTCACTGAAGCAACTTGGCTTCATGATCTTACCGTTAACCAATCGCTTCAGGATGTAGGTTGTAGGTTGACCTTCAGCATATGGTGCAATTTGAACAACAACCTCATCACCCACGCGCTCAGACAGGTCTTTAGCACTAGCAATCATCATGTCAAGGTCAGTACTAAACTTCGAGTTGTTAGACCGACACACTTCATTCCACGCACCATGAAGGTCAATACCCATGGCTTCCAGATAGACACCAATCTGATCGTTTACAAATCGAGTATCCAAATGACCATCCAACATCTCACGGATATCAAGCGCATCAGCACCATCACGAATCTCTTTTGCTTCTTCTACAACAAAACGACTCTGACGTTGGATCTTTGCAATGTTCGCTTGATCAGTTACACCCGGTGCATTCAACATTACTTCATTCCAACGCTTTACTTCTGGTGTATACTTCTGATACATATTACTCTCCTGCAACAATTGCTTTAAGTTTGTTGATCATCTCTTCAGCCAACATGGTTTGACCAAGATTTACACCACTGTCGATATTGTCATCAAAGTGGTTGTTATGCCAGTCACTGATATCACCATCATTCAATTGACCAGTGTAGGTAAGGTAGAATTCATCAGTGAAATCGTTAGTATCTTCGAGATATTTAATCAACGCTTCGATCTGTTCTTTCATGTTATTCTCCTTAACAAGTTGCTTGTAGTGCAAAACCGTCAGGTAGGTCACCTAGTCTCGGAAATGGCAGGCTTGTGATTGGTGTCTGTTTGAATCGATCAACCAGTTCCTGTGTGATAGCGCGATTTGGTGTGACTTTATTGAATACCAAGTTCAAATGATCTTCGATTACTTTAACCGTTTCAGGACTAAACCCTTCACGATGGTCGATAGTCTTTTTCAGTTCAAAGAACCCTTGTAACCAGTAGCAAAAATTAAGTTCATTCATCACTCGTCTACTCCATCTTGTTTGAAATAACCATCAATGAACTCATTCACTCGACGATAATATTGATCACTCTCTGTAAGGAACTCTGCCCAAACACGAACGTTCTTCAGGTATTGTTCCTCAGACCATGGACCATCACTGGTAATGGTTGCTTCTGGGTAACAATTAAATCCAATGAACTGTTCTTCTTGACAAACATGACCTTTACTTTCGTAGTCATTGATTAACTTGTTTGCCCATTCGGTATGACCTTTACCAAGAAGGAAGTAGAACCAGCTACCAGCAGGCCAAGTTGCCATGAAGTAATCATCAAAACCCTCACCTGCATCCATTTCCCAACCACGAATAGCTTCAACCATTGCGTCTACATTACGCTCAATCATTATTTATCCTCTGAATAATAGAAATTAGATGACTCAGTATTGATTGTGTCAACACCATTCAAACATACACAATCACCATCACTTCCGTTCACCATTTCAACGAAAGCTTCAGCTTCTTCCAATGTGCGAAAACGTCGATTTGCAGCATAACCGTCACCAACGTCTTCCACAACTTCATAATAGATCATTATTCTCTCCAGAATTAATGGGGCTTTCACCCCAACACAATTAGATGTTAGCCAGTAGCTGACCACGTTTCTCTTTGCTAAGTTCATTAACACGAGAGCGACGTTGTGCGCCTGTCTTGATGTTGCGATAACGCTTGTACTTCGCCAAGTTGGCGTAATGGAAACCATCTTCCACCCATTCTGACATGTCCAGTACTTCATCAACATATACGTCAAAGTTAGGCAACTTGCTATCCCAAGAAGACAATACATTGTAAAGCGCTTCAGTGCCGTGTACATCGTCAATGTTATACGCTTTCATCTCTGCCCAAGCCAATGGGTTCCCACGCAAACACTCAGACCACAGCTCGTGACCGGGGAACTCTTTGTGCTTACTCTTCTTATGTTCTGGACACAACTTATCAGTCATGTATTCCAACTTATTAGAAGTGAAACCAAATTGTTCTTTGGCTTGAACCATCGTATCAATCTGACGGTAAGTACTTGGTTTAGGGAAACCATTGAGTACAAAGCGAGCGTTCACTTTCTTTGTGTCGAAGCGTTTAACGTTCTGACCAATTACAATGTCTGCTTCGTTCAACAACGACCACAACTTAGACAACAAGTATGTGTCATCTTCCATTGGATATACATCTTTTTGATCCCAATAGAATACTTCATCTTCACCAAGCCACTTGGCACAGACAGACATAATGTACCAATCGGAATCAATCTGATTAAGACCAACATTGTTATCCCACAGTTTCCACACATGGGCAAGGATTGGAGCAGTCTCAATATCGTAAATCAGAATACGTGGACCACTCTTCTTATCAAACTCTGGTTTGATCAACTGTGCGTCATACTTAACAAAGAAGTCATTTACTGTACTTTTACCAACTTCTAGACTCTGTGCAATCTTACGACTACCAAACCCATAACCACGAAGTTCCAATGCTGCACGATGCCACTCTTTAACTTGCTTAATCAATTAAACCTCCAGTTGTTTATTTAAGATAACACCTTTTCGATGTCTGATTGAATATCCTTGATTGCCCAATGTACCGAAACAATGAACTCATCTTCACCATCTTCTGAGTCATCAGCTTCATCCAAACACAACAATGCTGAATTCAGTTCACCAAGGCAATCAATCAAAGCATTTCGTTTATCGTTGGTCACGGATAGCTTCCTCAATCAATTCTTGAACGAAGTCCTCAAGGTCTTTACATTCAGCACGACCTTCAACCGCATACACGTTGATGACAGCCTGTAATGGGACATTGAATTCAGCAATGTCTGCAAGGAACTCATGAACTGCTTGCTCTTTGGTGTCAGCGGATACCAAGTGAACATATGCATTACTCTCGCCATAAATAGCAAAGCTCATTTAACTCTCCTTAAATAATATGTTGGAATACTAGTGCTGTTTGAACAGCGAGTACAACATTGGTCATGAAAATGAATGTATGGACGTTCATCGTTGCTCAGCTCTCATTACACCCAACTCTGATTGAATTTGTACAATCTGCAATTGGAGATCACTGATCTTAGAAAGAAGCATCTTCAATACATCGTCCTCAATTTGTACAACTACTTTATCAACCTTAGCCATCACTCATAACTCCCATCTGGTAGAACAACTAATACAGGTTTGAGAGATGCTTTAAACATCTGGTCAAGGAATGAATACGCTTCTTCAAGTGTACTGTATTCTGAGTAAGGGTTTTCAGCATACTTGATATTACCGTTTTCCTCGTACAGAATGCGAGACACTTGGAAGATTTCAGTACCGTCTCGTTGAAGACAAACAATACGAATGTCGTTAAGCATCTACAAGCTCCCACTCGCCATCGAACAACGCTGATTCTTTACCATTGTCATCAGTGATGCTCACGCTGTTCTGACGATCAAGATCCCAAGCTTCGTACACTTTGTCGATTGTAATATATTGATCGTCTGCACTTTTCTGCTCAATCTTAATAACACGAACTTTCATAAATTCTCCAGTTTAAAGTGTTCAACAAGCTGCTCACGCCGCTTCTCTTTGTTAGAGGACGCATTATACCCGTTTGCGTTTAGGAACGCAACTGTTTGTTTTACTCCAGTTTTTTCCACTTCGATTGCCTTTTTCACAGCAACAGCCTCCTTGAATGTGATCCCATGTGACTCGCTCAGAGTTTTGTATGAATGACAACCTGTATGTTTCTTCTTCGGAATGTCTTTACACAGTATTTGAAGGTCTTCAGCACGAACCATCAAAATGTTATTAAAGTAGCTATTGAATTCTTCAAGCTTGGTGAACGTGTGGTGTCCGTGCTTGTGATCTACTTCAATCTCAGTTTCTTTGAACATCTTATTGCAAATCTCACACTTATACAACCACTTAGTACGAGTAGTGTCATCCATGTCAGGGATTGTACGTCCGTACATAAACGCCAGCTTGACATCACTTTTCATCCATGCTGAGCGGATAGCTGATCGAACAACTGAGATAACCTGCTTCTCAATTGGACGACCATCAGGACCAACCCGTTTATTAAACTGTGCAAGCTTCTCAGCTCTCTTCTTTAGGTCAGCAGAACTAGGAACTGTCATTCGGACAGTACCAGCTCTTTACGAACAAATAGTGTTTGGTCTGCAAACTTATGTCGCAATTCACGGTTGTAAGCGTTGTTATGTACTTGGTTGTAAGAGTTAGCAGCACCAGCCTTACCTGAGTAAACCTGAGTGCCCCATTGTTCGCCAGTCTCACTATTGATGATTACATAACCATAAACTTTCTTATCCATTATTGAACCTCCTTTACATGGATATGATGCATATCGTAGATGCCTGTACGGTCATTAATCTTGTTTACATAATACTCATCGTCCCATTCGTCCCCTACTGGTTGGCAGGCAGAGCGGGCTTTATCCATTGAGTCAAACACACCAATTACATTGTCCCAACCTAAATCAAGATCAACAGCGACATAAACTTTACGATTGCTCATATTCTTTAACCCTCATACTTTGTGTAAAGATTGCTTGGAACTGCCCACCTGAATTATCATCAAGATCAACAATCACCCAATCCCCACGTTCAACATATGACCGAACTCTATCAGATGAATAACCACCACCAGACCAAAGATCAGGTGAACGATGTTGCTCATCGTTTTCACTGTAGTGGAACTCTCCCCACTCGTTACAATACCAATACGATCTTGTTTGGTCATAGGGTGCCCATCGGTCCATTTCGAACAGTTCCAGTGCTTCACCATAGTCACACATCTTTGTTCTCCTTATACTACAGAAACCCACCATTCAACATCATGTAGGAACTCAATCTCTTCATCTGTTTGACATGTACTGTCAATGAAGTTTGGAATCAATTGTTGACTTTTAATATACTTCTCAAGGTCCATTCTCAGTTCATCAACTAACTCTTGTTTACGACCTTCAGTCAACATCACGTTCTCCTTTATATTGATCACGAGACTCTGTACTTGTGAACCAATCATTGCCACGAGTCTTATCCCAAGTGCATAACATTTGTGTATTGGACTTCTTACCTTCCTTCAGGTCATGAATCAAACCAATTAAAGCGTTTTCAAAGTTACCATCAATCATCTTTCTTCTCCCACAGGTTCAGTTTGGTCATGATATCTTCAGCAACGTCGTCATACACATCTTCGGGAATACCGGGGTTACTACCGTAGTAACTATATCCTTCCATCTCACGAGTGTACTCGGCTAACACTTTCTCAATAACAAGGCGAACATCATAATCAACTTTGGAAATTGACGAATATTCAGGATCTTCGCTATACCACTTAGCCATTAGTATGATACTCCCATCTTATCCAATACAGCTTTGACATTAACCCTTGGATCATCCAATGTCCGCTGCATCATAGCCATGTCAAACATCTCTTGAAATACATACAACCAATCGATTTCGATGTCATCACCACGCCAACCTTGAACAACCTTCGGCTCTGGATACAGATGTTTGAACGTGTGGACCATTGCTTCAAAGCATTCTTTGTCGGTCTTGCAATCAACCAATGTATTGAATGCACTAACACTCCCCCACTCAACATCACTGAAGCAGTTTGCTTTGTAGTTGTCTACAGCATCTTCGCTGATAATCTGGTAGTACAAATGAATACGACCTTCACCACGTACATACTTCTTATCATCTTTGAACAACGTACCGAGCTTGTCACAGTTAACAATACCACGATGCATACGGTTGATGTCGAGGTAATTAACTGGTGAACCCCAATAGTCCTTGTCTTCGCCCACTACAAAGTGATTAGCTTGTTTGTACGCACGAATGACACACATATCGTCAGCTTCACGATCAGTAATGATGTCAGCCTTATAACGACGTTCCAGATAATTGCTCACTTCGTCAAGATGGAAAGGTTTCACAAGGTTGTCACGATTACCTTTGTATTTCTGCAAGGTACTCCATTCAACACGCTGACTATCACCTTTACCCATGTACATCTCGTAAGTCTTTGCACCACTGGCTACAATAATGTCATCAACCATACATTTAGCGGTGTGCAGAACGTTCTGTATTGGCTCAGGAACAACGATATCTTCAATGTCGAAGTCTTCAGGCAACCAAGGACTATCACGTTTCGTATTCTCTTCAGCCAGAATACCACCGGCTTTCTTCTTATGATGACCCCAGAAGGCTGTACGACTCTTCGCCTCAAATGTTTTACTGGTATCACCTTTCAAAGTCGCACGGATTGTTTTCTTCTCACCTACGTATGCTGCTGAATATTTGAACGCATCAAGGTCAACTACAGCATGATTTGGAACTTCACTCATAAATTACCTCAACAGATTCAATACCGATAAGTCCTTCTGACTCAATGTTGTCAAACTCTTCACCCATACCTTCCAATCCTTCAGTTGCGTATTTCTCAGCAACTTCATAACTTGCATAAACGGCATCTCGATTTAAACCCAAATCCCACTCGCACCAAATCCTGTACATTATGGACGCACCCGATAAGTCAGACTGTTACGGAATTGAATCTCATAAGCTGGGTCAAGAGTAAGCCAACCAATGTTGGTAAGCATTTGGATTGTTTCACCCTCATCTTTGGCCTGTTGCAACCATTCAGGAACAACACCATCTTCTACAACTTCAAATACATAGCTCATACTGTTCTCCTTAATTAACTTGTGCAAAAGTGATCACATCAGCATCATCACCCGTAAGTTCTTTGAACTCAGAGATAAGTCGGTCAAATGACTTGTAATCTGATGGGTCTACCTCAAAACCAACATACCAACCACGACCAGAGTAATAGTTCTCACATTGAACAGCCAGCGGGAACCCTTGGTCATGCATTGCTTGAATGTCGTCCCCGTATACAGCATCAAGCTCGCCTGCTTTCAATAAACCTTTTGAGATTAGATATTGCTCAACATCGTCTTTAGAATCACCAGCGTAAATACCAATGTAAGTCATTGCATCATACGAAGCCATTACAAACTCTCCTTTGTAAACTGTACACCAGTTGGAACCAACTCATATTCACTAACTCGCTGTGTAGTGCTGTGTTTCACTTTAGCAATAGCCGCTGACTTGGATACATACACACGAGTACCTTTACCGTAAACCCGACGACGTTCACCAGTTTCAATATTCTCAACCAAATACACTTTCATTTATCAATCTCCACAAACAAGAAAGCCCGCTCAATGGCGGGCTATTTGTACACTCAAGTTGTCTGTATTAAGAATTGTAACCCGTCAATTCTTCATACTTAGCAAATACCGCTGCTGCTGCGAACTTTTTCTCTTCAAAATCTCGCTTGGCGTGAAGCTGTGCGGCTTTGGCAATTAGTTTGATTACGTCTTTATTGATTCCTTTTGGGTTTTCATCTTCTTCGTATGTTGCATCTTTCTTCAACTGGGAGATGTCAGCAGCCAACACCAGTTTATCAGTTTCCAACTTGGTGAGACGTTTGAACAAATCATCTTCAGTAAGTGTTACGCGCTCAACAGCTTCTGCATCTTCATAATCATCGAACATGTCTTGTTGACTCATTTTACTTCTCCTTGAATTTTGCTGAGGTACTTGAGGAACGTGTTGGCTGAATCAACACCGTAGTTGGTGTCATCATAATCGTCAGCATCATAATCAACACAAGCCGCACGATCAGTTTTGTAATCAGTCCACCAAGCATTATAAGCAGCCGCCAGTTCTTCAAACGTCATTGTAATCTTTGACTTACCCATTAGTGCAACTCCACATATTGAACGTAAAAATGATCACCACCAGATAGTTCACAAAGCTCTACTTGTCGTTCATGTGCTTTATAAATATCGGTGAATGCTTCAAGTACAATGTCGTCACCTTTTTCGGTGATCAACGTAACTAGCCCAATCTCTTTCATCCGATCACCACTTGTTTAATAACCCATTCACGTACTCGACCACGGTAAGTCTTCTTTACATCTTCAATAAAGTCATGTGCTGTCTCATATTGCATGTTGCCACCAAATTCAGCAGACTCAAAGATTCTACCTGAGTCACCACTCTCCATTGTGAAATAACCAATCACAACACAAGTTTTAACATTACTCATACATCTCTCCTTGAAAGTGTGGGTTGCCTTATGACAACCCGTTATATCAAATTACTTTCTTAGGTCAATTAGAAAGGTACGTCGTCATCGAACGAATCAAAGTCGATTGGGGCAGCTTGTTGTGCTGGTTGTTGTGCTGGTTTAGCCTGTTGTGCTTGTGGAGCACTGTTAGTACCAGTTGCATCACCAACTTTAACCTTACCGATTTCAATCAGTGCTTTCTGTACATCACTACCTTCGAAGTCTTCAGCCATTTTCATGGTATTGATTACACTAGCTCGCAGGTTCTTCAGCACTTCAAGATCTTGTTCGCCATTGAAGTTGACAACATACATATGCTTCTCATCCAATACAGGGACCATCTTCTGCATTGCTTTAGGAACTGGACCGTTGAATGCCAGTTTCTCATTCAGGTAGTTCTTACCAGCATGTTCATTCAGATAGACATGAACGTTAAACATTGCAGCTTCACCAATCAAGTTACCCAACATTGCTGGTTTGAAGTTACCTTGTGCATCAAGTTGGTTAGTTGCTTGAGCCAGTTTGAACAAGATAGTGTTGTTCTTAAAGCCCCAAGTACCATCGTCATTGCGTTGTTCACGCAGACTGTATGGCTTACCAACTACTTTACCAACACCCTTCAGACCGAACTCGTTGTTCAACAGAGCACGGAATGGAAGTTCTTCACCAACTTTATTCTCATCAAAGAACTGACCTTTGTTAACCAGAGTGTCAGGGAAATCAACAGTGAGTGCCGTGCAACGTTGTGCTTTTACAGGCCAGCGTTTGCACAGAGTTGGTACATTGTTTTGACCATGGGGAACAACTTCGAAGTATTCTTTCGATTCACCACGAGCAGCTTTTGCTTCTACTTCAGCTTTCTCAGCATCAGTACCTTTCCATTCCATACGAGCATCTTCTTGTGTCTGAAGCCCTAGATCGATCACGCCAGATACAATACCAATGAGTGCTTCAGGCTTCTCCGAACAACCCACAGCATCGACTACATGCTTGGATAGAGCATCAAAATCCACATTAGCCGTCTCAGGATTGGATTGTGGGGCAGGTGCGTTAAATACGAATTTCTTAGCCATGTTTTAAATTTCCTTTTGCGGATACTATTTGTGCTGTATGGAGGCAGCGATTTGTTTGTTTGCAGATTACGATCTTCACTCAACGTAATCCACCATTATACAGGTATTGAGAATGATTTGCAATACCTTTTGACTCTTTTACATGAACAACGATGCGATGTAACCAAGTACCAACGCCATGAGCGTAATACTAAACTGATAAACACTCCGTTGAATAAATGTACGCTTAATCAACACTTCAGGTTTGAATAACTTTGGGTGTCGAACTTGGTAGTAAGTAACCAGCAAGTTAATACCAAAAGCTTGTACCATCGTGATGGGGACTACACCCAGTGGGACTACAAACCAACCCCAGAGTGATGTGATTGTGAACAACATCAGTAGCATGTTGGTGATTACAACAAGAGTATAACCAATGTATTTCATCAGACACGCTCCCATACTTTGCTGACAATCTTCTTTTCAACCAGTTGTACTTCAAACAACTCAGAACCACTGTCTTCGAAGCTGTAATACCAATCAGTGAAAGGGCTACCACTGCGACTAACTGTCAGTTCAAAGTACTTACCAGTACTTTCTTGGAAGTATACGTTGGTCATACGTTGATATTTGTTATCAACGTCCCAATCACCCTCTTCCTGAAGAACCAAACCAAGTTCTTCGTTCATCTCCTCACGCCAAAGATAACGAGTTTGATCACGACTCAGTTCAATCTTGAGTCCAGTACTCATCGTACTACTCGCTCCAGAGTGATCTTTTGCAGGATACGAGGAACAGGGTTGGCACCTGTGTCGCGATAACTACGTTGAATGATACGAGCAGATTCACGAGTTGCTGTTGCAATACCACCAACTTGATATGCATATTTCTTTTTCATCATTTCTCCTTATTAAGCTTGTTGTGCACGAGTACGGAAGATATCACCGTGCTGTTGATGATCGTTCATGAACTTACGTGCATAGAACGCTGTGTGGTTGTTGCTCAGTTTGAACACGTCATCAGAGACAGTGCTGATATTAACTTCCCAACGAATTCGTTCAACGATCAATGCAGCACTCAGTTTCTTACGACCGAGGTTAATCAAATCGTTAGCGAATCGCTTGAACAGGAAATAAACACCCGGATTCTCAGAGTCAAACTTCTCGAACTTATCTGCTAATGTTACAGCCACTTATACTTCTCCTACAATTGTTTTCAACAGTTCAACACGCTCATTTAACTCACGTTCATCAAAGCTATACGAAGAACGATCTGTTTGTTCAACTTGACGTTGAACGAAAGCAATCAACTCTTCATAAGTGTATTCTTCCACGTCCCACTGACCTTCCAGACCATAGCAAGAGCAGTGACTACCAGAGTTGTAGATGAATACGTCTTTCTCTTCATCGTAGCCCCAGATGTAACCAAAACCGCTGTAATCTTCATACGAATAGAACGAGTAGAAGATATGCAGAGTTTCAGGCATTTGTGGAGCGTCAGGATAACAGCCTTGTTCGTAGTCGTAACTACCACACTCTTGATATTGATTGAACTCACTAACTTGATCTTCGCGAGTCATGAACTCACCAGAAACAATACGGTCAATCAGGTTTTGACGGTTGGTCATCATACTTCTCCCATTGGTAGCAGATAAACTTTAGACACTTCCTTCAAATCAAAGGTATAACAAGTATCCATCAAGTTTCTGTTGATCACTTTGAACTTACCGTTCTGTACAGCAAAAGCATGTACAGGGTTGATATGTTCAGGTTTATAACCTTTAGCACGACCTTTCCAATGAATGATGACTTCAAGTTTCAGATGTTCTGGAACAGTATGAATGAAGTCATCACCTTTAATGTTGATGGTTGGTGCTGTTAGTTTATTCTTCTTGCTCATGTTATTCCTTAATCAATTCAACTTGGTCAGCAGCAAAGAAATCCCAATCATAAGTATGATCGAAACGAACTGTAGCCGAACAATCCAACCACGATGCAGTTCGAGTCATAACCTCACCAACAGGAACGTCATAACTAACACCTACACCGTTGAAAGTAACCTTATCACCGATTTTCAGTTCTTTGAATTCAGATTGCAACATTGGTCAAGCTCCTTATGCGGTGAAGGCTTGAACACGCTTCAGAACACGATCCAGCTTACCGATGGAACCAGTAGCAGCCAGAACACGCTTCTGAGCTTCTTCGATTGCACGCTCTTCTTCATCAATCTGCAATTGAATCTGATTGATCGCGTCACCCATTTGGGTTTCAGCTTTGGTAAATGCAGACAAAGCATCTTCAACCAGTGCTTCATGGGAAGTAACTTTCTTACCCAATACGAAGTTAGAAGCGTTTACCAAGAAGTTACCTACGGTTGGTTCGTTACGAGTGGACATTTTATTCTCCATTTGTTCAAGTGTGCGTATTATACGCTTGTGGTGTACGGTTGTCAAACTATTTATGCAGCAATTGCCATTGTGTTTACAAATTCTTTTTGTCGGGTGCTGCCCGGTGTACCACCTTGTGGTGGAGTTCCGTCAGGACCATCACCCTTCGGTTCAAGGTGTGGATTCTTCTTGCGTTGTTCTGCATTGTAACGATGAATCTGACCAGCAAAGATCATGTGGTGATCACGATTCATCGGGAATGACAGATCATACACAGCTTTACTCACGCTTGCAACAGAAAATGTACTAAGACCAAGCTCTTGAACCTTGACAAACACAGCACTCATACCACCAATACCAGTCAGTGTAGCAATGTTACCTTTGATTGTTACATTCATCACGGAATACTCTTGTTGATTTTCTTCAATTGTTTGATCAAGTCTTTACCTTCGTCTTGATCAAAATCACCACGAAGGGATGTGAACAACTCTTTGATCAGGGTCATAGTGAAATCACCGTCTGCCATATTCAAGTCAAGGGCTTTCACCAAATCAAGGGTGTTTTGTTCAGTATTCATTGCACCAAGGATATCACCAATCTCCATTGATGAACACACTTGAAGCTTTTTACCTACCAACTTATTTAACTGACTCATTTCACTTCCTCAACTTCACCGTTCCAAAATGGCCAATCTTGGGTTTTGTCAGGATCACCATCCATTTGAACATTGTAAAGTGCAGCAAGATCACCTGTTGGGTAAACATGCACAATAGTCCCGAAATTACCAACGTCGAGGAAAGGGTATCCATCTTCCACACAGCTCAAATAAGCGACGGTTGCAACTTTAATACGATTACCAACCTTAAGGTCTTTACTGGTATCCATCATTTTGTTCTCCAGTGTTTCGTTGTTTACTGTTGATGACGACCATTCTACGTGATCATGATCGACTGTGCAACGACTATTTTACGATTTCTCGACAACTCATACAGATGAAGACATCAGGTCTATCAAAACTGTTCAACCTGTTGCATCTGAATAGGTCACCATGTCCAAACAATCTGCAAAGAATTTTCATTTCAGTTACTCGTCATCGTCCATTTCATCCAATTGTACATCACCATTGATAGCTGCTACCAGCTTCTTAGCTTCAGCCACGTAGTAATCATAGTTGATTCCCCAGCTAAAGTCACCCATGTCATTACAAGGAGTCACGTTCCACTCTTTATCAATAGACATACGACGATCACCCTCAAGCTCTTTACCTTCCAATGCAGGCATAAGTTTAATCAACTTACCACCATGAACCGATGGATAGTACCGGCAGATGTTTTGCAACTGCTTTTCTTCACCTGTCTCTTCATTGAACAACACCAGCTTAGAGCTTCTAGGAACCTTTGTACGCAACATAAAGTCGAAAGGGTCATCATGCTTACGGATCAAGTCTTCAGCGTCTCCAAGGCCAAGCAGCTCGTGCACAGCAGCCATCTTGACGACCAATGCTGATTGGTTCTTATGCCAATCCAAGTCTTTAAACTCGTATGCACCTTTACGCTTCACTTCACCACCTTTGAATACAGCAATGTAGTTGTTTACGTTGGCAGACATCATCTTGTCATACAGAGCGCCTTCCATCTCTAATCCAGTCAGAGTCTCCCATTCAGTTACCAGCTTGTCAATGAGTTTCTTTGTCTTAGGATCTTCAGCAGCCACAAACTCAAAACCATCCGTGTTGCACATAAGTACTTCTGCACCCACTTGAGCAATCAGTTTCTCCATCAACATACACAGAGACAGTTGACCATTGATCGTAATGCTCATCATGAACTTAGGATCATACATTGGACTGAACTCATCACCAGAAGCACCATATGTACCATTGAGTGCCAGCTTCAAAGCTTTGTTCAACGCAGACTTCTTGTGGTGACTACTACGTTCGATGTACAAATCACCATACACATTACAGAACAGTACGTCAAGGTGCTCAGGGTAAATCTTGTTCTTGATACTCAGGTTTGGATAATACGACTTTACGTCAAGTGTGTAAATACGTTTACCATCACCAGACTCAGTAACACCTTTCTTGCACCCGTGAATCCCACCCGTTCCAAAGTCATACTGGAAACCATCAATAACCACATTGAGTGGACTGCTGTTAGTTTTCTTGTCATCAATACCAGCTACACCAGCTGTAATTCTCCAGCAGAACCAATAACTTGCAGCACCCTTTGGACTCTTGAGTTCAACAGCTTCAACCCAACCAAGCGGGTGCTCAGCCAACATCTCAAGTACATGTGCCTCAGTCGGAACATAACGCTTGTTCTTTGCACCTTGTTCTGGGCAATTGAACTTCTTCATCTTGACTTTCATGTTCGCATACTTTGCCACATCACCAAGCTGATGCTCTTCCAAATCAGAGAATACACCGTTAGTCTCAGTGATTGTCTGTTCACTAAACCACTTGTGGATGGCTTGGAACTCAGGACGATCAAACTTGATGTAAGGAAGAATACACTCACCTAGATCAATAGACTCACGTTTGGTCTGCTGCATCTTACGCACCATTCGTGGACCTTTCTTTTCCATCTTGAAACAAATACCGGGTTTAGCAGCTTCCAACCGTTGTACGAATAGTTCCTTTCCCAATTTCGTATCATTCAGATTTGTACAATCGAAACCGAATTGAGCAGTAAGCTCATTCCTCATCTTGATTTCATCAAAAATCTTGTAGTAGAACTTTAATGTTTCCATAACATCGTGTTTGTTGTACTCAATCAGAACATCTTTCTGCTGGTCATTCAAACGCATCCCGACCGGAAATGGTAAGTCTTCGATGTTCTTAGATCGCATGTTGAATTCCAACATTTTCAAACTTGTCATCTTTGCTTTATTATCGAAATGTTTTATCTTAAACAGGTCAACCTGTTTCAACATTACTTCGCTGGATCTAACAGCAGTGCCGAACTTGTTGAACTTCATCTGTTCGAACATCTTGCAGACTTTACTGTATATTTCAGAAGCTGTAATGTTGAGCTTCTTTCCTTCTTTCCTTGCTACTTTACTTTTCTCCAAAATGTCATGTAGCACTGGATAGTCAAACCCTAAACCGTTGAAAGAAATCATTCGAAAATCGTTCTTGGCAATATTGCGCATGAACTCAAGCATTTCCTCAAGTTCATTTTTCCGGTCTGATATTTCATAGGTCCTCATACCTTTACCATTTGCAAAGCAAGCTGAGAAAGTGAAGCAGTTCGGATAAGTTTCTAAATCGTAGCAAATATCATTTTTAAAATATTCAGTCTTACCATCAGGCAACAGACCAATAAGGTCATCAACCATTACATTTCTCCTTTACCTTTTTCTTGAAGAACCCGTTTGAGTCAACCCACTCCAAAAACAGAATTACATTTTCATAAGCAGTATTCTCACAATCATACCGACCGATAAACTTGTTTATGAGTTCACCTGTTTCTATCTCACGGTACGAAACCATGGCTCGCCACTTGTCACGAGATTTATCCCAAGCTACTCCATAAAACTGAGATGTCTTGTTTCGTCGAATAACCTTACCAACTGGACTTAAATTCATTCTAGATTTCGCGTATTTGAGTGCAGCGTTGTCACCTTGCTCAATTTTAACAGCTTTAACACTGTTATACAATTCAACAGCTAATTCTTTATCCTCTTTATTGAAATTACCAATTAGTTTTGTTTCACCATTCAGTACAATTTGCGCCACCCACATGTTATATCGGTCACACCAACTTACACCCATGTCGCCTGAGTTATTTGAGATACCAATACCCATGTTGTTCTGCTGTGTTTTCTTATCAACCCATCTGAAATTTAAAGGACTGTACCCTTGATCGTTGTTTTCACGATCCAAAGTAGTACCAAAAGGTCGATCACCAACCACACCAATAAAGTTTTTGAATCCTAATGGATTATCCCAACGCCATTCATTAGACACATAGATACCTCGACCACCATATCTGTGATAAGCCTTATGCTCAGGATTGAAACATCTGACATTCATCATTCTCCATGTCACAAATAGATAATGTGTTGTTATGTTAACAAGTCCTACTTGAGTTACATATTTTATCATTCTCTTCTCCTAATAAAACAAAGGGGACCGAAGTCCCCTATATTAAAACTCTACTTCTAGCACTTGTGGGTTCAATGTCTTATCAATGTGTTTGTTCAACCAATTGTTATAATCCATTGTCTGACGGGTTTCGATGTCATAAATCAGTTGCATAATCTCACCAGTCTCACCACCACGACACTTCGGAAGATCCACATGTGTCAGGTTACGAATGATTGGATCTGGGTTCATCTTATCCCGACTGATCACAATGTTGTACGCACCTGATTGTACAAACGTACCACTACCTAATGCATCATATTCTGATGCTTTCCGCCACGAACCATCTGAGTTCTGAGGTTTACGTGTGTGCAGAACGTTTACAATCGTAACACCAGTCTTGACAATCTGTTTCTGCCACCGCATGTGGTCTTCTTGCATATCACTGTTAGCACCACGGAGAATGTCGGTCAGTACGTCGATTACAATGATCTTACAACCGTGTTGATGAATCAGTTTTTCAATCTGGCGTTCAAGCAGTTTAAGGTCACCATCTCGTTCATCCAAGATTGCATAACGTGGTTGACCAGTATCATCAACAAGCAAGTTGTCATACAGTGCTTTAACATCTGGACGATCAAGATACTCAAGAATATCAGCACCTTCACCAATCCATGCCAAGTTCTTCTCAAGGTGAAGTGAAAGCAAGTCAAGAGTATATTGACCTTCAGTCATTTCCAAACTTACAACACCAACTTTCTGTGGTGCGTTAAACATCCAGAAGTAGTTGAGTCCGTTAACGTGTGTCGATTTACCAACAGATGTGTCACCAATGATATTGACAATAGAACCCTGACGAATACCACCTTTCATTGCATCTTGTACAGCTTTCCATTCAGGTGGAAGTTGAATACGTGGACGCATCAGTTCTTCACGAACAGAATCCATCGAATCAGTACTTTCTTTAATACCACTAGCAATCAATGGTTTGGCATTATAGAAGTCACGAACAAATGTCGATGCAAGCCCATCTTCCAACATCTTGTTTGGATCTTTACCAGTCCAGACAACAACCTTAACTTTCTCTTTCGGTAATACTGCTGCAATGTCAGCAGCTGCTTTACGTCCAGCTTCATCATTATCCATACCAATGATGATTTGTTCATACATATCAAAGAATGAATACTGAGCAGCAATCTGCTTAACTGCACTGTTCTCACCACATGTTGGACTAACAACATGAACAGGAGCAATGTTACCTTTACCTGCACGGTTCTCATCATGCATCTGATATGCCGCAACTTTATCCTCTTCACCACCAACGATCAAGATATACTTGTTATGACCAGAGTATTTAATCTGACCACTTAGTTGGTTCTTACCACCAGTACTACCGACATTACCAAACCGGAAGTCTTTAGGGTGATTACGACACTTATAACCAGCCAACTTACCTTTAGTGTTTGTCTCAGGATAGTGACGACTAATTACTTTACCATCGTCATCTTTCTTAGTTAGGTGACCGAAGAACTTCAGATATTCATCTTTAATCCCACGATAACCCATACCATTGTAACCACTTACTTTTCGACCATTGATTTCCCGGTGAGCGCTTTGAATGAACGCTTTAACTTCCTCATCACTCATTGCTGGAAGACAATCAATTGTCTGTACTTGCCCATCACTCACTTTCTTTCTCTCCTCTTGAAATTGCTCATTTGTTAAACCAAGAATACCCAAGGTAATGTCACGAGCTTTCTTGAACTCAACCTTAACGTCCAGACCTTCACTGTCTGCAACAAAATCAATTACCGTACTTCCAGCACCGCACCCGAAACAGTAATAAGTATTCTGGTGATGGTAGACATTAAATGATGGACTATGTTCTTTATGGAACGGGCATAGAATTTTGTCACTACCATCATATTTAGGATGATAATGTTTAATTACCTTTTGAATCAAACTTTCAGTCAAACAATCTCTCCTCTAGTATTTGTCGCAGTTAAACTCATAACCCTCTTCAATCATAACTTCTTTTAGCGCTGCAACTTTCTCAGCAAAGTCATATTGTTTACGATCACTATAGAAAGCCATACCACGCATTGATAACCAATCATCACGCATCCAGACAACACCTTTATTACCAGCAGTGTCTTCAAGGTTGTCGATGTCTTTCATCATTTGCATGTCAATCTTGGTAAGATCAAATTTCATTGTGCTTTCTCGATGTCATTAATTGCATTTGTCAGTACTCGATAGAAATCTTCAGGTTGTTCCCAATACCAAACATTACTGAATCCACGACATTCTATAGTTTGCTGACTAAAGTCAACTTGCAACCTGTATTTGAGCAGCGCTTGCAATGCCCATGCTTGATCACTCATTGTTAGCTTCCCATTCTTTTATGTACACATCTGGATTATCAATCCAATGATGAACCAAAGAATCTTTCAACAATCTGATCCAACGATCTTGACGTTTGACAGAAAGATCATAAGCTTGAAGTTTATCTTGAGCAGCAAGGACTGCTTTCTGAAGTTTATCTCTTTCGTTTTGGTAATATGGAAGCTTGCGATTTGACAGGATCATTTCAAGTTCATCTTGACGATCCAACTCATGACATCTCAATCTACTCATCAATGTTTCTCCACAAACCAAGTAAACCCACGAAGTCGATGTAACAACATATCAGCTGCTGACTCAGCAGTTTTACGATCTGAATAAGTGATGCTGATAGTACCCATACCAACCTCAACAACAGCATTAGGCCATGCATCGTTAAATAAATCAAGCTCATTGAACAAACTTGTACATACGCACCGAGCATCAAAGTCAATCATGTAAGTGTGACTTGCTTTATACCGCATTACATTTACCTTTGAAGTTAAGTAGGAACGAACGCAGGTGAGTTCGCAGTTGTTGAGTGTGACCATAAGTCCGTGTTAATTTAAGCAACTCATCAACTTGATCACGAAACTCATGATCTTTCATCGGTACTTTTGGTGCTTTGATTTCAGGAAGCATCTCAAGTGCATAGTTGATACTCTCGATCTTAACCTGACGATAATCTAGCGCCTGATTACTAAAAGGGTCCATACCGAAAGGTACACACATTGGATCACTTAACTCGCGAAGGTTCTTCTCAAGAAGTTCTTTGTATTCTTTCAGACCGTAGTTCATACCACTACCTCACATAGTCCAACATTACACTCAGGAAGACTGTCAAGCTGTCTATCGAAGTCATCCCAGCTAAGGTATTGGGCAACAGCTGCAAGCTTTGTAACCTCATCCCAACCCTCTTGTACGCCACTTGACATCCAGTGTCGAAGCTTGCGGTAACGATCAGCGTCTTTACGGACGGCTTCAAATGGAGATTCACGATTCTCGATAATACTCACTCTCAATCTCCGATCAACATTTCATCAAGGCGACCACGAGAGTCGAGGTTCAGGGTTTCACTACGACCATGACAACTCATAATCCCATAGTCGTACGAAATAAATCCAGCAGCGATTACATCACGGTCAATACGTTTCCAGTTGCCATGTGATTGGTTCTTCAATCGACTGACGGCATTTGCAAACACATCATGGTTCACAGACTTAGGAAACATGAACAGTTCCTCTTTACCATCTTCATCTTGAGTAACTACGTATTTCATTTACCCATCCTCTTGAATGCTGCTGTCCACACCTTGAAGTCGTTACGTGCGTGGTCAGAAATGTATTCACCCTCATACTGCTGTAGGTGAATGCTTGCACGACCACGCATCCCACGACGAATCGAAGAGCTGTATTCTTCAACATACCATTCTTCAAATGCGGTCTTGATTTCTTCGGTAGTCATGGTCGTGCTTCCTTTGTGAATTTTTCATCTCTTGAGCGCTCATTCTACGCCCGGTGGTGATACCTGTCAACAGCTATTTTCACTTTCTTTCAGGTATGAAAAAGCCCCACACAATGGCGGGGCTAAATCTTATTTACTCAGTTGAATGTTACCACGACCACGTTTACGACTCTTTGGTGCAGACACCTTGAATGCTTTGTGACCAGCGGTTTGGGTGGTGCCTTGTGGATGTGCTTGTTCGTAGAAGATTTTAGCCATGTTGTGTTACTCCTTATTCAATTTGATTTGTTCGTTAATACTGGTGTTGATATCTTCAAGTGCCTTATTACGTTCTGCGTCATATTCAGCACCAGACTTTGGTTTCATCAGACGATCAACCATTGGTGAGTCATTGACGTGGAACTCAGGATTTGGAAGTGGTTTAACTGTACCTTTCGGCATGTAACTTGGTTGAATTTGCATGTAAAGTAGGCTGGTAACAATGAAAGTCACAGCAGCAATACCTTTCCACTTCCAACCTTGTATCTTGTAAACAACAATACAACCAAGTATCGGAATCAGTACAGAAATCAGGTTAATCAGGAAAATCATTACAACCCCTTAACTGTGAAGAATGTTTTCCAACTCAAGCCATGACCGTCTGGTTCCAAAGTATATGTCTCACCATCAATGTAGACATACTCACAGTCAACGCCACTCACTACAACTTCAGAACCGATCCTCAAACCATCAGGGTCACCACCTAGTTCTTCAATCTCGCCAAAAGGTCTAGTTACAAGAATCTTACCAAGCATGTCAAACTCCTTAATGAATGAGCGACCGCATATAGTCAGCCGCTCATATTCAATATTACTTGTTGTTGTCACGCATGTCCATGATCATCGAAGCACCTTGACCACTGCTACCAAAAACCATTGTTTTAGGGTATGCACCATCCCAAGCTTCAGCTTTGATCTTTTCAATTTCCAACTCTTTGATTCGCAGGGATCGTGGATCTACAGCAGCAGCCAGTACAAGTTGAGCTTGTGCTTCAGTCTCAGCTTTCTCTTTGTCAATTGCACGTTGCATTTTAGCTTCTTGCAGTTCACGAGACAGTTGGACTTTACTCACTTCAAGTTGTGCTTCTTCCTGAGCAATCATCTCACGACGTTTGGCACTGTTCTCTTGAGCCTGAGTAATGATTTCTGGATACTTGATGTTAGTCAAACCAGCATATCGAACAGTAAACGGTGTACGTGCACCCATGACTTTCGACAACAGTACTTGGATATCAGCGTTGATCTTCTCACCATTAGAAGCAATTTCAGAAATGGTGTACTTGGTCAGATAAGATCGAACTTCAGCTTGCAGCACCTGCTTACCGTAAGTGTTGTAGATACTCTCACCAGAGATTACCGACAGTTGATCACCTTGTGTAACCTGTGGAAGCTTGTTGAACAAAGGCTCAGCACGTTGTGGATCAACAGCCAGAGTAGCACGAAGGTCAACCTTGATGTTCAGCTTGTCAGCTGGAATGAAGATTTCCATTGGCTCGACATAGCTCTTATCCGTGTTGTCCATGATTACCATTCGATCACAGTAGTTCATGCATGGTGACAACCGAAGTTTCGAAGTCGGAATCAAACCTTCTTGATAACCGTCTTTTGTCATGATCTTACCAACAAAACCCGGCGGTACTTCAACTCGCTCACCACAACCAACCATGAGTGTTGCAGCCAGTGCCAGTGCGGAAGCTTTGATCAGATTGCTAAATTTCAAGTGTTTCTCCTAGTGTTTTAAAATGTTGTATCAAATAAGGTGGCACAGAAGGGAGTCGAACCCTTACTCCTTACGGAACCGAGTCATCGATACTGTCACCGTAATCGATTCATCAGAATGTCTACCAATTCCATCACTGTGCCTTTTGATGTCACCAATTATACAGAGGTTGGTACGCATCGTCAAGCTTTATTTTCGTTTTGTTTTAAACTCGTTGGGAATCAATGCAAGTTGGTCAACAAGTGTAGCCATTACACGCAGATCATTTTCACGTTGTACATTACGTTCTTGCATTGCTTTCAAAGACTGTTCCACAAATATCCCCTAATGGTAAGTTGTTGTTTGAGTTGGTGAAGTCTACGCTAGTCGTTTCTTCAAGTCAACAATTTCTTGTTCGAGTTTTACAATCCGTTCCAACAAGTTACCTTTGTACAACTCTTCATTGTCATCGCTGAAATCAACTTCAAAGTCTGGTTCATCGTCATGATGAAAGACATCAGATCGAATCCCAACTTCATAGTTCTGATTTGCAGACAACATCAGATTACCCTGCCCGAAGACTTCATACATATCATGGTGACGATGGTTGTACCATGAATGATATTCAACCAAGACTCGTGCATCACTAATAACCTCTTTTACAACTCCAAAACAACCATGAGCGAGTGGGTTACTAACATCACGAATCTTTACTCGGTCATTCACTTCAAGCTTACGATACGCCACTTAATTTCTCCTGTCGATAATTTGGTTAGATGTTACCTGAAGTTCTGAGATAGTCAACTGCTTTTCGCATATCACCACCAGAGTGCTTCAGAGCCTTGTGACAAGACATCATACCTTCCCCTGTATATTGCCTCAAGTCACGGACCATCTCTGTTGTAATCGCAACTTGAGCCATCAGAGTGTCAAGCTTTTCCATCTCTACCAGCATGACCAATTGCTTTAATCGTCCTGTGCATCTGGTGAAGCTTATCTTCTATCGATGGCATCTGCAAGCAATTCCTTTAGGTTTCCATGTTCCACATTCTTGACACTCTGTCTTTCCGTGTCGGGCGATGAGCATAATGAAGTTATCCAGCCAGTTTGTCAACATCTTTCTTCTCCCATGCATCCTTTATGTATTGTGGGTTCATCTTACCGTTCTCTTGTTGCATGAACCATCTCATGAATTCAGGAAGGTTGTCAATCTTTGTGTTACTGACATTCCAAGTACACCAATCTAACATGTCTTGACGATAACTCTTATCCCATAAGGCTGTTGTAGGTCTTTCCATACACTGCTTCTCCTATATCTTCTTAGATCAAAAGTCAGTAGACAGACTGATCCTACAGGGTCCATACACCAATAACTTGATGCCTAAGAACTCTGTTTGACTATCTGACTGACTTTAACGTCTTCTTGAGTCGTTGTCAGGCTACATTATGTGTAGCAACAATGCAAGAGCATTGCTAGATTGTTCACCCCTCCCGTTTCCGGTATGATCCCCTGTAGTGAACTCAGACTGAGGTTGGCCTAGGATCGTCCCTCTTCATAACCTTTAACACTGGACCGGTGAGTGCGAGACATTTCTTTTCCAGTGCGAGAAGCTTTATCTGCTTCAAGGTTGCCCATTCTACAGAGGTGAACTGATTTTGTCAATAGGGTTGACAGGCTGAGTGTAAGGTGTATGATGGACCACACCTAATAGGAGACAACAAAATGAAATGGAAAATTGATTACGTTTGGACCAAGATTGAATCTGTGATTCCAGATGCTCGGTCTTTCGGATATGCAATCCCTGAAGCGTTGAAAGCCGCTGCTATAGAGTTGTTCATCCTAGATGAAGGTCACCATAATGGTAGCTTCAGAGCTTACGTAATCTCTACTTGTCTGCTTGAGCTGAAGGCTGTAGGATATCTTACTGAAGGTACAATTTCTGAGGATTGGATATAATGAAAACACCTACCAACGTTAATAACGCACCAAAGAATGCCACACATTGGGCGCCTGAGACAGACCGTTGGTTGGAATGCTATTACAGGTTGGAGAATGGTTTGTGGTATCATGTGTCTGATTATTGGGCAAGTGATGTTGAAGAACGACCATATGGACTACCAGCTCAACACTGGAAGAATGATGGACAGCCAACTTTGAAACGTCCACTCACGGACTTGATTCCGTTGGAGAAATTGAAATGACCAGACTAAGTGGTTGGGTCATGGAAGACCATTGTTCCATGCGTTACGTGCTGGGAACTGATCGTGAAGAGATTGAGAATCGTGTTGCATTTATTGAAAAGACGCCTCGTGTGAGGGTTTCTCCTTACAATGGTGACTGGTTCCAAGATTACAAGAATTGGCAAGAAGGTCCAAAAGGTTGTTCTCCTGAATATGGACAGTATCAACCTAGTAGAGATTGGTGTGATGCTCGGTTGATTGAGATGGGTTACATTCTGACCGAGGATGAGTGAAATGAGTAGTCACGTTGCTGCTTACTACACTCATTTGATGAATTCTGTTGACACAGGTTGCCCAATGAGAGACTATTGCACCAAGGATGTTTACGTTTACGACATTTTGAGGAATTTGTAATGAATGAACGTATTATGATCAAGACGGAAAGCGATAAGGGTGTGCATTCGATCACTGGTTATGTCGATGGTAAAGAAGTGATCAACGCTTCCAACAAAGTATGTCAATCATGGGGCATTGGAAGCTCATCTACGCTACCTTATGACTTTATCCTAGCACTACTATACATTGAAGTCGCAAGTCAAGTGATGAACCATGCAAAGAGTCTCATGAGCTTTAGTCGAGGAGTTCGTGTTCAGGTTAACTCCTCTGCTGGGTTTAGTCGTGGTTCTAAAGGCACAATTGAATTTGTTGAACCAAACGGTAATCGTATTTGGGTAACACGTGATGGAAGCGATAGTCCAGCATATTTTCACCCAAGTGAGTTGGATATTATCTGATGAAGACGTGTGGTGCGAAGAAGATCAAGAATGGAAATGATTCACCTTGGGGTTGTATTGGTGGTAGCACTCCTCCTCAGAACCGTGTACAATTGGTTTCCAAACATATCAACAAGCCACTCTGGTGGCGAATAAAGGAATGGTTTAAATGAGTGTTATCGTACCAACTGATGAACAAGGCAACGTAGTTGCAATGTCAAAGATTCATCGTCTTATGAAAATCTCTGCATATGCAGGCGCTGCCAAAACGTCTACGTTGTGCATGGTGGCTGAGCAACACGTAGTCCCTAGCTTGATGTTGACCTTTAACAAATCGTTGGCTGACGAGGCTCGTGGACGCTTCCCGTCGTGGGTTGAGTGTCGAACAACTCATAGTTTGGCGTATGCTTCATTTGGTGCACAACTTCAGAAGAAACTGAAGCGTCCTCAAGGTGCATACAAAAACGTTGCTGGCACTGGTACAGAAATTGCCAAGTATTTCAAAACTGGTGATTTCAAATACATCATTGAAGGCGAGCGTGAAGCTCGGAAGATGAAAGCTGGTGGTGTTGGTGTTGCCATTAAAGAAACTGTTGCTAAATACGAACAGTCAGTAGATACTGAAATTGGATACAAACATGTGTCTACCGGCCCATGTGATCAGATTCTGCTGAAAGATGAAAAAAGTATGCGTGCTTACAAGTATCTCGTACTTAGCTGTGCACAGAAACTGTGGCATCTTCGTACTGACTTGCGTTCTGACGTACTTGCAACTCATGACACGTATTTGAAACTCTATCAACTTTCTAAACCTGATCTTTCTCGTTATGAAGTATTGTACCTTGACGAATGTCAGGATGTTAATGCTGTTGTTCTAGATATCTTCTTGCGTCAAGTTGGTCGTTGCCGTCTGTATGCAGTTGGTGATGGTTTCCAGAACATCTATTCGTGGCGTGGTGCTATGAACGCAATGCTTGAACTTGATTGGCCTGAAGTTAACTTGTCTAAGAGCTTTCGTTTTGGTCAGGATATTGGTGATCTTGCTGACATTGTTCTGGCTCGTGATGGTCGTAAAGTTACAGCAGTTAAAGGTTGGGAGAAGCTAGACACACAAGCAGTTCCTAAACATGAACTTGACCAGTCTGTTTGGGATGGTCAGTACACCATGTTGTTCCGTACTAATGGTGCCTTGATCTTTGAAGCAGTTGATTTACTTGAACAAGGTAAACGTGTCAATCTAGAAATTGATGTATCTGACTTTACCAAACTGCTTGATTCGGCAATTGAACTTCATCGTGGTAATCTTCCAAAGGTTAAACACGAAAGTCTTGTACAGTTTGCATCATGGGAAGAGTGTGGTACTGAAGCTGAAGCCGTACAAGGTGAATTGCTTCGTGTATTCAACATGGTTCAGAATGGTTCTGTTCATAAAATATTGAATGTGTTGTCCACTCATAAGAACTGTCAAGATCCTGACGTAACACTGACTACTGCTCACAAAGCAAAAGGTCGTGAATTTGACGTTGTTATTCTTGCTGATGACTTTCCATCACCATATGACCAGCAAGGTAAGTGGGTTGGTCTTCAGGACATGGAACGCAACTTGTTGTATGTGGCACTCACTCGGGTAATGAAGTTGTTGGGTTACAATCAAACTGTAATCCACATGATTGAACGATATAACCGATATAAAAATGTTGACGATGATTTTGATAAATTTGTGGGAAAGCAAGTACGTCAACTAGATCGTGAAGTAAGGGAGATGTTGGGGGATTAATGAAGTATATACTTTGGGTGTGGACACCTGCGGGTTACCAACGCATTGTCTGCAATACGGTTAAAGAAGCATTGTATTTGCGAGATAGTTTGAGGAGTATTGAAGATTGGAACTATATGATTTAAGGTTCAGTGACGGCATTAGATTTCATGTCAAAGACATTGAAGACTACAATATCAAAGGTACGTTTGACCCAAATGCTGCCTCTGATATTGAATTCTATGGGTATCGAGAAACAACATTCCAAGTGAGTGGTGTTGATTCGCTTGTGCGGATTATTAATTATGAACTCTGGTTACCTGACAATGAAGGGACCGTTGCTGAGTTCGCTAATTACTTCGATGACAAACTAACACTGATTGTTCAAGACGCAATTGATAAACAAAATGGAGAATATAAATGAGTGTGATCTGTAGTGTTGCACTAAACGATAGCGGTTTAGTCAATGCTCGTTCACACGCATCATATGCTTCTTGGTACAGCATGATAAACAGATGTTACAACTCTGCGTCTTTAAAGAACAGACCATCATATCTAGATGTTTCTGTTTGCATGGGCTGGTTACGATACAGCAATTTCAAAGAATGGTTTTATGAGAACCACTTCGATGGATTCACACTTGACAAAGATATACTAATTCCTTGTTCAAGAGAGTACAACCCTGAGTCATGTGCTTTTGTTACACCTAGATTAAATTCAACACTGAAAGGAATGAATTCTGGTGATGGTATTTTAGGTGTTGATTTTATTGAAGAAACTGGTAGATATAGATCAAGACTCGCAATAAAAATGAAGACCAAACATTTAGGTATGTTTGATAATTTGGTAGATGCTCAACGTTGTTGGTTGTCCGCAAAGTCAAAAGATATCATTGATCAAATTGATGAACAGAAAGATGAGCGTGTTAAAGTAAAACTAATTGAGTACGCTGGTAAAATTCAAAAGTGGGATTCCAGCGTCAAACCCGCAAGCAACATATTGGAGATTATAAATGGAACGTAAACTGGCTCGTGTTGTACAAATTGATTCACTTCACCCAATTTCTGGAGCAGACCGTATTGAACTGGCTCTTATCGGTGGTTGGCAAGTAGTTGTAGGTAAAGGGTTGTACACTGCTGGTGATAAATGCATGTATTTCGAAGTTGATAGTCTACTTCCAACTGCTCATCCTGCGTTTGCAGAACTTGCTACTCGCCTTAGTTCTAAACTGTTATTTGAGATTGATGGACGTGGTTATGCTCGTATCAAAACAGCAAAGTTGATGAAACATTTGTCGCAAGGTTTCTGTGTTCCATTGTCTGAATTGAATGTAATGAGTATTGTACCTGTTGATGAGGACTTCACCAAGACTCTTGGTATCCTGAAGTATGAGAAGGGTGAAGAGCGTTCAATGAATAACGCTGGTACTGCCGACGGTGTTAAAGGTCGTACTACTAAACCATTCCCATCGTTCATTCCCAAGACTGACCAGAACCGTGTGCAGAACATTGTTCCTCGTTACTTGCAGTCTGTTACAGATGGTGAGCTGTTTGAGAAGACATTCAAACTTGATGGTAGTTCGATGACTGTTTGGATTAAGAATGGTGTGACTGGTGTTGCTTCTCGCAATGTATCGTTCCGCATGCAAGTTGAGAACAAGGGTTTTGTTCAATCGTTCAAGGATTACTTCAAGCAGGTGAAGAAACATGGTTTCCGTCGTGCTAAGTTTGTTACACAACTTGAAGCCGATGTCAATGCGTTCACTCAGATGGCTAACAACTCTGGTGTTACTGATGCGCTTGTACGTCTGAACCGTAACCTTGCAATTCAAGGTGAAATGGTTGGTCCAAGCATTCAGAAGAACTTCGAAGGTGTCAAGTCTAACCAATTTTACATCTATGATATCTTTGATATTGACAGACAGAAATATCTATTGCCAACAGAGCGTGTTGAGCTAATTGCAAAATACAACTTGCAAGCTGTACCACCAGCTGGTATTGTAACTCTCCCAGCAACAGTTACCGACGCAATTGAAGATGCTGATGGTCCATCTGGTTTGAATGGTAAACGACGTGAAGGTTTTGTGTACAAGAGCATGGTTCGTGATTTCAGCTTTAAGATTGTGTCAAATTCGTATTTGCTGAAATCGGAGGATTAATGAATATTCGTGACTACGGAACATCTTGGTATACCGAACTTCAACGTATTCGTCAGCGACTTGATGATATCGAGAATGCTGAGGACTTCGACGAAGCAATCTTCTGTGCTCAAGAGTTGTCAGCAGATATTGAGACTCTTGAGCGAGAGATTGATACACAACTAGAACTTGGGATGGACGAAGAATGATTCTTGCAAGTCAAAGTGGAATGATGATAGCTTGTCGTCTGGTTAAAGAAAGTGATAAAGCATGGACCGTGAACTACAACGACAAAGCTTATCCTAAAAATGTTCGTGTTCCAAAGTCTGGTAACAGACAAGTGTTTAAAAGTGTAGATGATGCGTTGGATTGGATGAATGGTGATGAATAATTTTGTTTGTGTAGTTGGTGGTGCTTTACTCGGTATGATTGCAGCAGCTTTCTCAACATCGTATGTGTACAAGTTACAAGTTCACCAACCTGTTTTGAAATGCTCTACTGTTGTTAAGCAAAAGGTTGACAAGCGAGTCGAACCAACGTACCCTATTGGTACATTTGAACATGAAGTCAAGAGGACTGAGTAATGCAAAAGGTATATGTATTTGTAACTGATAGTGGTGATGGTAGTTCAGCAACATGGTTCACCCGTCTTGAGGATACACTTGAGCGTTTGGATAATGATGATCCAAGTTGGGTATATCAGAATGAAGGTGACTACCAAAATGTATTTACTTTTCCAGATGACCTTGATCTAGAAGCTTGTGGTTTTACATTCTTTGAGGATGAAATGTGAGTAACTGTCCCGGTTGTAATCTACCAATGATTGATGGTCAAGTATTCAATGGTCTTCTGAAGTGCCACTGGGACTGTCAGGATGTTGTACGGACTAACATGGGTGAAGCTAACGCTTTTGAACTAATCAAGCACAGAGCGGATGTCAGGCTGCGACAGGATGGGTTGTTCCCAGGTCATCACCTGTATGATAAACTTATGGACGCTACATTAGATGAGTATTTCAAATGACAGAGCGTATTGTTTATAGTCATAATGGTGAAGACTACAATGACCATACAGAGCATGATGTTATCCTGACTCTTGTCAATCAACTTCCTTTTGATGAATTTTATGTAGGAGCTAATCTTTCATATCACAAGGCTGAAGCTGTTAAGTTTAAACCGAGTGACTTTGTTCGTGTAGATAGCATCTTGGAAGACATGCAGTGTCAGGCTGACGACGATGGTGGTGAATATGCTGAAGACTTCACGTATTGCTCTAAAGAAGCTCAGGATGAGCTATACAAGCTTGTGAGTGAATGGGCTGACAAACATCTGGATTGTCACTTTTATCGAGTAAAGAATTCAGTTGAAGTACCTTTCGTTGTAACTGACGAAATGTATAAGGAGTTGATTTAATGGAATTCTTTATTCTATATCTGTTGATGATCCTTGAGAATGTTCAAGGTTGGTTGATCGCAGTAAGTATACTCTCTGGTGTAATAATTGGATGGAGTATGCTCAATGCACTTTTAGAAGGTGATCCTATACCACCTTTTTGCAAGTGGTTGATTCCAGTCTGTATTGTGTTATCACTTAGTGCAACACTGATACCAAGTAAGAAAGAAATGGCAATCATTGCAGCCGCTGGTGTGACATACAACGTGGTTACCAGTGATGCAGCTAAAGAGATTGGTGGTAAAGGTGTTGACCTTCTGAATAAGAAGCTTGATGAAATGCTGAAAGACGAACCGACACAGGTTGTTAAGTAATGGCTAAGATAGTTGAACTACCCGTGGTGACTGTAACTGCAAAGTTTACGGTAACAGAAGGTGAACTACGAGCATTGGATGCACTTGCTGGTTATGGTGATGACGCATTCATTAAAACCTTCTACGAGAAGATGGGACGGACTTACTTACAACCACATGAATTACATCTTCGTGAGTTTCTGAAGTCTATTCGTGATATTGCTAGTCCAATCCTAAGTCGTGCAGATGCGGCACGTAAAGCTTTCAACAAATAGTAGATGTGAAAAAGCCCGGACTCACAATGAGTATCCGGGCTTAGTTGTACTTATTGTTTTGTATTCTTCAAGTCAATTCGAAGTGCATCTGTAAGTCCACGGATGTCTTGACGCAATCCTTGTGTCTCACGAATCCATTGCTCTTGAACAGATTTGAATTCTTCCCGGCTTACTTTCCCTTCTTGCAGACGACTAATTTCCCTTTGTGTACTTGCAATACTCTTTTCCAATCCAGTTATTGCAGATTGAGTGTTAGCTTTATCACCTTGGTACATAAAGACAACAACTGAGATTAGTGCAAGTCCTGCCCAACCACCAAACTTTGCAATCAATTCCTGTAACTTACTCTCTGGTGGGTTGCTCATTATTGACGGCTCCTTCTTCTGTGTGGTTTTTAATTAATCCTTCAACCAAAATTTGATGTGCACGAAGACAACTCGTGTTGTTAACCCATGAACTTGCGAGAGAACGCACTGTCTCGCCCGCTGATTGCTCTAGGCAACTAACTCTTAGTAAGTCCAAGGGAATGTATTGCTTTACATAGATCGTTTCTACAATCGTCTCTGGTGGCTTACTTGAGCAACTTGAGCAAATCAGTAGGCAAGCGATCATCAATGTCAGCAGTGTTTTGCTTCGTGGCTTCATTGACAGTTTCCTTCTTGGATGACAGTAGTGCGTTGATCGCCTGTTGTTTTACAACACCATTGCATACTTCTTTATCAACTTCTTTTACAATGGGGATATATTCTTTGGGTTTGTTTTTAATCTGGTTAGCAAGTTCTAAGTTTTGCTCACTCAACCGTTTGTTCAACGTTACATGTTCCAACAGTTTCCCTTGAGCAGTATCACGTGCTTCACGATCATACTTTCCAGAGATTATGGATGCTGTGAGTAACGTTGCCAAAACGATACAGAGTATACTTAGTCCTTTACTTTTCAACGTCGTAAGTATTAGATTCATGAGTGTGCTCCTTAACTTTGTCTAAGTCGTCAATCTCTTCATTGAGTAACTTACCAATGAAGAAAAGTACTGCAAACATAATACCCCAACCAACTAACCACGTGATTGTCATTGTATCAGTCAGAAGCCCAAGTAATGCAAGACCAGCCATACTCAAAGCATTAAGCATGTTTGCAACGAAGGAGTAAAGTTGGTAATTCTTGCACAGGTGTTTGTAGAATCTTTTACCCATGTTGTTACTCCCATGTTTTCATTAACGGTTTATAATCAGCAGGAACCTCGCCCATACAGTAACGGTACTGATTACTAGCTCGAATCTCAAGTCCTTTAAGTTTGACTTTCTTACCAGCAATCGTACCATATACCCATTTAGTAAGTTCAACACACGCACCGTCATAATCTTTACGATTCAACTTCACAAGTAGTGTACTAGAGTTTAGATTCCCACCACCTTTGTTGAACGTGAAGTCTGTAACAGCACCTTTCATCCAATCAGAACGAAAAGGAACAAGTACAGCCTGTTCAACGATCTTCTCGTGTATAATCCAGTCTTTAACAAACTGAGCAACACATTCGTCTTCAGTGTAGTTCTTTTTTGGTGTCTCGCCTTTCTTTACCAAGTGCCCAATGCATGTGGTCTGTAACCCAACAGGGTCCAAATGAAGATGTGTCATTACACCCTCAGATGGAACCGTTAAGTTGCTTGCAATATAAGCAGATGGACCAGCGACACCGGCAGCAAGTAGAGCAGCGAATATCTTACTCTTCAAGCTGTTAGTGATTGGTAGTTTCATCTGTGTTTTTCCTATTTAGCTTGGTCTGATAGGTCTTTGTGTTGAGTCAGGAAAGTATAATGCACCTTCTTTCCATGCTCTCAATTTAACACCATACGCTTTCCATTGTGATTCTGTACCCGGAAGTGCAGCAGGGTCTTCGAATAGGATAGCATCTAGGTTATCTTTGGTAACGATGATTTCAGCAACTCGCCAAACGTTCTCTATGACAACATCGGCAGCACGTTTAACTGCCGCTGCTTCAGCATCCTTCATAGCCTGTGTTACTAGTTTAGACCAATCAATATTACTCATTGTTTAATCTCCATATCGTGACTAGCTTCAAAACTTATTTGTTCGTTGTAAAGCTTGGTCATAGTTTCTTCTTCGTTTAATGGTAAAGGAAACTCAACAGGACCGTCTGGAACATCAATTAATGGAACAGGGAAAGCTTGCTCTGGACTGTAGTTCCAAGGGTTGGGTAGTAAAAGAGTTACTTCAAGCTCCCCATTAGTGCGTGTAATGTCACCAGCAAACCAAGGGGATGAGACAGCATCCTGAGGTAACAGGTCACCCTCACCAATTGGGGATAGATCGAAGTCTTCCCCATTAACCGTCAGTATGTCGCCAGTTTTAACAACTTCCAGCACATCATCACGACGTTGTGGACTCAAATAGATTTTCATTATTTCCATCTCCCTACAGCTAAATAATCCATTGATATAATCATTGCCCCTCTTGAGATTTGTGTAAACACATATCCGCTTGGCCATTGAGTTGTGGAATTCAAGAGTGTGGAGCCCGGCATAAACCAACCTTCACCTGTCTCCAGTGCACCTTGTATGCTAATAACAGGTGCTGCAATAAATGTAGCGGGAAAGTTTTTTGCCCCTTCACCAACCCCACCAAAAAACAAAGCCCCTGATGCAGTACTCATCGTGCGAATAACTGCGTATTTGTACCTACAAATCAGTGTACCATCCTCGAATTTGGTAAACGTACCATTAGCACTTGACCCTGCCTCTACAATAGGTACACCATTAACCTTAGGCATACTCGGTACGGTCAATACACCGTCATATGAGTATGACATTGTTGGTCCGGTGGCAGAGTTATCAGCGTTTACTGAACGCCAATTAAACCCACCAGCACCACCACCTCGGTTTACAATAAAGTGACCTTCACCTTGGGTGGTAGTGTTCCACCCCATATAAAGACCTTGTGTACTGTAGAGTGCCGCTGGTTGGTTAACGCCAACTTCAGAAAACAAGGCGCGACCGTCTGTCCTACCTGTACCTCCTAGAGTCTGTGCCACTGTACGCAGCGGTTGCCCGCTCGCTCTGTTGTACGCGTAACAAACCCAGTTCGAACCACCCAAACACATCACTTCAGCAACGTCGTTGGTTGCCGTGACGATGCTCGCTCCACCCGGTAGAATCAGTGATGTTGCGTTGTGAGTCAGAGTCAGAGCAGCAGCGAACTTTAACAACCTACGCACACCCGCCGTACCAGAACCCAGTGAAGTGATAGTGGTGGTACCGGTCACGCTAATTGTGTTCGACGTGGCTGCTGTCAGGTTCAGTGATGCAGCGGAAGCCATTGTTTGAGTTGTCGCTTCGTCAATGGACGCCCGTGCATCAATTTTACCCAGAGCAACTACGGTACCTGTTACGTTGATGTCGCTGGCTACCGCGACACTTCCTTTAAAGGAAGCCAATGTACCATTTAAAGTTAACCAAGCACCTGTTGGTGACGCCGCGTCATTGACGACAAAGTTTGTTCCATCGCCTGTACCGAAGTACATTTGACCGCCTGTGGTTTGTGCGCCATAGAAGCTATTAAGCGCAGACCCTGTGCGGTTAATGTTCATACCTACCGAACTTGAGCCGGTTTTGACAAAGGCACTTGTTACCGTAGCACTAAGCCCCGAAATCGCACCAACAGCACTGAAGTCACCGTTCTGTCGGAAGCGAGCAGCCAACACAGGGCGGTTAGCGCCATTTGGTGTGGTCCACACCTGCCATTCACCACCCGAAGCGGTCGGTGTTGTGTTCTCTTCGGTGTAGGCGTCCATACGTGCAATAGGTTGGTAGTTAGTACCATCACTGGCAAGCCCCATAAGGGTTACGCAAGAGCGACCAGACAGAACAGCACCGTGGGCACCTTGAACCCCGTAACTACGGGCACCTATGAACTGAGGGCCGAGGTTAGCCGTGCTGAATGAAAATCCCTGCGAAACAAAGGCATTGGAAGGGTTACCGGACAATGCACCGCTGTTATAGGCACCCAACCCTGTGGTGTAACCAGATGTCAGAATTGGAAGAGGTTCAGTCGTGTTTGGACCGCTGAGTGCGCCAGTGAACCGTGGATTGGCAGCGTTCATCTTATTCTGTTGCAGAATTGAAACAGAGGCTTGTCGTTTGGTAACAGCAGGGCTACCGAAGTAAATAGTCCCATCAACAGGCATTGCTGATTCGTTCCAGACACCAACAGTTACACGGTATGTGTTAGGGCCAGTGGTCAGAGTCCCTTGTAGTGTCTGCAATCCACCTACTACGTTGTCATAGGCAAGTAGTCGTGTATTAGCAATGAACGTTCCGGCAATGTCGAATTCAACAAGTACCACTCTTGCTGTTGCACTGCCTGTCGTTAAGTTACCAGTACATGCCATCTCAATTGAGACGTCTATAGACTGGTTTGGTACTACAGGAATGTAGCTGTAGTTGTTTACAAGAGGAAGCGCAACAGCACCCAGCGTGTTGGATGTCTTCTTCAGGTTTCTACCGACACGCATAGACGAGAAACCGGCTGGTACTCCTGAAGCGTTCCGATCCACATACGTCGTTGATTGCCCAGCGTTATCGATGGTGATCAACGTACCTGTAGCCAAGAACTGGGGGTTGGCAATCCAATTGTCAGGCATCTTGTCCAAACCTGAACTAGCTGCTGCTGCTGCGTTGGAGGCACTGGTAGCAGCGTTAATTTCTGAGACTCCAGCTGCGACCTTGCTAACGTTTGCAGCAGTCGCACTAGAAGAAGCAGCAGTCGCACTACCTGCTGCTGCTGTAGCGCTTTCAGCAGCAGCAACCTTTGAAGCTAACGCAGCAGCAGCGTTTGTCCCTGAGTTGGTTTCTGAAGTCTTAGCGTTGGTTTCACTTGTCTTAGCAGCGTTCTGTGAAGCAAGAGCAGCTGCTGCACTAGCGTCTGCTGCTGCAACGTCGTCACTAATGTCATTAATACTATCTGTGATAGCACGAAGGCGATCTGCTGATTCTTTGTTGTAACCTTGAAGTGGAGCAATCATGTAGTTAGTTGATCCACTTACAGTCACACCCTGATATGCTGGATAAATACCAATAGTTGTTTCACTTGCAATATTGGTAACTTCGTACCACTCACCATCTGGACCACGAAAGCCGTCACCAACACGAGCGTTAGTTGCGAACTTTGTACCAGTGGCTGTTACTGCTGTTGCACCGTTCGTAACACTAACAGTGCCGGTTTTATACCAAGCCATTTGTTATTACTCCTAATTTTGATTCATTGTTAGAATCCAGTTACGTCAACGAACATAACAAGTCCCGTGCCACTTGTGGTGTTAGTACCAACTCCACCAGACCCACCATTATCATAAGTCCATTCATCTAACTTTATCTGTATGTTATTACCAGAACAAAGCATCTGGAGATTGTCTCCACCATACTCAAATACTGAACCACTACCTGTATCAAACGAACCTTCCCAATCGTATCTGTAGTTCTGAACAGGAATGGCAGCAGGAACTCTACTACCACCAGCGAATGTAGTGTAAGGGTTGTTGACCACCGATTGTACAGCTGTTGCAAAACCCAAGATCTTCATGTACTTACATCTTGAGTCAAAGGTCCATTCACCAGTAGTTTGATTCTTAACTCGCAAACCAATAGGTCCTGTTCGGGCAGAGTTGATTGGATCATCAAATACGTAAACCTCGATGGTGATAGGGGCGTAAGATGACATCGTTACAGCTTTAACATCTTCCGATGTCTGAGTGTACCAAACAACACCTGTGAAGTTACTTAGTGATCTGTAGGCCAGAACACCGCCTCTTGAACAACCAATGTTGAATACAAGTCTGTATTCTCCTCTTGGGTTCGCAGAACCTTGTGTAAGTGTTACCTTCTGTCTTAGTCCAAGGTTCTTATAATTGTCGTCAACAACTAATACATTGTTGTTCCTTATCTTTAAACCGTGTGCCATTAGTTAATATTCTCCATAAGCAATCCAAAAATCAACTGAGTTAGGGTTAGGATATTCGGCACCCAATTGTGACCAATATATAGTCCTCCCACTAATGTTAACAGGAGGAATTCTTGTTCCAAGACCATCAGATGTCAGGTAAAAGAATGGGATATTCTCACCGGGTACGTTGAAGCTACCCGGTGCAGAAGTAATCCTTACATTACCAATTAACCGGGTTAAGCGGTCGGTAATTTCTACCGTGACCGCACCAGTCGAACCATCTCTTATTCTAAGTCCAACTGTCATGACAACAAACCCAATTCAACTACAGTAACGCCTGTGTTTGTATCAGTTAAGTAAAACCCTGTGTTTGTCAGTCGAAGTCGATAACCTGTACCGTTGCCATTAAGTTCCATATAACCATCCTTCCGAATGTACCAGCCTGTAACTCCTGATACAAAGTTATTTGACTGAATTACATCACCAATCATTGCGTTAGTAATCCAAGCTGTACCGATGAGTGCTTGACTGATAAACACCTGACCACCTTGGACAACAAATGGAGCAGCTGTAGTTCCGTTAAGCCCACTAACTACAGCAAATCGGTCAGCACGTACAAGGAACTGACTCTGAAGACCAGCCGGACCGTTCTCAATACCTAACCCGATACCAGCTGCTACGTATTGACCATTGGACTGAGCTTCCATCTTGAGTGTCCAAGCAGTGTTAACTTTACCATCTGTTGTGGCTTGTGCTGTGGACACTTGTTGGATAGCAGCAGTGTTAGTACCAGCTGTTGCCTGTACAGTGTCAATACGAGTACCTAATGCACCATCAGCGTTAACACGAGCAGTTTGCTCAGATTGAATAGCTGCGTTCAACGTTGAAGTGTTGGTGGTTAAGTTTGCGGTAACAGTGTCAATACGAGTACCTAATGCACCATCAGCGTTAACACGAGCAGTTTGCTCAGATGTAATGGCAGCATTTCGGTTACTTGTTTCTGTCACAATGCTGGCCGAAACAGTGTCAACACGAGTACCAAGTGCAGTGTCGGCATCAACTCTTGCTGTTTGCTCGGATGTAATCGCAGCGTTAAGCGTAGCGTTACCTGTTGTAACTGTTGCAGTAAGAGAATCGATCCTAACACTCAATGCACTATCAGCCGTTGCTGTTGTTTCTTCAAGTGTGCTTATCTGAGCAGTGTTATCATCAACCTCAGACTTGATCACAATCAACTGACTAGCGAAGGCTTCATCAGCTGTAGCTCTAACCGTGCGTTCTTCATTGATTTGTGCTCGACTGTTATATCCAGCAATTGCATCATCCTGATCACCCACACCGTCGTCGTCCCTGTATGTAGCTTGCAGAGATTCGATTTGACTAACGGTAGACGTCAACTTACCATCAATAACTTCGATGTTAATGGTGTTAATTGCAACCTGTGAGGCTGTTGCATTTGCTTCTTCAAGGATAGTACCAACGTTTTTCCAGTAATCCACGTTAGGTGGTGGAGTATCGAGTGGTACATCTGATTGCGCTTGATACAACTTGTTGCCCATACGGACAATATCACCTAATATATAAGTCTTATCAGGATCATATACAAGTGCGTCAGTGATATTCTGGATTTGATCTTCTAGATCAGAGACAGCATTTTCTAACCGTTCGTTTACACTACCCGGTCCATTACCATCGATCAATTCTATACGATCATACAGCTCTTTGTCAAGAGCACTACCAGCAATTAACCCAGCGAAGTAGTCATTGTATTGACCATTGTCGTTAATCAAACTCTGACCTTCAACACCAATCATGTTTTGAGCTGGGAACCATGGACCAACGTTACCTGTACGGTCATGTAAACGACACCAGAACCAAAACCGTTTACCAGCACTAAGACCATGCATTTCATGAGAGCTAGTTGGATAAGAAAAGTCACCAAGCTTAATCGCATTCGAGAACGAAGTGTCCTCACTGTACATGAACTCAGTGCGAAGTGTATCTTCAGCGCCCGGTGGGAAATACCAGTCAAGACGAATACCAAAGAACATACCAGTTGCATTAATTGCAGTGACTGCTGGTGGACTACCTGCTTTACCTTCAAGCTGAGTGACACTACTGGATGCCCAAATGGATTTGATACCAAAGGCATTCACTGCACGTACACGGACAACATACTGACCAGCATATATACCTTTCACACTTACTTGTGGGGCACCTGTTACACCAAGGTTTACCCAATCACCATTGCCAACTTTCCACTGCACTTCGTAACCAACAGCGTTTAGTGTCTGATCCCATGATGCATTCATTGTTGTGACTGCCATGGTCTGTTCAACATACGTGCTGGCAGTTACAATAATGTTTGTTGGTGCTTGTTGGATGTTTGGTGGAACTACACTGATTGGGCGTGGCTCAAGTCGTGCACCGTTATCAATTGCAGCATATTTACTGTCGTTGTATTCTACAGCCTCAATATCAAAAACGTTCACATCGGGAGAAGTGATCTTGGTAACTCGGAACAATTGCGACTTCAAGTCGGCAGCTTCCAGATACCATACAGCATTAGGAAGTGGTTGTTCTGTGTAGGCAACTTGCAGAGTTACAATGTTACCCGAAACAGATGCGATTGTCCGACCTTCTGTGATACCGTTAGATCGAGTGACATACATGATGTCACCCATGGACGCATCCACTGGACGATCAAGCGTCAGTACTTTACCAACAGCAACCTTAATACGACCAGTAAATGGACGACCACCAATCAATGGGTCAACAACATGAATAAGTTTACCCGGCATGACTTCTTCGTTTAAAGCCTGAAGACCTGTTCGGAAAGATACAGTACGGTTGTACATGTTAGTGATAAGCGTATACTTACCACGACGTTGTGCTTCACCACGAGATGTACAACCAATTGCACTGATTTCTGTCTGTCTGTCGCCTCCCCAGCGCAGGATCTGGCTTGTTTCAAACGTAGCCTCAACCTCTGTACCATAATGGTTGTCAGGGTCGTCATAGCTCACCAGAGCGCTTGTGTAGATACTCTTATCATCTGCTGCTGCATAATCAAAACGACCATTGACCACATTAGAGCGAGAGAACACAGGTGCGTTGTTGAATGGTTCTTGTTTGTCTGCAATGGCTGTGAACTGGTTACCGTTCCAGTAAGTCATACCATTAAATATAGAAGCAATGTCACGCAATACTTGCCATGCGTCCATCTTCTCTTGGACGTAAATGTTACATGTGTGACGTGGTTCCATGATACCTGCACCATGACCATTATCAACCATGACGTCGCAATATTGAGCAATCTCATAGAGTGCCCATTTATCGACCATGTTCAGGTCAACCTTGTTACCAAGACCAAAACGATCTTGTGTCATGATATCATGGAACACCCATGCTGGGTTATCAGACCAAGCCCATTTGAATGCACCACTCCAAACGCCTGTATAAATACGTGATTCAGGATCGTAGTTGTTTGGTACTCGAATGATTCTACCTTTTGTTCTTACAGATATACGTGGGATAGCACCACCACCAAACATGCGACTATCGAACTCAACATATAACAAAGCTGTGTTTGGGTAACGCTGTTTGGCGTCAACAACTTCAGCAATACTCTTTATGTTGATTGTGTCTTGGATAGATCCAGTCTCAGTATCTGGGTTTAACTTACTTGCCCGGATAAACCAACCACTGGTCGCTGGTGGTAAGTCCACACGGTGAGTGCGCTCGTAAGCAGTGTTAGTTTTACCTGTGATGTTATACTGTTGATAGGTGTTAAAGGGTCCACCATCTGTAGATATTTCGATTTTGTAATCCATCGAAGCACCTACCGTATCACCATTCGCTTTCTGTTCAAGAAGAGCAGGCCATTGAAATGTCACACGAACTGCATCGAGTTGTGTTTTAGTTACGTTACGAACCCAAGGGTATCCAAACTTGAGTTCTACACCAACATTGTACTCAGTACTAACTTCAGGCAGACCTTGGATGTATGTCTGGTCTGTTGTACCTGAACGCCATTCCCATTTAACACCACCGAAGTTTAGTGTACCATCTGGGTTAGCAAGTGGTGTACCGTCGAGGAAGATGTCTTGATTAGTTGGTTGCCCAGCAAGCTCACCTTCGGCTACAGCGATTAACACCTTGGCGTATGCAACCGAAAGGAGGTTGTTAGGTGTTTCAACAGGGGTATGTGGTTTTTCACCACCACCTTTACCACCGTGAATTTGATAATCAAGCATTCTATTCTCCTACATTATTGTTGATCTTCAGCTCTGATACTTGCTGAAATAACCGCACCACCTACTTCACGGTAACCGTAAAACAATGGAACAGGATTACCTTGTGCTGTTGTGTTAACTGGTCCACCAAAAGCATAACTTGCTTTGTTCTCAGCATCAGCCACAGTCGATAAACCATCAGGTTGTGGACTAAGCATTTGTGTAATACCACCGATGGCTAACGAAATAGCAACCGATGTTGCTATACTTGCAGAAGCACTACCAGCAGCAAACCACCCACCAGCACCAAATCCTGCTGCACCACCAGTAAATACCACAGCAGCAATGATTACAGCAGCAGCAAGAAACGCCATACCGCTATTCTTACCACCTGAATATTTAGGGATCAATTTAACAACTTTGGGTTGACCCATTCGTAACTGTTCTACGTCAGTGATATTTCGTTTATCCGTTCTGATTGCGAACTGCACACCTCTTTTACCGGCTGCACGAAACGCCTTATCAAACTCAGGCATTTGCATAAGCATTGCCTTAATTGCTTCCGCTGGTGAATTCACGAAGAACTTGTGGTTACCAAACTTCTTCATATATCCACCGGGTTGAACTTCAATCCAAGTCTCAGACATGTTTCACCTCTTTGTGTCTAAGGATAAGACTTGTACGTTGATGCCATTGACCGCCGTACACAATCACATCGCTAAGTTTCCCATACATGTGGTGCAGCATCAGAGTATTACCAACCAATTGTCGTCCTTCAAACTCAGACACTTCACCAAGGTAAACACCTGCATGGTTTGGGTGGTATGTTCTTCCGATCTGCATAATAATCAAGTCAGCTGGTTGTGGTGTGTCCACTTGGTAGAACCCAGCTGCTTCATAGAACTCTTCATAGAACGATGTGGTTTCTTTCTCCTCCCACCACCGATCTTTACGTACATATGTCGGGAACTCAAGCCCGTGATATTTCTTATAATAGGCTTCACAGGTTGACCAACAATCCCAAACACCATGTACAAATGGACGGTTGAGAAGACTTTCGGTAACAGTTGGTATAATCTGTCTGTAATCACCTTCAGGCCAACTAACGATGTGCCATGGAATTGCATTAGACTCAGGATCAACGATCAACTGAACTTCGCGGTTACGACTCATAACTGCAATATCATATGCACTGGGTACAGTTGTTCCATCTGGATGACTATGAACAATACCAACAACCTCACCCAGTTCCTCAGCTTCAGCATATGAGTCAGGACACATGTGGAATTCTTCAGTTGGGTCTTTCGACAGGTTTACACATTGTACATAATGCTCAGTCTTACCATTAACTACAACAACACCACAAATCTCGTTTGGATAACCTTCTTCGGCATGTTTCATAATGGTTTTAATTGTTTTGTCTTTCAGCTTCTTACGAATCATATATTAACCTCGGGCAATCAAACTACTTGCAATAAATCCACCAAATGGAAGAGGTTCTTCCTCACCAAACCTAAGTTTGCAGTCTATACAAAGACCACCACACTTATCAAAAACAGGGTTATCGGTAGGAACACCTTTCTCAGTGAAGTATTTAACACCTGTGTATCCACAATCAGGACCACGGTAATTACCATTCATTGCCCAATGACACATTGAATAGATTTGACGACGTGGAAGCATCTGACCTGTGAAATCAGCAGGAGATGATAGTTCAAATGTAATAGATGATTGATTTTCTCCACTCTTACGTGTGATATACCAATTCTGTGTGAACTCCATTGTCTCATCTGGGTCATCACCATCAGACAAATACTGTCGGAATGTTGTATGTTCTGTAACCTTTGCACCGAACAAGTTTTGAAGTACTAGACATATTGAACTGATAGAACCATCAATGTTTGCAACTTCTAATGTTGGTTGCGGACTCTTACCTGTGCCATCCCATTCAATACCAGATAGGTCATAAGGCCAAGCAGAATACTCTTCTCCTTGCCATACAATTTTCTTTGGTGGAATATCTGCACCGCTTAGCTGTAGTGCATTTAGTTCTGACTCTGTATAGTCAACATTGTAATTATGAAACCGGAGGACATCACCACCAAAACTGGTGCAGTCAACTTCGATCAGTTTAACCTTGGCACCCGGTTCAAGTTTCTGAATCGTTTGCAGAATATTGGTGGTTGCCATATTTTCTCCCTATCAACTTATTGATGAATAACTTTTTACGAATGTTCCTGTAATTGTATACAGACCACCACCTTGATCAACTGGTTTAGGGTCTACACAAGTGAAGAGACTGAGATTACCCAGTGGTGGAGTCCAAAAGAAACTCTTCCAACCTTGGTGTGTGTCAAAGAAATCCATAATCTCTTTTGCTTCGTCTTTATATGCATGAACTTTAAATGCATATGATTCATCTTTGATGTTAATACCGTCAGAGGATGTCTGTTTGTATCCATCACCAAACTGTGTTTCGACAACACGATATTTGATTGTAGGATCTAGATCACGCTCGACTTTCCATTTGAATGTCAGTGCCATTTTACTTCTCCAGAAATAGAAACAGGGAAGCTTTCGCCTCCCTGTAATGTGATAACATTTTACTATGTTTTTTGAACTTTTGTCAATAGCGACAATATATTATCTGCCACTCTGAGATTGCAATGAACCACCTTGTCTAGTTTCAGAGTTGATGATTTTGTAAACTCGTTGTTCAACAAACGAACCAAGTTCACTACCGAATTGATCCCAACCTGCACCACCATCACTGCTGGATGAAGTACCACCATCAGCAACGTTGACATTGACTTGCACAACAGTTCCACCACCGGAGTTTCCACCACCCATCATTCTGACACCAAGGTCACCATTGCGGGTACGAGCCAGTGGAACAATTGCTTCATCACCTGCTTCACCCATAATCCCGCGTGAACCATTCGCCATCCCAAAGGATGTTGGATTAGATACAACAGAGTTAGTGAACGCACCACCTTGGGCAAACATCTGAGTACCACCAGACCATGCACCACCTTTGGCTTGATAATATGTATTACCATAACCAGCAGATGAAGCACCGGCAGCAGATGAGTTAGCAGCAGCACTACCAGCAGCGAATCCATTTGCACCACCACCCATGTAAGCACCAGCAGCAGCACCAGCAATACTCAAGATAGAACCAAGAGCACCCATTGCAGCCTGCTTCGCAGCCATTGTAGCCATGTCTGCCATCACACTGAGTGCGAAGTCCTTGAAGTTCAACTTACCAGTGGTTACGAATGTTGCAAGAGCACTACCAGCGTTATTAAAAGCACCGGTCAAAGCACCTTCTACAGTGCCCGCAAAGTTCATACCAGCGTCTTGTGCATTCTCGACAGCAGCTGTAAATCCATTGGTCCAATCGTAATTAGCTTTCTGGATATCACTATCGTTCTTGATAATTTGACTGGTCATCTTAGTATGTGTGTCTTCTAAGTCTCTCAACTTATCAGCATATTCAGAAGGGTCCATGCCTTCACCAAGTGACTTGGCTAACTCACGTTGTTGTTTTGAGAAGTTCCTATCGACATCAGCCATCTGTTTGGAAACACCAGATTGACGACTACCACGACCAACACCATCCGTGGCACGAGCACCTTCATTAACAAGTCCTTCAAGTTGAGAATCAAGTGCTGCTTTATATGCTGAGACATTTCGTTTCATCTCATCAATACGACCTTTCTCTTTAATAGCAAGTGCGTCTTTCTTAGCGTCAATCTTTTCAAGAGCTACAGCTTGGTCAGCTTGAGCTTTGGTCAGTTGGTTGTCCAGAGAGATGTTTTGAGCAGTGCTGTTCTTCTTGTTATCACGAAGGTTGTTAATAGCATTAATCTGATCATCATATGACGCTGAGACAGCCTTAGACTGTGCCTCAAGGATCGCTTTCTGTGAGTGGTATGTAGCCTCATCCGAAACAAGATTGGCTTCCCCAAGAGCTGTAACGCGCTTGTAGTAACCTTCATACTCAGCTGTGACCGTCGTCAAGTTACTCTTAACTTCTTGGATGGCTGTTGTATCCAGAGCACCAGCTGCTTTAGGTTTGTTCGCCTTTTCATTAGCGTCAGCGAGTTCCTTGACTGCCCGTGCTTCGTTACGAATCATGATCGCATTCTGTTCAGCACTGACATTGCCACCAGACTTGATCTTCTCGTTTTCACGACGGACCTTACCAAGCTCATTCTCAGCCTTCTCAACACCCTTTATACTGGATTCATAACGCTTCAACGAAGAAGCTTGTGCTGATACAGATTCGCGTCTTGTTGTCTCAGTCTTCCTCTCTTCCTCAGCAGCAAGTCTCTCGTAGTCCAACCTCAGTTGCTTCTGTTTGATAAGTGCTTTGGTATCATCAATTTCTTTCTGAATACCAGTACCACCAATACCACCGAAGAAGTCTTTGTTGTTTTTCTGTCTGTTTTCGAGAAGTTCACGTTGAGTGATTAAAGCACGCATCTCATCAGCAGCAGTAGATTCACGGCCAACATTCTTCAAGGCATCCCATGTTTCAGTGATGACACTCTTTACGCCACTCCATGCGCGTTCAATGTATCCTGCTTGGTCAATCATCTCTTTAGCTGTGTCTGTTGCAGCAATGCTCAACTCAGATTGCAGAAGTGTAACGGCTTCTGTCTCACGTCCTTGTTTAACAAGTGCATCAGCTTGAGCTAATACAGAAGCAGTAAGGAAATGATACTTCTCATCGAGACGAATAGCTGCATCTACAGGTTCTTTACCAAGAGAAGCAAAGTCCTCAATGGTTTTAGACATTGCTTGACCAGTTGCCTTCTCCATCAAAACAGCTGCTTCAGCTACGGCTACAAATTGATCACCAGCGATCTTACCACTGGATGCAATCTGGGTTAACGCCTCAGCAGCTTTGCCAGCGGTAGTGGTTGTATCGTCAAGTTGATTTCGGAACGCAGCAAACTGGCTAGTAGACACACCAGAAGCATTAGCACTTTGGATAAGTGCACGATTGAAATCTGTTATTTCCTGACTACCCGAATAAGCAGCTGCACCAAGAAGAGCAACACCAGCACCAATTACAGTGACAGGACTGATCATCGACATCAGAGCAGTTGACAACCCTTTGATTGCTGGGCCAATACCACCAAACATATCCTTGATCTGACCACCTTGTTGCAGCAATACAGTAAGTGGTGCTTGACCACCTTGTAGAGAGACAACAATGTCAGTGATCTGAGCAGGCATACCACGAAGAGCAGCTTGTTCCTGCTTGTAGGACAACGCAGCATCACCACCAGACTTGATTCGTTTCTCAAGTTCAGTACGATGTCTTTGGATCGCATTGGTTGCTTTGTCGTAATCTTTGATCTGGGCGTCAGTAGTTACTTTCCCTGCATCTTTCTGAGCACGCAACACTTTCTCTTGTTGCTCAAGATTACGAAGTTCAGCACGATAAGGAACAAGACGATTAAGTGCAGCGTCATACTCAGTACCAAGATCACCCATTCCAGACTTGGCATTCTTAACACCTTCTAATGCAACCCGTTGCTCAGTCAATGCTTTGTTGAATTGTTCAACACTGAGCACACCACCTTGCAAACCTTGTGACAGGATTCGAACACTGGTATTGTATTGGTCTTGTGCACGAATCACAGGATCATAAGCAGACATAACACTGTGAAGTTCACGGGCGAACCGTTGTTCAGCAGCACTACTATCATTTGCAGCAGCTACAGACTTTTCACGTTTAGTAGCGAATGATGCAAGTTTCTGATCATATTGATCAACTGTAATCAAACCCATTTTCTGAGCTTGGTTCAACACACCAACGGCACGAGCGTATTCTACTTCAGCACGCTCAACCTTACCCAATGTTGCTGTATAGGTGTCAAGTTTACTTTGAGCCTGAAGAACTGCACGACTATTGTCTTCGGTGGCAAGTGCGGCATCACGCTTTGCCTGAGCGAGTTTAACGTAACTCTCATACTCACCTGACGACAAGGAAGAACCAGAACCCATATTACCATCTGGTCCTATGGCACGAGCACGGTTCAGCTTTTCAATTGTTGCGTTATAATCATTTTGGGCTTTAACTTGACGACTAAGACCGTTGATTGTAGATTCAATCTGTTGCTGTTGTTTCGCTGAAGCACGGGATACGATGTTCTCTTGACGAATAGCAGCATCCACAATACGCTCTTGTGCACGAAACTCTGCTTGTAGGGCAGCTTCGCGTTTGGCTACATCTTTGTTCTGTTTACCGTTAAGAGCATCAACAGCACTACCTTGACGTTGAACTAGACCAATATTCGCGTCGATGATACGATTGAGTCGTTCATACTCAGACGGCATTGTACTTTTCATACCAGACTGTTCAAGCTTACGACGTTGTGTACCAAGTTGTTCAAGCTTACGAGTTTGTGCATCAATCATTGAGGAAAGGTCAGCTTCAGACTTGGCTGCTTTATCAGCAGATGTCGAAGATTGATCATTCATTTGTTGGTTAACCTTACCGGCTTTAGATGCTTTATCGGCAGCAGCAGCAAAGTCAGTGAGTGCTTTCGTACCTTGTTCAATCGGGCGACTGTCAAGGTTAATCTGTAACTCAGCTATTGTTGGCATCTTTCTGATTCTCTCCCATAGTGATGAGTGCTTCGTTCTCCATCACTTGTAGGTCAGGGAACATATCGTTTAGTTGTTTGTTCTTGAAGCCAAGCATCTTTCCAACTGTAGGGATCACAGCGTAATCTAATCCAGTTGCACTGCCCATGCCACAAACCCGCCACTGTGTAGTGAGAGCATGAAACAGGTTGAATACATTCCAGTTAATGTCCCAGACGAGAACGTCATCTTCTGGGATTTCATCAAGTGTCAAACCGAACAAACCTGCTTGGTGTTTGTCAGCACTACTGGAATACAAAGCATTGGCAGCGCATATTAGTTTCCCGAGCGTGCTCGTGTGTAAGCTTCGTTGTATTGCTCAAGGATTACATCCGTTACCGAAACAGAAGTCTCAACCAGTGCTTCAATGTTTTCGTCATTAAACTCATCACTAAAACCCCAACCTTCAACAATGTCTTTAATCTGTGTCGCTTGTAGAGCAATCTCACGATCAGTCCACTCCTCAAGGGAGAATTCATTACCCGCTTCACGTGCAGTTGTTGCTTCGTTAATCAAAGCAAGGTTTTCAGATTTCCACTTGTCAAAGATTTTAGCCAAACCACGACGGTCAAATACTTTGAATGTGAAGGTAACAGCCAGTGGATCACCACCGACACGTGGGATATTTACAGACGCTTTGAACGTTGGGTTCATTTGTACTTTAAAAGATTTACCAGCCATTTGCTTTCTCCTCAGAAATAAAAATGCCCTCCTCCAATGAAGAAGAGGGCGGGTTGTTACACTAATTATGCAGCTTTATATCTGGTGACTCGACCTTGTTGAGCCAGAGTAATTGTACGAACCATGATCTGGTTACGAGTCAACGAAGGTGTGTTGGTAATAGAAGCAATCGAGTTATACAGGATCACGTCACCGTTAACCAAGTTAAGACGTTGAATACGCTCTTCCTTCAGTTCATCAGCAGCTTCCACTACTGGAACATATGGTTGCGATGGGTCATCGGCAACAGTCAGGGTCAGAGTCGATGGCGACTTGGTAGTTGGAATCTGACGATCTTCATCTTCTTCAAGGAATCCGAATTGGTAGAACTGTTGCTCACCACCAGAGCTTGCGACTTCAGTGATCTGTGGGATGTTTACCCACTCATCAACACTCTTAGCAGTACCAGCAGAAGTACCAGCAGGGTAGCTTTGAGTAGAAGTAGTGTTAACACCAAGCAGTTGGAAAGTGTCAGCGGTTACAGTGCCGACTTTAAAAGCACGACCGGTCAGTTTTACCCAGCCCGATGTTACAACAACAATGTCACCGGCAACAAAACCATGAGCAGTGGCACTTGCAACAGCGGGGTTAGCATTGCTGATTGCTGTGATAGTTACATCTTCACTGTAAGTTTCAGCGAAGTCGAAGGTAGAACCGTTAGGCAAACGAAAAGCCATAATGTGTATCCTCTTGTGAGTTGTTTAATTTGTGTCAGCCCGGTAGTTCAAATAGCAAGGAACTCGCCACTGACCACCAACTTGTTTCCCTTCAGGGGTATGAATAGGACTGGTTACTTGAACAGAGAAGCCTGTGGTATCTGTGAACATCTCGTTAAGCTTGAATACAGTTTGAAGCTCCTCAACTAAACTTTCAGTCTTCAGATATCCAGTTCCGTATTGTGTTACAATTGTCATTTGAAACATACCAATGAACGCTTTATGATCGCCAGATAATGTTTCTGAGAACGTATCTGCTGGAATAATGTGAGACTCAATGTGATCTTCATTATCAAAACCATCTGACACGTTGTCATATGACACTTTCATGTTCTTCTGCTGTGCGAAGTTTGCAAGAGCAGCAGAGAAAAGAGTGCGAACCCTTGCATGACTCATACTTGTCTCCTTTTGTTACTTGTGAAGCAATACTGCTTCGTTAACGATTCTTGCAAACCGTGCGACAGTAATTCGCAACATACCTTCAGGAGCTTGACGACTAAAACCATCGTCAGTTACTTTGTCTGTAGGTCCATTGTAAGTACCGTATTCAAGATCATATCCATACAGAACATGGTTTTGAATGTAAGCAATTTGTCCAGCGGTAAACGAATTAACTTTCCTTGCCATATCAGCTAACGTTGTGAATCCAGAGGGATCTTCACGCAACAGACTTGATGTCGTTGTACTGTCAATCGACAACTGCCAGTTACCTTTAAAGTTACCAGTATCAACAGGAGAAAGAGTAACTACACTCTCACCAAGCTTTAACACAATGGTTTGAAGTGTGTCGTCAATCTTTTGTTCTGTTTCTTCGATCCACCCATTGATAACATCCATGAAATTATCCATATCGAACCTGCAACTTCCAACCACAACCAACACTGTTGTCATTGAACGGTGATAAGTTGATAACCCTTACCGTCTTATCAAGGAATGTAATTACATCACCAATTGACGGTTGAGGCATTTCATTGCCATTCGTTTGAACAGGTGAGAGATAAATCTGAAAGTCACCATATTCAATGGAAACATTCTTGTGCGCGTATTCGGAATAGTTAATCCTGACACCTGAGCCATTATACTCAGTGACAACTTCTGGCTTTACACCACCAGTCACAGGATCATAACCACCGCCTGTACGTTTGGAGAATACGACTGGGCATCCTTTACCTTTCGGTTGTAGTCCAAGTTGCCTAATCACCATGGCTCTCATTCTGTTGTGGAAAGGCATTAGCAACCTCCACTACAATCAACAATAACTCGTCCCCATCGTCCTGTGTCACAACGTTCGTAATTCAGAAGCTTGTTCTGATCACACTCATCTGCACCGGCGAACCATGGCATCAGTGAATCTGGTGGAACATTACCATTTGTGGCAATGATATAATCCAGAAGCTTAATGTAGTTGTTACTTGTTGAGCTTGAGATTTGCAGTTCACCAATCATTTCACGTGAACTTTCACCAGCAGAGAAGTAACCAGCAGAGATAGCCGCTGTTACCACCGCTTTGTTTATATTCCCTTTTCCCGCTTTAAGGAATTGAGCGTATTGTTCTGGTGTAAACATTGGGTAGTAAGGACCACCCGGAATATCACCAATCATCAAAGCAAGGAGAGAAATCTTTTCTTCGTCTGTCATTTCATCCTCCTTAAACAACAAAGGGCCAGCTTGACGCCAGCCCTCTGAGTATGCACTTAGCTAAAGGTTACGTCGAAGATCGCACCCGGATAGATGGTCGAGTTCATGAAGTTACTACCAACCTTCATTTGAATCAGGTCATCTTCTTCGTTCAGACGTTCGAAGTAGTAACGACCAGCTGCTTTCTTGTTGATTGCAGAGAAGGTGTTAGCTGGAGCGTAGTAAGTCTTGAACATACCACGAACACCAGTTGGGATTGCAACAGCCTTAGTTGGAGCGATCCATGGTTGGAACACGCCGTCAGCATCTTCATAACCACCAGTACCAGCATCGATAAACACCAGACCCCACAGGGACAGTGTACGGAAGTTGGCATCCAGACCAGCAGCTTGATCAACTGGCTTCAGCAGGATTTTATTCAAATCTTGTGCGAAGTATTTGATAGCTTCGGTAACAAACGGGTTGGTGTAAACAGCGTCGAAGAAGTCAGTACCGCACAACAGGACCAGCTGGGTGTAGTTACCACCGTTGGCATGACGCAGGGATTCACGAACTTTACGAATCAGTTGCGAGCAAGCAATACGTGGATCGTTAGAACCAGTCAGGTTCAGTGCAACAGTCTGACGTGTAACGCCCATTTCTTCATAGAAGTCGATGGTGTCACCGTAAGAAGTTGCCAGCGTACCTTCTGGAGCGTACACAGTACCTTCCATCAACAGCTGCATACGAGCAACATCTTTGGTCAGGTCGAAAGCGTTGTTCAGATAAGCCAGCTTCTCAAGACGAACATCCATCACGGTTGCCAACTGAGCTGCTTCTTGGATCGAACTAACTTGTGCAACACCATCAATGTCTTGTGGCTTGATTGCATCTTGCAGTTCGAAGTTAGGGATACGAGCTTGAATGAAGCCACGCTTTGGCTTGCTGACCATGGTGTCAGCTTTAGCTTCCCAGTTCTTATCTTTGATCAGATGGTTGCTGTACTGGGTACGTTGAATCTCAATTTTCTTCTGAGTTACGAAGACTTCTTCAAACAGACCAAGGTGGTCGATGATCGAGATATTACGCGGCAGTTCAACCAGAATGTCGGTCAGTTCAACAAACTTACCTTGCGACAGGCGATCAATATTCTTATCGATAATCAGAGACATATATGTTCCTTCCTTATGTTTTGTTAAGGGGCAATCACGCCCCTAGAATTGGATTTAAACAGCTTTGTATTTGGATACGTCTTGCAGTACCAACAGACCTTGATTGGCCATCAGCTGCTTCAGAAGAGCGTAAGGAGCGGCACCCAGCAACGTTTCGTAGTTCTCTTTGATGTAGAACTCTTTGAAAGCTGCATCACGAACGATTACGATAGAGTTCCATTTACCAGCAACAACAGCCTTTGGCGTGAAGTCATAAGCGAACGAATTGTGATCACCGAAAACAACTGCGAACTCATTGGTTGCAACTGCATCGGCAGCATCATCAATAACAGTCCAAGCTACAGTTGGAGCAGAATCTTTTGGACGGACAACAACAGTGCCCAGTTTAATAACACCAGCTGGTGTGATGTTTGCGTTTTCATTGCTGAAGTGGAAGTCGGCATGGTCAATAACCAAGTCCGAAGCATATTTCAGGAAGTTCAGTTCAGTGAAAGCCATTGTTTGTATCCTCTAATAAGTTTTTGATTAACCGCGACGAGCGCGTGCAGCTTCAATACCAGCGATTCGAATAGCATCAGCAGAGTTAACAGGAGTGTCATCTACTTCAGCACCATCCTCTCCAACTGCTTTGAAACCAGCGGCACGTGTATCTTTAACAGCTTTCAGCGTACCGACCATAAAGGTAAAAGCACCTTCATCCAGACTGGACATATTGGTCATGTATGTTTCAAGTTCCGCTTCAGGGACAACTTCAGACAGAGCAGCTTTACGAGTTGCAACAACAGCGTCAGCAGCAGCTTTAGCAGCCAGAGCTTGGGCTTCTTTAAACCCTTCCAGTTGAGTCGTAAGAGCAGCCAGAGCGCCATTTGCTTCATTCAGTTGGGCCAGTTGAGTAGCCAGTGCAGCAGAAGCTTCTGTGCGTGCGAGTTGTTCTGCTTCAAGTTGTGCTTTCAGTTCTTCGAGCTTAGCCATTTCTGTTTTGTCCTCACGGTTCATAAATTTCAAGGCACCTTTCATGGTGTTCCCTCCTTTGTTGTTTGTGTCAGCAGCGTCAGCCACATAGTCATAGAATTCTTCAACTGTCATTACCGAATCGGCAAGTCCAAGTTCAAGAGCCTCATCAGCCATAAATACGTTGGCTTGTGTACCTTTGACGGCTTTGATATCAAGACCGCGATGTGTAGCAACATGACCTGTAAAGCCTTCGTAAAGAGTGTCTACTTGGGTTTGCAGTCGGTCTTTGAAAGCTTCAGTGAACGAACCATCAGCAGCAAAAGGAACTTTATCTTCACCCGCTGTAATGAATGTGCGTTCAATACCCGCTTTCTCAAGTTGTTTACTGTTGTTCATAAGCTGGATAAGTACACCGATACTTCCAACTTGACTGTCAGATGACATTACAATCTCATCAGCTACACAAACTAGACCGTAGCAAGCAGATGCAGCCATACCATCTACATAAGCAATGATTTTGATACCGTTGTCGTCAGCAAGTTTGCGAATATAGTTTGCACTGTCCATCATGGCATGAGCTTCACCGCCGCCAGAGTCAGCCATCATTACAACAGTCTTGGCTCCTTGTTCGACGAAGTATTCCATATGTTCTTTCAACATCTCGTAAGATGTTCCACCACATAAGGCTTCCCATCCAGAGGTTCGATAAGTCAGAGGACCATTAATTTGCATGACACCAGTTGCTGTGTCGGCTACATATGCTGGTCCACCAAAGTCATCATCAGAACGAGCTTCAGGGGTTACATCAACGTTCCCCTCAATTCGCTGGTTGACATATTCCATAATGCTATCGAAAGAACTTTGTTCAATCAGGTGCGGAGTGTTGATCAACGAACCTTTAATACGTGCGAGGCTGTGAGCCATAATTAACTCCCTTTGTTTGCTGTATCAGGATCACCGCTAGAACCTGTTCCTTTTCCGTTACTCCCGTTGAGTCCAGATTCCATTCCACCCCCAGCTTCGGAGACAAAACTTGTCATCATTTCTCTTAGTTTCTCAGTAGTTGTATCATCAGGAACTCGATAATCAATACCAACACGAGCAAGGACAAAGTTAACAACTTCAGGAACCAGTGGGATAAGTCCAACAGCAGCTGCTTGTTGTAGGTATTTACCAACACTCTCCAATGACTCACTGTTAGGTAAATCAAAGTCAATGTACGGCATTACATCAGTAGGCCAAGAATTCTGTTCAAACAAAGTCTTAACAAGCTTATGATTAAGCTGGTCTTTGATTTCATTCAAACGACTCTTTACAGCCATGTCGATAATGCTTACTTTCGATTCAGCAAGTGAGTAACTACCACCAGAACCACTACCGAGCGACAATACGTCAGCGAAGAGAGCAACTTGAATCTCTCGCACATATCGTTCGATGATTGCGTTAACATCATAAGACTTCGTACCTGAGATATTCTTAATCTCAAAGTCGAACATCTTGTTACCGTCATTATCCAGCAACATCGGCAGGATGAACCCGCTTTGTTTTGCTTGATGTGCTCGTTCCATCATTCGAGTGTACATGTTGAAAGATGCTTCGCGATCAGCGTCACGATCTTCTACAAGATAATCAGGTGGAAGGAATAGGATCTTGAAGGCGTTGTTATCTTGTGCTACACCAATTGCTTCAGACTCTTGGTAAGCTTGTTTCATCTTCCATGGTTGGTATGCAGACACCAAAGGAGATGTACCAGAAGGACTATCGTTCTGAGGATTGTGACGGAAGTGCAAGCACTTCTTCATCGGAATGTATTTGACACCAGTCTCTTGTAAGACACTAGTACGCATAACTTCCCAACCGTCAGTACTGATCATACTGTTTTCACTTGGGATTACGATACGTTGATCGAAACCATCCAATTCACGACCTTTATCTTTCCAATACCACTGGATAATAGTTCCTTGACTACGTGGTGAAAGGGCTTCAATCCCCACCAGACCATCATTGAACTTACTACCGTACTTGTGGTTTCGGAAGCGAAGTACCATTTCAAGAACACTAAATCCGTAACGGTTGAATGTACCAGCGTTTTTAATACCGGTTGTCCAACTGTGACGCATGTCGTCCATTACTTCAGTGAGGTACTTCTGTTGAGCTTTGAGCGTAGCTTCACGTTCTTTAGGAACACCCTTTGGAATCTTTACACTCCATGTGGCTTCAGCTACTTTACCTTCGACAAACTCTAGAGCTGGTCCAACAGAACCATCGACAGACATTGTTTTGAATGTCTTGTATGCTTGGGGCCAACGTAGTTCATGTTTACAATCATCGAACACTTGTCCACCAAGAGTGACAAGACCAGTGTAACCAGTCTCACCGTATACAATCGCAGGAGCTTTGGAGTCTCCTTGTTTCAAGGAGGTTGTGTTTTCGGCGTTTTCTGCCATTAGGCAACTCCTTAATCGAAGGGGGTTTTATGTGAGAGGTTGACACTGGCTAGAACCTGTGCCATATTAGGTACGTTGACGCGCTGAGCGAGGATTGACGTGGCATCACTGATACAGTCAACAATGTCATCGTGACCTGTCTCACCGCTTCGCTTCTTACCGTTAAAGCCTTCAAGCTCGCGGTACATGAAGCTATTGTTATTTTCAATCTTGTTTTCCAAGTCTGTTGAACAACCCTTTAGGAACTGGACATGTCCGTTCATAGCCAAAGAAGAGAAAGGACGAAAACGATCCAACTTAGATTGGGTTGCTTTCATTGTTCTAACTCTGTATCCTTTTTCACTCAACGAACGTGTGAGCAGGCTTGTTGCAACTTTGGCAGAAGCACCGGGATCGAGTGGGATAATAATCTCACAGTTCTTCCCATCTTGCTCTGCGTTGTCGAGGATGAACTTTTCCCACTCACCATACAGGATACGACAACGACGAACATCGTGAACGAAGTAATCTCCATTCTTCAACTTGCTCATCTTCACACATGCTGTATAGTCAGGACTTGGGTTACCAGAAGACTTCAATGTACCAGCAAAGTCATATGCTCTAACTGTTCGTACAATCTCACTGGTAGATGGCTCATCAAGAGCATCTTCACCACACCACGAACGTTGGAAGTATGTGGAACCTTCTTCACGAGCGGTCCAGTCACCAAGCAGCAGACGCCTCATCTCAACATCGGGCATGGCTTCCAACTTACCTTTATAGTCAGGTTGGAGCTTCATCAACGTTGGGTTGTCTACAAGAGTACCAAGCAGCACTTGGAATGGAATAGGTTTAACTTGATCTGTGTGATCCATAGGAAGATGTTTCTTCCCGTACTTCTCAATAAGTTCTTCTGGAGATTCACCCCAGCACATCTCTCCACCGATACGAAGTACAAATCTTGTGATCCCGTTCTTTGCAGGATCAGCGATACCGTATTGAGGATGACCTTCTGGATGTAACCACCATTTAACCCATTCGAAAAGATAACTGTCTGGGTCAGGGTTGCATGACAACCAAATACTTGGTTCCATCTTAGCTGATGTACGAAGACGTGAAAACAACCACCAAATGTGTTGTTCATCAGCGTGAGTTGCTTCGTCATAGAATACGTTAGAGAGTTGAAGACCTTGATACTTACGACCAGCAGCGTCGTTCTCATAGTGAGCAAATGAAACAGATGCACCACTTGGGAAAACAATCATCTGATCTTTAATCTTTACTTTGATGTCAGGATAAACCTGAGAGTAAAGCCCGACTGCTTCTTGGAACAGTCCACCAGCTTTCATCAAGTCGTTACTGTGTTGTCGAATACAGTAACCATTATACTTTGGATCATGCGCCCAACGTAGGTGTCGCATTAGTCCGACATAGCTTTTAGAGCTACCGGCTGCACCACCAACTACCAGAATCTTAGCATTCGACTTCAGGTATTTCTCTTGGAAGGGAGATTGAGGACGCACCATGTTAACTTCATGTTTTACATCCATGGTCATGGTGTGCTCCGAAGGAGATAACTTCTTATCTCCATATAAGTGCCTATTCTAAATGATAATCATTATTTTGTCAATACTCATTACAAGTATTTTGCAAGATATTCTTTAGTCATCTTATCTCGTGATCGACCAGTGATCCCCACACTCTTAGTAACTTCCTTGAACTCTGTTTCCCAATCCATACTGTCTAGTTGTTCTTTGGTCCATGGAGTGCCTTGGTTGGTGCTCTTATCAACAACTACTTCGTCTAATGTATCTAGTGAGAAGGTTTTGGCAACAGGCTCTACAAAGGCTGCAAAGACTTCCTTACATGTGTCGTATTCGAATACACGAAGTGTGGCACGTGGTGTTGGTGGAACTTCAGCTTCTAGAACCATAGAGCAACTGTGTGGGAATCGCATACTTGGGAGAGTACCGGGTTTAAGCTTGGCACCCAAGTTAGCCATCTCAATAATGTTCTCAATCAGATTCAGACCCAGAGAGTCAGAACTGGTTACATGCAAGTGATATTTGTTGAGCATTGCTTCATTGATAAACACTTGCTCATCTTGTACCACGAATGGTTGTTGTTTAAGTTCGGTCATAAGTACTCCTTAATGTTGGGTTGTTTCCATATCGAGACTGAATGCACCTGTACTGGTCGCTTCAGCTTCTTTCTGGTTCTCTTCTAGTTGTGCAGCACCTTCAGCATTACCTTTATCGCGAACACCAAGGATAAGTGCTTCTTCACGAAGACAGGTGTTGTTCAATGATTCGATCTTGTTGACGACAAACTTTGCCATATCAACTTTCTCTTTAGATGGTTGTACTACAGTCTCACCATTTGAGTTCTTACCAGTCATACTAATACGAAGAATCTCAATAGCGTCTGGTTGTAGTTCACAAAGCTTAACTAGCTGGGTACGCATTTTAGATCGTGGACCACTCTTACTTCCCTTTGGTCGTCCAGCAGGATTACCAGATATACCGGGTTGAAATCGAGTGTCACGTTCATGAAGTGGGCTAACGCCCATGTCTTCAGTGGACATAAATTACTCCTAATGTTCTTGACATAGAGACAAGTTTACTGTCTTGTTATAAATTTGTCAATACCATACCGTTATACAGCTTGACAAACAAGAAAGCCCGCACAAAGGCGGGCTAATTTTAATAACTGAGCATTAAGTCAGTTGACCAGCTGTGCGACTTGCAGCAAGTAGAGCATTGAGCTTAGTCACAATTGCAGTAATAGCGGTTTGTGCAGTTGCAATGTCGGTCACTGTTTGTGCACCAAGATCAGCAACGGCTGTGGCTTTCTTAACACCACCGACTACAGTGGTGGTTGCAGCTGGTAGTACGTAACCACCACTGAACAATCCATCAAGGTCACCATTTCGAGCAGCACCCATAAGTCCAACAAGTGCAAGAGTTTCAACCAAATCATCACGTGTTGCAATAGCCATATTTATTTCCTTTTGTCAATTACTATAGATAACAAAAAGCCCGCTCGTGGCGGGCTTCTATTAATCGTTACTATCTCATTACCGTCTAATGACTCGACCTTGTTATAGGTTAGTTGAACTGCCACGTTAGTGGTCACGATGTCGTTCTTACAATTCCTTGTCGGGTAATTGTTTTGTTTAGTCGCTTGAAGCGCCGTTCAAGTCTTTCTTTTACGGGACAGCACCCGGACTAGCTTGGAGGAAGATATCCGATTTGAACGGATGGAGCTGTTACACTCGGTAGTTTTCAAGACTACTGCAATAGCCGCTCTGCCAATCTTCCGTAATTTCAAGGTTACCTGTGAGGACTTTTACCCCAAGAGCCTAGTGGCCTACCGACGACGCAGAACCCTCACGCCGACATGCTTTCTTACTTGATCGTCACCAAGTACTGTTTGGTGTGAGATAGGGATTTGAACCCTTCCTTCATTTTCACAGAATGAATACCTTAGCCATCGGTCTGTCTCACCATTGTTTCTTCTAATGCTTCTTTCAGTATCTGACGATCTAATCTGCATTCTTTCCAACTAAGTCTTGAACAGCAACGACAATCAGCTGGTCCCATATCTTTAAGTTGACGACGACGCATTTTAACTTTCATCAAATACTCCTTTAATTGGTCACCATACTTAGATTCGAACTAAGCCTTCATCGTCCCAAACGACGTGTGCTACCGCTAACACTATATGGAGTTGGTGGATCAGGTTGGACTCGAACCAACAATGCATTCAGCGGGGAGTTACAGTCCCTTGGGTTACCAATTACCCTACTGATCCTTTTGTTATTAGGTAGCTCTACCGACTGAGCTTACTCCGGTGTATACCACCAGAAATGGGACTCGAACCCATGCACACCAAGCAACTGTTAACAAGCGATGTTCTCAAGCTTGCTTGAATTAGATCCGGTACACAACAGTCTGACTAGTATCGAGAGTTGAATACCTGTTGAGTTTACCTGATCGCAGCCGGTTTGCAACTTCCGGTCAAGGAAGGTGGGAATCGAACCCATATCAGTTATCTCACATAATGGGGCGTATACCCCGTTCGCTATTGTTGACTTATGTCGAATAGCATTTCTACGAATTTGGATTCCAATAATAGGCTGTACGTTTATCCTATTCTACTATTAATCCACGTTGGTCAACCCGTGGTAGTTTTCTACTTTCAACATAGAATTTGGTGCCCCAGTAGAGAATCAAACTCCAATCCCCGGATTACAAAACCGGTGCATCATCACAATGCTTCAAGGGCATGACGGTTGTAACGTAATGTCGAACTGTGTCAACACCAGAGGATACAACGCTGTTGTTTGGCAGTCCATACGAGAATTGAACTCGTCCCTCCGGCGTGACAGGCCAGTGTACTAACCGATATACTAATGGACTTTATTACTTAGGAAACAACCTTACCAGTGTAAGGATTCTTACCTTTCAAACCTTTGTTCGGATGACCTTTAGTCTTCTCAGACTTAGTAGTCGATTTCTCAATCTTGGTGTGTTCTTTAGTTGCATCGTAAAACTTAGTCATCTTTACAGCTCCTCTTTTGTTTACAACGAATACATTGAATGTCTCAAGCTCTAACCGCATCCGTGATACGCTTGTATAGGTTGACTACTTAAGAACAAGTTCACGGAACATAAACTTGCACTTCATTCAAATTTGGCTCCCCCGGCTGGATTCGAACCAGCGACCTAACGGTTAACAGCCGTTTGCTCTACCAACTGAGCTACAGAGGAATTGTTTGGTGCGGGCGACAGGTTTCGAACCTGCAATATTTGGGTGGAAGCCAAAGGTGTTACCGTTACACTACGCACGCTTGTTCTTTTGGTGAGTCCCACGGGGTACGATCCCGCATCTTATCTGTTATGAGCAGACAGCATTAACCAATTATGCTAAAGACCCATTTACTAATTTTGGCAGGTCACCACAGATTCGAACTGCGTCCACAAGGATTTGGAATCCCGTATGCTTCGCCATCACAACCGTGACCTATTTGTTTGTTGTTACGATTTGGAAGGCATGAACACTAACATCAAATCACAACAAGCAATCCTTTACATCACCTGATTCCTTAGAGGAGAGGGCTAAGTACCAATTCATCAGTAAAGGAAGTGCTCTTTTGTCTGGATATACCGACCATTATATAGAAACACTCCAATACTGTCAATACCTGTTTTCAAATTATTTAAAATCCTTCGTATTCCTCAAACATCATAGTTCCTTCGCTTATAAGATGAGTTTTTGTTTGTCAATGATTCAAACGCATATTCAAACTTGAAATCCTTACCTTCACTAAGGTCTTCCGATTCCAGTTCATCATTAACCTCTTCCATTTCTTTCATTACATTTTCATAGCTATCGGGCTTATTCACATTGTTCGTCCTCTGGTTAGTTAAAGAAGACTACACTCTACACCTAATAGTATGAAAATGTCAATACGTTACAACAATGCTTCGATTAGGTCATAACCATCGTCAGCTGACAAGTCTCGAAGCCAAACTCTATATAGAATTTCTTTGATTTCAGATTGTCGGTCACCATGAGTTCCATTTGCATACACACCATGCTTTGGACAATCAGGGTTCTCAGAAATCCATGGACCACCGATTAAATAACATTCATATTCACAAAGCATTAATCGTTCCTCATAACCCATTTAACAGCTTTGACAATCACATCACCATGACAGCTTTGTGGTTTGCAGAAACAACCAAGACGTTTGCCTGATAATGATCGCAACATATCTTGGGTTACAAATCCTTGTTTCATTTGATGCCACAGATAATCCTTGTAGGAGGAAACAGCTTCGTCACGTGTTTCAACCTTGTACAACGCTTTGGTTTCAGGAAGGTGACTGAATGGATTACCCCATGCTGATCCTCTTCCGACATAGACATCATACTCCTCTTTGTATTTATTGACCACGGTGCACATTATGTCACCACTTCTCAAACGAGCTACAAGGGTCATAGACGCCGCTCATTGTGAATTCTGGGTCATGATCCACCTTAAAGGTTAAAACGTCTCCTGTGTGGGTTGTGAGGCTTGCTGAACCACATGAAGCATCTGCCAACACTGCACCACCGTGAAAGTTGTTATCACCAAAATCAAAACTCACAAAATTACCTCGCTTTCTACAACCGAATATTTATCCAAACCATTTTGCATACGTTCAATCAATGAACCCTCCAGACCCATTTCATGAAGCTTGACAGACGCATTACGATAGTGGTCATGTTCTATAGCCTGACACCAGTCACGTAGGTACTCAGCAGTCTCAAGTCTCGCACATGAATGCATAACACCATTACCATGACTACCGTTAATTACAACATTCCACGTATACATAATCCCATCATTCATCTCGAAACCTCACTGATTGTAAAAATTCATCATCGTATTCACAGTATTCGATGTCGTTTGCTTGTGGTTCCATGATACTCGGTTCTACAACCTTGTCAACCACTATGTTCACTTCTTTTTGAATTCTCTTGGTTCCAAAGAAATTAATGTCAAGGTTCACACTCTTATACACCCAACTCTTGTTACCATTAGATCTTGGTTTGTCAGCATCCAGTACACCGCCATCATACATCTTCTTTAACGATCTTGCTACAGCCTTCCATTCCAAACCGATTGCATTACCAATGGTGACCTGTGTTTCATAATGACCACATCCTGAATTGTTGAAGTACGTGGTTCTTGCGTACATGTAGATCAGTACCAGCTTATCAACAGCAGTAAGGTCTACTGGTTCACCTGTTGATTTACTTACGAATCCTGTAGCACTCATCAGATTCTTAGGTGCCTTGTAAAACTCACTACTCATTTTCCTACACTCTGTTCTGTAATTCCACACACCATACCCATGAGAGGATGTGTACGCAAGCTTTTCTTTCTTACTACTTATCTGTCTTACTCAGTCTTTCTTACTTCAGACCCTCTGAGGGTGGTGACACACCTACCTGACAGGGTGGTGACATTGTATTTGACCTACCTCAGAGGGTGGTGAAAATATTCGTTGACATGATGAATAGAAGGTGTAGAATTGCCGACATCAACCAATTAGGAGAATGATTGTGGTACGAGTAGTAGAGAAAGCCCGTTGCAAACAAACCACTTGTAATAAATGCAGAACTGTATTAGAGTACGAATTCTCCGACATTGTAACAACTGTTGAGCGAGATTATACAGGATGTGGTGACAGCGTTTCACGAATCCATTGTCCTGTTTGCAATAGTCACCCTGCCGTTTCATCGCGTTTCTGAGGAGATACAAAATGCAAGTAATCGAATTTATCAAACAGAACGGTACTGATGCAGAAAGCATCGAAGCAGGTCTGAAAGCTTTGACGGAACAGTTCGCAATCAGTGTCAAGAAAGTGGATGACCTTCTGGTTCTGAACTACAACCAGATTGATAGCCCGAAGACTCATCCTTATGTGATGGAATGTCGCAGTCTGATTCTGGAAGCCGAAACACTGAATGTTGTTAGTCGTTCCTTTGATCGCTTCTTCAACTATGGTGAGGCATTGAATGTCATGCCTGAGATTGACTGGAAGCGTGCTGTAGCCTTTGAAAAGGTTGATGGTAGCCTGATTAAGATATACAACCACAAAGGTCACTGGTACATCTCTACTAAGGGTACAGCATATGCAGACAGTGATTGCATGGGTTATGGTGTTACATTCAGGGAATTGGTTTGGAAAGCAATCGGTGTAAGCAATGACGAAGAGTTCCAGCTGAAAATGCGTATGTGCATCTTTGATGAATCTGTAACTTATATGTTCGAACTGACATCAGTTGAGAATCGTGTTGTCAAGCGTTACGATGGATACAAACTACATTTCTTGGGTGCACGGTGCAATGACACGGGTATGTATGTTTGTGAGGAAGAGAAGAACTGGTTCCTTGATCCACACAGCGATATTGACTTTATTCACTACCCTAAAGAATACCGATTCAACACCGTTGAAGAATGTCTGCGTACTTCTCGTGAGTTGAAAGACCTTGACGAAGGTTACGTTATCTACCAAGATGGTGTTCCGATTGCAAAAGTGAAGTCGCCAGCTTATGTTGCTGTGCACCATATTCGTGGTGAAGGTTTGAATCCTAAGCGAATTATGCAACTGGTACTAGTGAATGAGCAAGATGAATACTTGCAATACTTCCCAGAAGATCGTGAAGTGTTTATTCCTTATGTTGAAGCTAAGAATACACTTGACCATCAACTACATGCTGTGTACAATTCTTGCAAATGGATTGATAATCAAAAAGAGTTTGCCGTTCACGCTCAACAATATCCTTTTAAATCAGCATTGTTCCAAGCACGAGCTAAGCAGATTGGTGTTCTTCAAGCATTCAACGATCAGCGCGAAAGTTACAAAATGGAAATTCTCAAGGAGTATGTAGTTTGAAAGGTTATGTAAATGTGCACGTTGATCAAATCAATGAAGCAGTTGCTGGGTTCAATAAACAACGTGCTGCTGGTAAAGTTATTCGAGATAAAGGTATTGAACTGTACTACCAAAAGTATTTCACAGATGGTAGTTGGTTAACCAAATGGTTGAATCGAAACCGCACACCGATTCAATTTGCTAGAAAGAATGTTCCAGCATTTGGTAGCTGGGATGATTTATTTCACTCAGTGTTGACAACTGAAGAAAATGATCTTCTTGGTTGGTGGGCATGGAACAACAGCGACCATAAGATTCAACCTCTTAAATCACTTGTTTCACAATCAGCAACTGGGTTCGTACTGGTTGATAATGAAATGGCAACAATGATCGAAAATTATAGGAGTTACAAGTAATTGAAAGCGTTTATTACAGTTGGTGTAAGTGCAAGTGGTAAAACCACATTTGCAAATGAGCTTGTTGCTCAAGGTTTCCGTGATATTAATCGGGATTACATTCGATTCAATGTCGTATGTCCGGGTTCGAACTGGAGCAACTACAAGTTCAATGGTAAGAACGAAAAGGAAGTAACCCAAATCCATGAACAAATGATCTTGGAAAGTTGGGCTCGTGAAGAGAATATTGTAATCAGCGATACCAACTTGAATGCGGGTCGTCGTAACAATCTGGTGCGAACGCTCCAAGACCTTGGCTATGTTGTTGAAATCAAAGAGTTTCATGTTGCACAAGAGACGGCGTACAAGCGTGACCGTCTGCGACCAAATGGTGTTGGTGAAGGTGTAATCTATCGTCAGTTCAAAGATTACCATGATTATGTCGGGCGTCTGACATATGTTGCTGATGAAAGTTTGCCGAAAGCTGTTATCTTTGATGTTGACGGAACCATTGCAAGCATGGATGGTCGTGGTCCATTTGAATGGAAACGTGTTGGTGAGGATAACCCTCGTGAATTCGTAATTCAAATGTTGCGTAACTATGCAATGATGGGTTACATTATCATTATCTGCTCAGGTCGAGATGATATCTGCCGTGGCGAAACCATCGAATGGTTGAATGAAAAAGTAGGCGAGATGTTTTATCATTTGTTGTATATGCGTAAGAATGGTGACTTCCGAAAAGATAATGCTGTAAAAGAAGAAATCTTCTGGACACACCTCGCACATAAGTATAACATTGTTGCCTGTGTTGATGACCGACCACAAATGATTCGTCTTTGGCATGAATTGAAGATTCCAAACGTGATCGCTGTCGCTGATCCGTACATTGAGTTTTAAGGAGAAGGTATGAATAACCCTAAGTTTGGAAAAGGTGATGCGGTTCGAATTACATATAACAGTTGTTATCATGGTTTTGAAATTGGTGAAATTGTAACTATTTCATCCATGACTGACTGGGGTAGTTATTTTGGATACGGTAATGATGGTGAAAAATGGGCGTTCGATGACGACGACTGCGAAGCAATCCAAGGAGTTCTGCAATGATTAAGTACAATGTAGGTAATATCCAAACCACTGTTCGTCAATGGAAGTTTCCTGACGGTTGTGTTGGTGTGGATATCCAAGTGGGTAGTCAGGCAAAAGACTTTACAAACGATCTGGTTAAAATCACTTGCATCTTTGGCAGTGAAGGGTTTACAATCAATGACGACATCATTGCACTTGCGATGGTTGTTGATTCTGTAAAACGTCAATATCCTGTTGCTAAGTTGGAACTGGAACTACCTTACATTCCATATAGTCGCCAAGATCGTGCTGTGAACGCTGGTGAGCCTAACAGCTTGAAAGTAATAGGAAAGATGATCAACGCTATGGGTTTCTCATCAGTGTTCGTCCTTGACGCCC